ATGATTTATAAAATAACAAATTTATTAAACAATAAAATATACATAGGAGGAACTGTAAAAACAAATCTGAAAAAAAGATTTAATGAACATTTTGCTCATGCTAAAAAATACAATTCTCAAACACAAAAAATGATAGATATGAGAAATATTTCAAAAGAAAACTGGACTATTGAAAAAATAGAAGATTGTTTAGATTCTGAAATAAAATCTAGAGAAACTTATTATATAAAAAAATATAAAGATGAAGGTTATGAATTATATAATGAAGATACTATAAGCAATGCAAAAACTTGTTTTTATTCTTGTGATATTGAAACAGGAGAAATAAAAAAATATAATTCAATGAAAGAAACTGGCTGTAATTTCTCTAAATTATCTATAATTTTAAATAAAACATTTGAAAATGACCAAATAAGATTTAGCCACAAAGGAAAATTATGGTCTTATAAAAATGAGAAAAATAACTGGATTTTTTTATTAAAAGAATTTTTAAATAAAAAAAATAAAGAAAGAAAAATTTTTTGTGTTGAAAAAGATATTATTTATGATAGTATAGCTGAAGCAAATAAAGATATAGGTGTTCATCCTAGACATAACAGTATAACAAATTGTTTAAGATATAATTTAAAAAATCCAAATAAGCCAGAAAGAATGGCTTTTGGATATCATTGGAAATATATAGATGAAGAATTACCGAAGTGGGCCTTGTAAAACCGTCCTAACTCATAAGAGGTGTAAGAAATTGATTTATAATCATTCAAGTAGGAAAATGACTTGTTAAATTTCTTGCTAACAGGGAATGTGCAGAACCCTGTGCTAAGACAAAGGTGAAATTCCTTTGTAAATGTGAATCGACTATCGAAAGCTAGAAAATAATTAAGTTTATTTGAAAATAAGGTAGAAATACTACACGAAGCAAGTAGAGTAGGTCCTTGTTGAAATACAAGGTAGTCTATTGGTACGACGTAATTACGAAAGAGACGGGTAAAATAATATAGTCAGTCGCATGCAACTGCTTATATAATCAACGCTTTAAGAATTATGTATTATAAAATACACTATCCTCAAGCATTTTATGCAGCAGCAATAAATAGATACGGAGTAACTAATACTTCTAATAATACTTTTGACTATATAAAATTCTTTAATGAAGTGAATACTAATGAAGAGTTGTATAAATTTCATGCACATTGTAAACATGCAAGTGATAATGAAGTAAAAGTAAAAAATAATATACGTATAGGTAATATAGTATATGAAATGAAACTAAGAGGTTTCGAGATAGTTAAACCAGATTTTTCTTCTAAAGCTACTACTTGTGTTCCAGATAAAAAGAATCCTAATAAGATATTAATGCCATTAAACTCTATAGCTGGAGTAGGTTCTGAAACAGCTAAAACAGTTGAATTAGCATATAAGACTTATGGTGATGAATTATTTAATAAAACGCAAGAAGAATTAACAGAATTAAAAGTAGAAAAAGATGGTAAACTTGTAAAAGCCTTCGGAAAGAAATTTCTTGAAGGATATTTTGGTAAAGCAGAGGAGTAAAACCCTCTGTTTTAATTTTTTAATAAGGAGAATGTATGATATATGAAGTAAATTGTAAAAACTTAGAAGAAACTAAAATTTTTAAATTATGTATTAGTAAAGCTGAAAGAAAAAAAGAAAAAGATATATGCTTTCATGAAGTATATGTAATAGAAAGCGAATTAATAAGACTTCCTTACTTAGAAAGAAATTTTGAATATCACGAAAGTTTATCTAAAAATAAATTTGTAAGTGATATATTAAGATATGTAGAATTAAAAAATGATTCTTATGTTGAATTAGAATGTGTTGGTTCACATTGTCTTTTAAAAACAATTCGTTCTGAAAGAGATTTAAGTAGCGTTTATTTTAAAGCATTAGAAGATGAAAAATATTATTCTGAAAAACTTATAGATGCTCTAAAAAAGATTTTTGATTATTTAGGTTTTAAAGAATATATTTATTTACCTTATAAAGAACCAGTTATAAGAAATAAAAAATGCGCCGGCGGAGAAAAAGAATTATTAGAAAAAGTAAAAAAAGCAAAAACAATATTAAAAATATCAAAAAAATAGTAGGTAGTAATTATGAAAACAATAAAGAAAGAATTTATGAAACTCTTTCCAGAAGGAGTTGAGTTAAATAAGAATTCTAAAATAGAAAGTATTTATGGTTTAAATATGAATGAAGTTTTTGTTAAAATAAAAAACAGAAACGAGAATGAATATTATATAGTAGATTATTTTCTAATGGAAGAAGATAAACCAATAAAAGGAAATAAAATAGAATATACAAATAAATACTTTGATTATGAAATAAAAGAAACAATAGAGTTCGATGAACATACAGGTTTAATTATAAAAAACTTGTTAGAACAAATAGATTTTGAACTAGATGAAAATCTGGAATGGCATAATCATAGAAATGGAAATGTTTATACAAAAGGAAGTGACTGGAGTTGAAAACACTAGAGCAATATTATCAAGAAACATATTTTGATACAGATGGTTTAATTGAACTTCCTGATAATAAATTTATTTCTAATATGTTTAGTTTTAGAGATAAAGATAATAAATATCAAGTAGTAGTAGATATGATATATCAAGGTAAAAAATATGCTTTTAGAGTATATAACTTTTGGGATAAAAATAGCATATATTGTGAGTTAAATGGTGAAAAAAAGAAATGACTGATTACGCTAAATTAGCAATTAGTACTATTTTCTTACAGTATTTAAAAGAAGTAAATTTTGTTGAAAATATTATTGACAACGAGTCAATAAATATATTATAATAATATTAATTTAAGAAAAGGAACAGGTGATGTAAAATGTCTAAAAAATTATTCGATGTTGAATTTACAAAAGTAGGTGAAGACCATACTTGTGTTGTAATCAAAGGAGTTGATAAAAATCTTTATGAAGAAACTATTGATGAATTTCCATTAGGAGCTGCAATAGTAAATGATTTAATATCAAGTAAAGAACCTTTGGTTATGAAAAACAAAGATGCTGATAGAATTAAAGAAATGATTGACGCTCTTAATAAATTAGGAGAAGAACAAGAATTAAATAATTCTAGAGTTCCACAAAATGAAAAATATTACACAGTAAATGGTTTAGGAGTAATAGTTGCTTCAATGGAATTAGGAAGTGAAAAAGACAAAGAAAGATTTGAAGCTGGAAATTATTTCAGAACTAAAGAAGATGCTGAGGTATTATCTGAAATGTATAAACAAGCATTAGAAATGTACAAAGAAGCTAGAGGGTAAAAACCTCTAGTCTTTTTTTTAGGAGGACTATGAAAAAAATAGATTTAATTATGAAGATTTTAGAAACTACTAGCTTTCAGTTTTTCTTAGTCTATGAGAATGATATATTTTTTAATTTAGAAGAATTAATAAAAGAAAGAGGTAGAGATAGAATTTTTTCCTTTTTTTTAGGAATGAGAACTAGTAGATACTGTAATTTAAGAAAAGAAAAAAATATTTATTTCTATACTTTAGAAAGATTTGACCCTAGAGTTAAAGCCTGGGATAAAACAGCTGTTTTAGGAACTGTTTTAACATTAGAAAATCTTTTTGAAGAATTTCATAGAGAAAGATTTGGAGATAATAAATATGTAATTGAATATTTAGACCAAAAAGAAAGGAAAATCAATGACTGAAAAAGATGAAGTGTTAATAGAAATGTTAAAAAGAAATGATTTTGAAGATGCTTATATTAATATAGTAGATGGAAGATACTGGTTTGATTTAGAAGTTTTAATCAGAGATGTAACTAGTGATAGGCTAGAAGCTTTTTATCTAGGAATGGATAATTATAATAATGATATAGCTGAAAATTATTATTTGTATACATACGACCATAATGATAATCAAATCACTCAATATGAAAAAGAAGACATATTAGATTCTACTAATATAGCTAATTTCTTAGAAAAATATATTGAAGATTACGGCGAAGAAGATGCTCTTTATAGAAAATATTTAATTGCTTGTATATAGGAGGAAGTATGACTAATAAACAAAAAATTTTATTTAAAATGTTAGAAAAAGATGATTTTGATTTTATAAACCCTGAAGGTCGTTTCTATAAAGATATTTATGATTTATTAGAAGAAAAAATGGATGATATATATGATTTATTTGAATTGGGACAAAACAATCCTGATTTTGAAGGAGGAAGCTTCTTTTATTATTACAATGAAGAAAAAATTGTACCAATGAATATTTCTGAATTACTTAATTTTGATATAAAAAAGTTCTTAGAATATTATAAAAAAGAATATGGAGAAGATACTCTTTATGAAAAATTTCATCAATTAGGAGCTAATGATGACTAAAGAGGAAGAAAGCATTTTAGAATTATTAGAAAAAGAAAAACTTCTTGGTTATATTTTTGCAGCTGACGTTTATAAAAGCATAGAAGAATTATTAGAAAAAGAAACAAAATCTAATTATAAAGCGTTTTTACTTGGTTTAAAACAAAGAAAATTTTTAAAACATAGTAATGATTATGTTTATATATTTGACGATATAGACGGTGAATCAGTATATTCTTTTTCAAAAGAAGAAGTTATATATAGAATTAGTAGATTTAAACATACAATTCTTAAATGCTTAAAAGATGAATACGGTGAAAAAAGTAAGATATATTCAGAATTAAAAAAATTTTTCTTGACTTTGCACTAAATATTATTATATAATAAAGGAGTAAAAATGGAAGTGAAAAGAATAAGTAAGTTTTGTGCTTCTATCAACGATATTAAGTTCTATGATGAACAACTATTTAATTCTTGTTTATACTTGTTAGAACATATGGAATCAAAAAAATTCAGATTTAAAGACCAGTTTATAGTAGATTTAAAAGATTTAATAGATATTGTATCTTATAAATATGAAGAATTTTCCTATGGTGTTTTAGAAAGTGATTTCATAATAGCAATAGATGAAGCAAATAAACTTGAAGATATAGAGTTTTCATATCTTGGGTGTGATTGGAAAATTAGTTGGATTAATGAAAATTTAAAAAATAAAATTTACAATGTAAAGGATTAAGGTGGTGCAATATGAAAAAAACAGTAACTGAATGGTTAGGAGAAGTAAAGTTATACGAAAAGAAAATAGACAAAATAGAAACTCAACTTTCTTCGATGAAATTATTTAATGTAGGAACAGTAGGAGAATATGCTTTATATAAAGAAACTTTTGAAAAAAATAAAGCAGATGCTATAGCTCTTTATGACTCTTATGTTAAGTTAAAAGAAAACAGAAATAAAATAAGAGCTGAGATTTTAAAATTCAATGCAACTCAAACTATTAAAATAGGAGATAAAGAATACATCATAGCTTTAGCTTTAGAGAAGTTAAAATCTAGCGAAGACATGAATGAATATATTCTTAAAAATCAACTAAATAAAATGAATTCTGAAATTAACAAAATAAAAACAAATGTAGAAAGTAAAAAAGAATCTTTACTTGAATCAGTAAGTAAGAAAGCAAATACTTCTTCATCTAAAGATATTGAAGCTGTTGAAAAAGCAGTTGAGCAATATAAACTATACAATGAAGATTTCTTAAACTTACAAGAAAAGTTAGATAAAACAGAACAAGAAAAAATAGAATTCATAGAGAACATAAATATTCAATTGAATTTGAAGAACGCAACTTCTGAGATTGAAATAGAACTTTAAAAAATGAATAAAAACCATAGTAAAAAAAACTATGGTTTATATTTTAATAAATGAAAGGACGTGAAGTGTAAATGGCATTAGGAAAAGGAAATCAACAAGGAAATTATGGTTATCAAGGTGGAAACAATAATGGTAACTATAACAACGGAAACAATTATGGAAACAACAATCAACCAAAGAGAGAATCTTGGGGATTATGGGTGAACCAAAGTAAAAATGGTAAAGAGTATTTATCTTTTGAAATCAATGGAGTGAAATATGTAGCTTTTGAAAACACAAATAAAACTTCAGAAAAATCTCCTGATTATAACATCATAAGAAAAGACTCTTTGCAAAATAACGGTGGTTCATTCAGAAATAATAATTCTGGATACAACAATAATGTGTATCAAAATGGTGGTTATACTCCTAATAATGGTTATGTTCCTCAACAAAATAATGGATATGTACAACCACAACAAGGGTCAGAAGGTGGAAGTTCTAGAAATACAAACGTAGGAGCTAGTGAACCACAAAATGATACTTATTCACCAGATACTTTTGGTGGTGGAGGACTAACATTATAAGAGGTGTTTAATAATGAATGACAAAATCTTAATATTATTTGAGGAAACTCAAAAATATAAAAAAGAAGATTTGACTCAATTCATTAGCCTTAATAGAAAAGAAACATTAGTATCAACTTTAGTAGAAGTTCTTGAAAATAAAACATTCAAGAATTTCTACTATATAGTTGATTGTACTTTTGAACATAAGGCTTTTAATGCAAACAAGGGTCAAAAACTAAAGCAAGGAAATATTGAATACTTATTAGTCGAAGATAATAAAGGAATTATATGTAAAGGTCCTAATATATCTCAACTAAGTACTTTTAATAGTACAGTACCAGCAATAAAAGAAAAGTTTGAAGAATCAATTAAACTTTATAATGATTGTATAGATTTCTTAATAAGAAAAAACATAAATCTTAGAAATAAAGATAGTTTTAATAAAGGTACAGATACAGGCATAGTTATGAATGATGTTATTAGCGGCACAAAAAGTAAAACATATAAACTAGCATATAGTCTTCCTGAAGTAAAAGAACCAGGAGTTGAATATGTTTTATTTGAAAATATAGATATATTAGAAAAATTAAAGAAAATAATTGATATGGAATTTATGTAGGAGGCTGTAATGAAAATAAAAAAGCTATCAAATGGAAACTATGAAATAGATGAAAAAACATTAAAAGGCTTATTAATATCAAGATATGAATTAGATGCTTTAGAATGTGGTGGAGTAGATAACTGGCACGACTATTGTGATGCATTAAATGATTATCTTGATGGTTATGAAGACTTTGATGAATTTGTAGAATCTGTTTTAGAAGATATCAAAGGTGGAAAATATGACGAATAATAAAGAAAAAGTGCTTGAAATAAAAATTTTAAAAGTAAATGATGAATATTCATGCTGGTATATAGAAAAGATAAATAAATATGCTTTAGGTGAATATATTAGTGAAAGTTTTAAAACAGATGGTAAATTTTATATTTTTAGATTTGATAAAAGAATTACAACAAAATTTGATTATGAAGATACCAATAGTTTTTATCCAGAACCTTCGTTACAAATAAACTATAATGAAGAAAGAATGGTTCCTAATTTCATAAAAAATGAAAGTGTTAATGATTTAAAAACACTAATTGAACTTATCAACAATAAATTCGGAATTAAAAAAAGATTTGATTTAAAAAAAGATGAAGAATTTTATTTAATTAATTCTATAGGTGAAGTAGAAAAGGCTAAATATATAACCTTATATGATGAACAGTTTATTAATTTAGGAAATTGTTTTAAAACAGAAAAAGCTGCAACAAAAGCAATTAATTCTGATGAATGGAACAACTTCTGGTCTAAAGTAAAAACTGGAGTTTTCGATGAATGATTATACTGTTTTAAAATTTAAAGACTTTTTAAACAAAAATAAAAGTTTTTTCATAGAAAAGATAGAAAAAGATAAAAATGAAGTTCTAATAATTGATTTTGAAAATAAAGAGTTGGAAATACAAACTCATAGTGCACTATTTGATTATCTTTTTCTAGAATCTAAAAAAAGAATAATTTGTAGAAATATATCAGATAAAAGTTTTGAATTAATTAGAATGTGGGAAACTTTTTGCGATATAGAGAAAAGGACAAAAAATGGCAAATAGTTTTAAGAAAATAAAAGTTGTTTTCGTAGGAAATAAATGCCATAAAGACTTAGAGAATGTTTTTACTCTATCTAGAAGTAATCTTGATGAATATGATGGAATACTTGAGTATATCTTTTATCTAGTAATAGACAAAGAACCAATACAGTATTTTAATTGTGTTGAACTCCCAGATGACTTTGTTGAAGAAGATATAGATGAAGCTCAATATAGCTATGATTCTTATAGAGATAAAATAAAATTATCTCCTACTATTCATAGTGAAATGTTAGAAATAGTATCATATATAAGAAGAGAAGCTTTAAAAGATAAAAGAATAGAAGTTAAAAACGGTTCTCTATTTCCAATAGGTGATTTATACACTATGAAATATGTTAGAAACAAACTAATAAAGTTTTATAAGGAGAGAATAAGAAATGTTCAAGAAAATAAAGCTATGGATTAAAAAACTGCTTAATAAAAACAAAGTAACAAAGAAAATGTATAAGTTCCAACATATAAGTCACTTAAAAGATTTTATACATGGACTTAAAAGAAATAATTATTTTACATATAATGATGTTCTTGAAATTTATGGAACTCCTAAACTTCATGGAACTAATGCAAGTATAGTATTTTACAAAGATGGTTCTACACAAATACAAAGTAGAAACAATATACTTAATCAACACCAAGATAATATAGATTTCTATAAATGGATGAATCCTGAAAGGGTTGCGTTTATCAAAAGCAACATAACTGAGTTGCTTAATAAATACCCTATGGTAATAGTGTATGGAGAATATGCTGGTAAAGCTATTCAAAAAAATATGGCAATAAGTGAAATGGAAAGATTTTTTGCACCTTTTGCTATAAGATTAATAAATGATTATCAAGACTTTTATATAGTTCCAGATATGAAAATGTTTAATGAGGAACTTAGAATATTTGATTTATTCAAAACTGAACATAAAATAACTATAGATAAAAAATCATTCGATGATTTATCTTTTGTAGAAACAATAGATAATTATGTAAAGCAATATGAAACACAAGACGTATTTGCTGAGAAGTTTGGTTATAAAGGAGTAGGAGAAGGAATAGTTTGGCATTATGTAATAGATGGACAAGCTTACTTCTTTAAAACAAAAATTGATGAATTCCAAACAAAGGCTCAAAAAGTAAATAAAGATAAATCAATAGAAGAAATAAAAGAAGATAAAAGAATAGTTGAATATTGTTTAAATGAAGCTAGATTAAAACAAGGTTTAGATTATCTAAAAGAAAATAATTTAGAAATAGATTTAAAAAATATTAAGACTTTTATTGATTTTATAGTTAAAGATGTACTTAGAGAAGAAAGAAGATTCTTAGAAGATAATGCAATAACAGATAAAAGAATTAGTAAGATAGTAGGTTCTGAATGTGCTAATTGGTTTAAAAGAGCTATAAGAAAAGGTGAGTTCTAATGAAAGAACCAGTATTAGAAATAGAAATTGTTAAAATCAATGAAGAGTATAGCTCTTGGTATATAAATAAGATAAATAAAGAAGTTTTTACTAATCCTGGTTTATATAATTTTATAGATGGAGAAAGTAATAGATATTTATTTTATATAACAGAAACTGAAACAAGTTTTTCTGAAGGGTTTAAAGATGGATTTATACATCAAATTTTCAAATTAAATATAAATCAAATTAAAATTCCTAAAATAATAGAAAATAAAGATACAAAATATCTACAAAAAATAGTAGATTTTGTAAATGATAATTTTGGAGTTGAAAAACCGTGGAAAGCTAAAACAAATGACGCATACTTCTATATAAATAGTGTTGGAAGGTGTGACCATGATTTTGAATGCAATAGTCAATATGATAATTTTAGATATGAATTAGGAAACTATTTCAAAACTGAAAACGAAGTTGAAAAAATAATAGCATCAAAAGAATGGAAAGAGTTTTGGAATAAAGTTAAGAATAAACAAATATAAAAGGAAGGTAAAAAAATGAATTACACAACAAGTGCATCTGAAAACAAAGTAATACAAGATGTGTTACTTACTGATATTAGTAATATTAATATCAATCCAAGAAAGAATGGATTAATAGAAGAAAACGTGGAGTCTTTAGTTGAATCTTCTGTATTTCCAGAAATTCATCTTGGTTTACTTGATGGGCAACTAATAGTAGTAGATGGTTACCATAGACTAGAAGCGTCAAAAAGACTTGGTTTAGAAACAATAAAAGCTTATATCACTGATTACAAAACAATAGAAACAATTATTCGTGATGCTATTAATGAAAATATTAATCATGGACAAAGATTAAGTGATTATGATGTAGCTATGTCTATGTATGAACTATATAATAAATTAGTAGATGCTGGTAAATTAACTACTATTAAGATGAAAGACTTCATTACTAGTTTCAAAATAGATGAAAGAAGAGGAAGAAGTTTATTTAACTGGGTTGTACTTCACAAGGAAATACTTGATGATGAAGTTACTACAGTTAAAAATATATCTTTCTCTGATGAATATTATAGTATGATATTACATATGAATGAAACACCAGGAAAGATAAGTAATGAAGCTAAATATAAAATAAGAACTTTTTATAACAAATATAATCATTTGAGTAAAATAGAATTAAGAAAAGCTATTGCATTATTCAAACAAGGGTTAGACTATGAAATAGAAGCTGAAAAGTTAAAACAAGAAGCTAAGCAAATAGATACTAACCCTATAACTGAAACTAAGAAAGAAACAAAAGTAGAATCAGTAGAAAAAGATGAAATACCTGTAGATGAAACAGAAAATAAAGAAAGAGAAGTTACTCTAAACAATGAGTTGTTAACTAAACCAGAACCTAAAGAGGAAACAAAACAAGATTTAGTAATAGAAGAAGCTAAAACAGTTGAAGAAAAAATGGAAGCTGTTGAAAAATTAAATGAAGAAATAACTAAAGAATTATCTAATTCTAAAGAAAAATTCAAACTAGATACTTATCTTGATGCTATGTCTAAACAAGTAATGACTATGTTAATGTTACAAGCTAAAGGAAATCTTGAAGATTTTACTAAAGAACATATCAATAAACTTAACGATATAGTAGATAGATTAAATGAATTAACTGAGGGATATTATGCAAACAATAAATAAAGATGATGAAATAAGAATAGAAAGAAAAACAGCTATATACATATGTCCAGACTTTAATGATTCAAGAACTTATAACTTAGAAAGACAAGAATTAGATTTAACCGAGTTTGCAAGAACAAAAGGATATGGTATAGAAAAAATATTAATAGATGAAGAAGATAATATGGTTTTTAAAGATAGAAAAGGTTTACAAAAACTAATTAATCTTATACTTGAACAAAAGATAAATACTGTTATTGTATATAGAAAAACAAATATATCTAACTTCTCTAATACTTTAAAGATGTTTGAATTTTTATGTCAAAGACGTTGTTGTGAAATAATAGAATATAAGGAGTAAACATGAAAAACTGGTTAAAAAAACTATACGGTAAACTTGCTGAAAAAAAATACTTACATATTGCTTATTATGAAAACAATGAAAAAAAAATAAAAAGATTTAATCTTAGAGATTTAGAAATAACATTATGTACAAGTTGTTTTAATATAGACTTGTACAGTATTGTTTTTCTAAAAGAAAAAACTGGTATTCCTAATATATACGGAGTTAAGTTCTCTAATAATGAAAGAGAATCTTGGAAAACAATAGAATCTGTTTATCATGAAGTATATTGTGATTACGTAAACATAGACAATAATGATGAATCGGCTGGTTCTGTTTCTTGTTATGTAGAAGGAAATAAAACTCAATTTAGATTTGATGTTAATTGCTTCTATACTCACTCTGGAGATATTGAAAATATAAAAGAATGGATTAAACATAAAGAAGCTATGATTTACACTAGTGATAAAGAAATAGCTTCTATTGTTAAGAACTATGCAGAAATAAAAGAAGATGAAGAAGTTGATAATCTATATACACCACGTAATATAAATAAACTAAGACATAGTTTAAAAGGAATGCAAACAAAGAAAAGATGGTTTAGACATCATAAGGGGTAGCAAATGTTAAGTAAAGCACATATACACATGAAAAAAGTATTGGAATCTATTTCACGTATATATAAAGTAGTTTTACTTGAGGAAGTTAAAGAAGGAAGTAAGAGATATGACTTTTACTTCCCTACTACTCCTCCTATATGTATAGAAATAGATGGAACAAATCATAATCTAAATAAAGCAGATGGTCACTTCTTTAAAACAGCAGAGAGTTTGAGGAACTATAAAAAGAATGACGAAGAAAGAGAGTTATTTCATAAACTAGGTAAAATAGTATTACTTAGATTTGATACAGATTATTTTCCTAGTTTAGAAGACTTTATTAAAGAATTAAAAAAACACAACGTAGAAAGTGTTTTGTACGAAGGAGTAGATGAATATAATGTCTATTATCAAAGATATAAAAGAGATAAAGAAATTAGTGAAGCAAGAAAAAGAAAATCTAGAGAACGTTACAAAAGATTTAAAGAAAGACAGAATAATAGGAATTGATTTAAGCAAAAAATGTCCTGGTGTTTGTATATATGATATAGATACTAGTAACATAGAATACTTAGATTCATTTAAAGTAAGTGGTTCTCCTACAGAGTTTGAAAGAGATTTAGAAATCTTATACTGGTTATTGGATATAGTTACTATATATAAACCAAGTAAAACTATAATAGAAAGTCCTTATATTAGTAAATTTACTATTAGTTCTTCAGCTCCACTATATAAACTTCATGGTTTAGTAAATTATTTCTTATTTAAGTATGGTATAGAAGTATATAATATTACACCTTCTTCTAGTAGAGCTCATCTTAAAATTAAACCAAACGATAAAGCAACAGCTTTTAATTATATAAGACAAACTTATCCAGAATTAGGATTGACTAGCTATAATAAAGATAACGATAAAGCAGATGCATTAATACTTGTTTTAAATCATGATAATAGTAAATTAGTTAAAGTGGAATAATAAAAAAGGAGTGGAAAAAGTGGAATTAATAAAACAACAAAAAATTACTAGTTTAGAATTAACTAAACAAATTAATATTTTTAGAAAGGAAGAGTATGATTATAAAATAAAAAATAATCTTTCTTTAGGTAAGGTAGAAGAAAAAAATGGTTGTTATACTGAGTTATTACATAAGAGTCTTTTAGAAATAATTCGTGATGAATTTGAAAAAGAAATCAACGAGCAAAAAATTTTGCCCGTTAGTTATATTGATGAAAAAGGTGAAGAAAGACCTATGTTTAATTTAACTCTCGACCAAGCAAAACAGGTTTTAATGAGAGAATCTAAATTTGTTAGAAAAGCTGTAATTGAATATATAAACAAACTTGAAAAATTTATTTCTAAACAATTATATTCTTTACCAACTATTTCAAAAGAAGAATTAGATGTTAAAAACAGAGAATTAGAAATAAGAGAAAGAGAGCTTAAATTAAAAGAAATAGAGTTTTTAGAAGAAAGAATTGAAAAATATAAACAATATGAAAAAGTAAAATTAGCATTGGAATCACAAGTAACGGAAAAATTAACTGGAATTAAAGGTTTATTGCCTATGCCTAATATAGAAAAAACATATAGTGCTTCTGACATAGCTAATAAATTAAGTAAAATATTTAATAAAAAAATATCTTCTAATCTTATAGGAAGAATAGCTAATAAGTTTGGTTTAAAAACAAAAGAGTTTTCAGAATTAATGGTAGAACCTTCTAAATATAATAAAGATAAAATAGTTGAATCTTACAGATATAAAGAATGTTCTTTAAAAGAATTTATTAATAAATATAATGAATATTATAATTTAGATGAAGAATAAGGATTAATTATGAAGAATGAAAATAATATTATCAATCAAATAATTCAGGATAATATTAAAAAGAAAGAAAATGGAGAAAATATAGAGCAAGTATCTTGGATTCAAATAATGCAAGATGTTTACAATACTTATATCAATACTCTTAATAATGAATCAGAAGTTTATAAAAACTCAGAAGATAGAAAAATATATATCGAGAAGATTTTTAAAGCTTCTGATTTTTCTTTTTGTATATCTGAATTAGAAGAATTAGAAATAGGACATTGTTGTAGAGAAACATATTTTAGATTTAAGAATTCTTATCAAGATAATATTACAAGTAAAGTAATAGAAGATATAGAAAAAAATATGTTATCTAAAGAACAATTGTTACGTAAACTTAAATTAGTAGATATATATAGAGAACCAGAACATAATGTAGTTAATGTTTTTGGTTTAAATATAGAATCTACAGAAGATGGTTTTATATATGACTATGAAAGAGATAAAGAATATATATTATTAATAAAACCTGTAAATGATAGTGTAGGAATTATAAAAAATAAAGTATGGAATAAATTTAATGCTAAACCGTTAAGTTATCATATACCAGAAATAATGCTTAATATGTTTTTAATTAGAAAACCTTTAAAACTTATATACGTAGGTAAAAACAATAGTGAATTATATAAAGAATTTAATTTTGGTTTTCAAGATTCTTTTCTAAGCATAGACAATAATAAAACAAATGACTATAATTTATCTTACTTAACAGATAAAATTAAGTTGTTTGAAAAACATATTGAAAAAGATGTAATTCCTAGAAAAATATTCACAGATAGAAGTCTTAATATGGATGAAATTAATAACATGCAATCTTATGGATTAATAGAAGATTTTGAAATAAATAAATTATTAAATGGAGAAATATATAAAAACTTCCAGTGTAATGGTTGTAAATATAAAACAATATGTGAAAATTGTTAGGAGAAAATATGGATATAAATGAAATGGTTCAAAAAAAAATAGAAGAAGATAAATATAAAAAAATTCAACAAGAACTTGAAGAAGAAATTCAAGTGTTTAACAAAAAAACAAAAGAACAGTTAGAAAAAGATTTAATGTTTTCTTATTTTGAAACAGATTTTATGAATAGTGATGTGTTTATAAACAGAATTAGAGAGATAAAATCTACAGCATTAAAAAAGCTTAGATGGTGTGATGGGTTTAGTTATGAAAATTTTGAAAATATAGCTGAAAGTGAATTATCTGGAAGTACAGAAAAAGCATTAAAAAGAATGTATGCAGAAAAAGCATTAAATGAATTAATGGATGAAGATGAAGTATTTCAAATAGGAAAAGATAAATATATCATTAAGGGATTATTCAAAAAAGTTTATTCTACAATGATGGTTTTTAATGAATTGGATGAAACTACAAAATCAGAAATATTAGGAAAGATACTAGCAGATGCTATATAAGGAGATAATATGGATTCAATAGACGATATGTTAGAAACTTTAGATGAAAGAATAGGAAATAATTATTTCTTAAAAAAAATAATTGATAGCAAAGACTTTAGAAAATATATAGAAGAAGTAAAAAGATATACATTACAACATCTTTCTGACCAAGTATTTTTTACTTATGAAAAATTTAAAAGAAAAGTAGAAAGCATTGTTGGTTCAGCAGATTTAATTGATTTATATTGTGAAATGGCTTTAAAAGAATTGTTAAAAGAAAAGAAAATAATCAAAATAAAAAATAAATTTGTTGTTAAAGAAATGTTTACAAAAATATTTTTAGTTTTTGAGTCTTTTAATTCTTTAGATGAAAAAGAAAAGGAAAACATAACAAGCAATATATTAGTTGATTCAATATAAGGAGGCAATATGGATTTAGAAAATGCTTTTATTTTATTGAAAAAAGAAAAGAAGTATTATGATGCGGTTAAAGAATTAGAAATAGATTTTCTAGAAGTAGAAAAATCATATTTTACAGCAGAAGTAAAAAAAATTATGCGTAATTCACTGTCTGAAGCGGAAGTTGAAGTATTCAAAGATTTTATTGTAGAAGATGTTATTGAAAAAAAAGAGTTGATGCTATCAGGAAACAAAATCTATAACAAATCTTTAATAAAGGCAATGTTGGAACTTACAAAAAGAGTTCCAGAAAATGTGATTGAATTTTGTGAAGGTGAAATAATGAATGAAAAGTTATAATGCGCTGGCGCATTTTATATAACTTATGATACAGAAAGGAGATAGAAATGGCATTAAAAGACAAATACGAGCAACATTATCAAGAAGTTGCAAAGACATTTGAAAAAATAAGAAAGCATATTCAAAAACAATTAGAAAAGAAGTTTGGTACTTTAGTTGATGTAGAAGAAAAAGTAGATACAGAAGATATATACAATATAGTAATAGAAAAAATAGATAAACCTTATCCAAAAGCAAATCAACAATTAAAAGATTTTCTAGGTTTCTTCTATATGGAACACTTCTTTAGAAAGATAAGTAATGAAATGGAATTAGAAGAAGAGTTGGAAGAAAGCAATAATGACAAAGAAAAACCAAAATATTTAAACTAAGGAGTGTTATATATGGTAGGTACAACTGATATAAGTTTATACGATAGAGACAAAAGCGGCAAAAGCGTTGTAATAAAAACAGGAGATATATTTGTTCTGTTTAGTTATGATTCAAAAATAGCTGAAATAAAATACAATGAAGAACATTTAAAGTATGAATTATTATTCTTTAACACTGATAATTTTGTACAAACACATACAACATTTAAACATGTAATTAATTTTTTATATTTATTTAATCTTTCTAGTAAATATAATTATAGAAAGTTAGAAAAATTATGGAACTCAGGTGAAAGAATGTTATAGAAAAAGGAGAGAATTAAATGAGATTATCTGAAGAACAATTAGCTGTAGTAAATAGTAATAAAGAACATATAACTGTAAATGCTGGTCCAGGAACTGGAAAGACAACATTGCTTTTAGCCATAGCTAAAGCTAATCCAGATAGAAAACATTTAATTCTTTGCTTTAATGCTACTATTAAAGAAGAAATAGAAGAAAAATTAAAAAAACAAGATATTAATAATGCTATAGTCAAAACATTTCATGGACTTGCTTACAACTTTTTTAAAACAAGTAAAGTAAATTATTTTACTAATTTTACAAAAAGAAGATTAGATGAAAACTTGGATTATTTCTTTATGTTTGAAACAATGAAAAAATTAGGATTTGTTGACATGTATATGGACTTTAGGATAGAAGATACAATGACAGTATTAAGAAGATTTTTTTCTTCTTCTAAAAAATTAGAAGACTGTCTAGATGAAACAATAGTAGATAAAAGAACTGTTGAATATTGTAAGTCTGTTTTACAGTTCATCGCAACTAATAAAGATTGTCCTATGTTTCATGAATTATATATTAAAAGATATCAAATGCTTAAACCAACTCTTCCAGAAATAGATACTATATTAGTAGATGAGTATCAAGATGTTTCAGAATGTTACTTAGATATTATAAATAGTATCAGTGAAGGAAAAAGAACAGTAAGAGTAGGAGATACTTATCAAAAAATATATGGTTATAATGGAGCAGTTGGTATGAAAGAATGTGATTTCAAATTAACTGTTTCATACAGAGTAGGAAAAGATACAAGTGATTATTGTAATAATCTAGTAAGTAAGTTTTTTGATAAACCAATTTTATTGAATGGTGTTAATGCGAACGCTAAGTTCGGAACTTGTCCAGAAGACAATTATGTTAAGATATTTAGAACAAATAAAGCATTAATGTTAGAACTATTAGAAAGTATGAAAAACGGCAAACGTATAGTCATCTCCCAAAAAACTATAGATGAACTTTCTTTCTATAAAATATTAATTGAAAAAATCAGAGATTATAAATCAAGATATAAAGGTATACCTTTAAATGGTATCTCTGATTTGGAATATATTTATAGCTTAAGCAAAGATTCAAGATTGAAAAGATTCATATCTCTAAGTAGTTCTTATTCATACGATGAATTACTTGAAATTTTAAGCCATGAAGAATTATTAATACCAGAAGATAAAATTGAAGACGAAAAGTATATTAGATATATAACTGCACATAGATGCAAAGGATTAGAATTCAGCTATGTAAAAATAGCTGAAGACTATCCTGATGAAGAAAAAATGTTAGATAATATGGACGAAGTTTATATAAAATTCGTTGCAATGACTAGAAGTAATAATATTCTAGAATTATGTTAAAATATAAGGAGTCAGTATGATTGCTACGACTATGTTTAAAAAACTACTATATAAATATGGTAGCGCGGATAAAGAAAGAAACTTTCAAACAATCAAACAATATGAAGATAATATTAAAAATAAAATATCTTTAAATGATTTAAATCCTAGTAATTATAATAGAGCTTTACAAGATAGTATTAATATAATAGAACATCAAGATACTATATTAAGTTTTGTATTACAACTATCTATGATGATAAAAGAAAAATATGAAATATCTAAAAAAGAATTAAAATTACTAGAATTAAAAACAACAAGAGAAATAGAAAATCTTTCTTACATTCAAGAAATAACAACAAAAACAGAAAGACAAATAATCATTAAAAGAGAATTGGAAGAAAAACTCTTCTCTAAGAATTCTGAAAACGAAGATTTAAAAACAGATTATGAATTTGCAAAATACTTCGTAGAAGATGCGACTAGAGGAAGAGAATCTGCTTATGCTTATTATCAAGCTGTTAAAATAGCTATTCCTAAAAATTAGAAAGGAGATTAATTATGGGATACACAAGATACTGGGAAAATAAAACAAAACCAATTGATAACGAAACGTTAGAAACAATTAAAAATATAATAGACATAGCAAAAAAAGAATATGATATAGATATAGAAATTAAGAGTTTAACAAATGAACTTGTTATGCTTAATGGAGATGAAAGCAAAGGCTTAGACCATGAAGATTTTGTGATTAATTTAAAAAATGGATTTAATTTCTGTAAAACAAATGAAAAACCTTATGATATTGTAGTAAATGCTATATTAAAACTATTAGAATCTAAAGGTAAAATACATGATGTTGAAAAAGATGATGATAGCGAAGAAGAAAAAGCTGAAGAACTTTTATATAAAGCTGTATCTATAATAAAAGAGAGTTAATATGGAAATATTAAAAATAAAAATAACAAAAATTAATGATTTATGGTATTCTTGGCATATAGATTATATAGATAAAAAAGTATTTGAAAAAAATTTATCCGAAGAGTTTACAGTAAATAATAAAAGATTTTGCTATTTTGCAAAAGAAACTTATGATATTGATATTCTTGAATGGACAAGTGCATATGGTTATAAAAAATATGTAATTTACTTACCTACAAACAACAATATTAATAAAAAACCATGTCTCATAAGAAAAGAAATAGTAGAAGATTTAAAAAAAGCTATTGAATGGATAAATAACAATGTGAAATAACGGTGATAAAATGATTGAGCCTAATATACAAAATGTATTAACTAGAAACAGAGAAAACTTATTAATTATGTTTATAATTAAAAACTCTGAAGGAAAATATCTAGTAACTAAAAATCCTTATTTTAATAATTACAGTTTACCTTGTAAACATTTTCCTCTAAATGAAATAGATGATAATGCTAGAGGTGAAGAATTAACTAGTTTAATAATGGAATTCTTAAAGAAAGAGTTTGATTTTGCTGGAATTATTGAAAAATATATAGAAACAATTAGAGGTGTTGCTAATATAAATAACACATTACAAATGTGTAATATATTATGCTTTGAATTAAAATCTGATGATGATTATAAAGAAATATTGGATAAGTACATTACTCTTAATCCATCAGAACCTTATAATCAAAAAGATTTTGTTTCTTTAGAAAAAATAGGTACAAATTTCTGGAATAATATAATAGACCAAAACAGTTATTATTTTGCTTTAAGAGCTGAGAATAAAAATACTGTTCAGAATGTAAATGTTGAATTAAATATCGACTTGGAGTTATAAAATGAATGAAGAATATTTCAATGAACATGTAGGTGATTTAAAATCTTTTTATAACACTTCTTTTGAAAACATCAAAGAGTTGTTGAAAAAGATAGAGGAAAAAGAAGTGTTTTATTTAATAGAAAAAATAGACACTTCAAAACCATATAAAATAACTTTATTTGAAGATAAAACAAATAAAGAAAATACAATTGTTTATATAACAGAAAGTAATTTTACTTTCGGAGGTTAATATGAAAGATTGGCAATTATTCGAAAGAATATTAAAAAAACCATTAGAACAAATAGTAGACCTAGTTACAGGAAACTGGAAATCAGGTTTATGCAAAGATAAAAAGAAATTCTTCGATAAAGATGTGCTTTTAAAAGCTTTAAAAGAAAAAACCGAAGAAAATTCTTGACAAAATAAAAATAATAATATATAATGAATTTACTTTGAGATAATGTTGATAAAACATTAATATAAACACTTAGGCTTTTTGGTTATTTTTGTTCTGCTAAGTATAAAACCTAGAATAAAAACAACACATTTATGATAAAAAGTATAATAAGTGAACAATAATGGTTCTCAACTTCTAAGAGAAGAAAGCATTTTGCCCATGCTAAATACATAATAGAAAAATACTGTATTTATCTATTATTTTTGTATTAAGATTGTAACATTTATTATTTAGCTTGTATTATTAAAAATGTAATATAAAATTTGTAATATAAAATATATAGCTAGTAATTTGCGTAAAAACCTAGAGTAAAAGTTTTTGCTTCGTTTAAGCTTATGTTTTGTATCTAGCTGATATTATCTCAAATTAATAATATAAAATATACTAATTTTGTTAAAATAAAATAAAAAAGTCCGAGGCAAAAATGCGCCGGCGGAGAAAAGGAAGGTTTAAAAATGACAAAACAAGAATTTATTGGATTAGCTGCTTCAAAATTTAATTTAAAAAAGATTGAAGTAGAAGAAGTGTATAACTTATTGATGGAATCTATTAAAGATGAGCTAAAAACTGAAGGAGAATTTAGAATATCTGGAATAGGAACTTTAAAGAAAGTAACTAGAGCATCTAGAGAAGCTAGAAATCCTAAAACAGGAGAAAAAATAATAGTTCCAGAAAAGAAAACAGTAACTTTTAAAGTTGCAAAAGAATTAAAAGATTTAGTGAATGAATAATTAAAATTGAATACGGTGTTTTACGAGCTTAAAGCACCGTATTTTTTTAACAAAAAAGGAGATTATAGCTATGTCGAAAAGAAATAATAATCCTAGAAACAGAGCTACATATGGAAAATTTTGTGGAATTGAAAAAACATCAAAAAGAGAAGTAGAAAGATTTGAAGAACAAGTTAAAGAAGATAAATTAAAAGAACAAACAAAAGAAATAAAAGAAAATATATTACTTTGGTTGATTTCTATTGTTTTAGCTTTTTTAATAACAAAAATGTTCTTTTAAGGTATGTGATATAAATGATTAACTCAATACAAGAACTAATGGAAAATCTTCGTCCTTATATAAGTTTGTATATGGATGAAATGAATATTCAACTAGACAACAGAGGTTTTATTAAGTGTCTTAATCCAGAACATGATGACCATAATCCTAGTATGCACTTCTGGGATGAAAACAACTTGCTATTTTGCTTCTCATGTGGCGCAACATACGATATATTCGGGCTTTGCAGCCTCTTAGAGGGTAAGCCAGATTGTGGACCAGACTTCATAGAAGAAAATGTATTTTATCTTGCTAGAAAATATGGTTTGGATTATGAACATTTAAGAAAAGATATAACACAAGAAGAAATAAAAAGAAATAATATGTTTAAGATAATGAGAGTATTTGGAGAATACTTGCTTAAACATAAAAATCAAGAATATCTTGATAAGAGAAACATCAATGAAAAAACATCAAGAGAACTTACAATAGGTTCTGTTGATAATTATAAAAATGCTATTGATTACATTAAACAAAAAGTACAAATAAATGATATAGATAATTTACTTAAAGAAATAGGTTTTGATTCTTTTAAAGTAAACGAGAATAAATTAATCTTTATAATAAAAGATAGATTTGGTAGACCATGTAGTTTTGTTTCTAGAGAAATGATAGATACGGTTAATAACCCTAAATATATAAACGGTAAAGAATCAGAGATATATAATAAATCAAGTATCTTTTATGGATTTAGTGATATTAAGAAAAAGTTTAATCATTTAGATATATTTTTAATAGTAGAAGGATATATAGATTTTGTTTCAGCTTATCAAGCTGGTTTTAGAAATATAGTAGCACTAGGTTCAGCTAGTTTTACAGATGAACATATAGAAATATTAGAACGTGATATTAATATAGATAAAATAGCAATAGCTCTTGATAATGATGCTACTGGTAAAAAGAGAACAGAAGATTTAATTAATAGATTTAAAATGCGTAAACTTAAAAAAACTTATGTTGTAGCTGTTAATAAATCAGATAAGTATAAAGATTTAGATGAAGCTATTCAAGATAAAGAAAAGAATAATCAAAAACTAAATCTTAGAGAAATGTATGAAATAATAGACTTATTTGAATTTGAACTAAGAAAAATAAAAGAAGCTGGTAACTATGACGAATCTCTTGTATTTGAAAAATTCGTTAATATAATTTCTCAAACTAAATCTCCTAAAACAAGAGAAGACCAAGCTAAAACTCTTAGTAAATATATAAACTATTCTTCTAAAACTATATTAGACGAAATAGAATATAGATTAGAATCAGATAATGAATCTTATAAGAATGATATTAAAAAAGCTTTTCAGTTTGGTTTAAAAGAAGTAGAAAAGAATTCCTCTCAAGCTCTTAGTATATTAGAAGCAATAAAAGAAGATATAGAAGATATAGATAAACAATATAATAAAGTTAAAGGAGATATCTTCCAAACAGGATTAGAAGACTTTGATTCTTATGAAGAAAAGAAAACAGTTCAAGACTTATTTAATATGAATTTTCATCTACCGTGGCTTAATCATGCTGCTCCAGTACCAGGAAATAACATTATAGTATCAGGATTACCCAACGGAGGAAAAACTAGTATATTACAACATATAGCTATTCAAACAGCTTTAAAAGAAAATAATGGTTTTGTTTTATATGTATCAACAGATGATTCTGCTGAAAAAATATATTCAAACTTTGTTGCACAGATAACAGGATTGCCAAGAAATTATACTGCAAATCCTAACTTCCATAAAACATTAGGGCGTAGTCTTAATACACAAGAATCAGCTAACTGTTATTATAAATATCTAAATGGAATAGAAACAATTAAAAGATTAATAGAACATAAAAAGTTATTAGTTCTTGATGTTAAAAGAGGTGTTGACAACTGGACTAAGTTTACTTCCTTGTTAAGAGATGTAGGTTCTAGAGAAGAACTTGATAATAAGTTTAAAATATTGATAGTTGACTCTGCAAATAAAATAGATGTTGGTCAATCTATTAATGACCAAGTAGGTTTTATTTCAGAGAATATTAAAAAACTTTCTTCTAAATATAACTTCTGTACAATATTAAACTATGAACTTAACAAAGCTAAAAGTAATGCAAGATTAACTCAATTTAATTTATCTGGTTCAAGAAGAATGAACTATGATACTGAATTATTAGGTTTTGTTTATAACCCATCAAGGAACCTAGGAGGAAACACTGATATGTGGTGGGATAAAAACGGTTATAAGAATCCTGTAATAGTTACAATCCAAGAAAAAACTAAAATAGGTAATAATGAAAGAAATTTCCAACCTTATTTCTATAAACTTGATGGAATTACAAGTGCTTTATATCCTATAGAGTTTGGTTCACAAGAACATAACTATTATGAAAATATATTTAGTAAAGAGTGGGAAGAGAAATATGAAAATTACTAGTATTAAAATAATAGATAAAGAAACAGGGGAAGAATTAGAAGATAATTTTACTGAAGAATATGTTGTTAATCTAAATGGAGAAGTAGTTAAACTAAGTCTTTGGTATGATGACGAAGAAGGAACTACTTGTACTCCAATAGTTTTAGGTAAAGATAAATATATCATTAAATTTGAAATGGAGGAATAACAATGGCTAAAAAGAAAACAACTGAAACTACGCCTGAAGTTGAACTTACTAAAAAACAAAGATTAGAATTATTTGTTAAAGAACAACAACTTATGGCTGAAAAAGAAAAATCTGTTATTAAAATAGGCAAGATAAAAGACTTTAAAATAACAGGTAGAGAACATTATATGTTAACTGGTATTTGTGGTATTGATTTCAATACTGGAGGATTTAAAAAAGGAACATATAATGTAATATATGGTGCTGAATCTGGAGGAAAATCAACTATTGCTTTACAAGCATGTGAAGGTTTTCAATTAAGTAATCCAGATTTACAAATTTTATATGTTGATGCTGAGCAAACAGTAGATGAAACTTTCATATCAAGATTTCCTAATTTAAACAAAGATAATATTACTTTCTTAAAAGAAGGAATAACAGAAAAAATATTTGATATATTAGTAGAAATGTGTCAACAAAACTTAGTAGATGTAATTATAGTAGATTCAATAGAGGCTATGACTACTAATGCTGAATTAGGTAAAAGTCTTGAAGAAAATGTAATGATGGATAAAGCTAGATTATTATCTAGAGCATTAGCTAAAATGAATCAATATTTAAGTGATTATGGCATTACTGTTATCATGATTCAACAAGAAAGAATTGAAATGAGTATGTTCCAAGCAAAAACTCATGGACGTTCAGGTGGAAAGGCTATGAGATATTATCCAGCTACAGTATATAGAATAGCTAAAGTAGGTTCACAAAATGAAACTACTAAAACAGAATTTCAAGATAGTAAAGTAGTAAGTCAATATGTAAAAATAATTAATGAAAAATCTAAAATATCTGAACCATATAAAGAAACATATACTTTTATTAATACTGACGTTAATAAGAAAGTAGCTGTTGAAAAAATGAAAGAGTTTATTAATTATGCTGTTCAATATGGTTTAATTATTAAAACAGGTGGTTGGTATCAAATCATAGGTAGCGATGGAGAACCTATAGAAAAAGTACAAGGAGAAGCTAAAGTTCCAGCTGTATTTATTGAAAATTTAGATTTATACACAGAAACTAAACTAACTCTTTATTCTTTAGCATTACCTCCTGAATTATTCATAGCACAATTTGAAAACATTAAAACTATGTTAAAACAAGAAAATGTTAATATTAAAAAGAGTAAGATTCAACAACTTGAATTCATAGGTCACCCAGAAAGAATCACTGAAAAAGATAGAAAAGAAATGATTTTCGAAGATAGAAAAGTAGAAGACTTCTTCTCTAATGAAGATTATAAGAAAGCATTATTTAATCTTGAAGAAGAAAGAAGAAATGCTGAACAAATAATCAAAGATAACGAAGAACTTGCTGATTCTGAAATAGAAGAAACTAAAGAAGATATATTTAACTAGAGGTGATTAAATATGCAATTATTAGAAAATAAAGAAACGATTACTAGCTTGGAACTAGTAAAACAAATTAATATATTCAGAGAAGAAGAATATAATTATAAAATTCAAAACGGATTAGAGTTGGGTAAGGTAGAAGCTAGAAATGGTCATTATACAGAATTACTTCATCAAGACTTACTTAATATAATTCGTGATGAATTTGAAGAAGAAATCGCTGACAGAAAAATTTCTGTCAGTGAATACAAAGACTCTACAAATAGGTCTTTACCGATGTTTGAACTTACTTTAGAACAAGCTAAGCAAGTTTTAATTCGTGAAAGTAAATATGTTAGAAAAGCTATATTGGAATATATTAAAAAATTAGAACAATTAGTAATGGATTTAAAAAATGGAATTACAGAAAAAGATAGATTGTTATTAAATATGTATTACGCTAAAAACGATGAAGAAAGAACTATAGCTGTTAAAAAATATGAAGAATATATTGCTAGACCTTTACTCGAAGACAATAGAAAACAAAAAGAAATAATAGAACATAAACAAGAAGTAATAGAAGGGCTAACTAACAGCATAACTATCTATGAAAAAAGACAATTGTTAAATAGAGTAGTTAGATATAAAGGTGCTGATTATAGACAAAGATGGACAGAGCTTTATAAAGTTTTTAAGGAAACTCATCATATTGATTTAAAAGCGAGAATGGAAGGATATAATAAAATAAATAAACCAAAAATAAAATCAACATTAGAATATGCTGAAAAATTTGGTTTTATAAATGATTTATATTCTATAGCTTGTAAATTATATGAAAGTGATATGAATGAATTGATAGATAATTTAAAGGATGTGATTTCAAATGAAGAAAATTAATTACTTAAAACATGACCCTACTATGCCAGATTTAGAATTTAAAAATGGTTATGGTAATTCAGTAGCTATTGACTTATATACTAAAGAAGATATAGTAATAGAAGCTGGAGAATTTGCTTTGATTGATTTAGGAGTAACAGTACAAGTTCCTAAAGGATATAAAATAGATATTAGAATGAGAAGTTCTACATTTAAAAAATGGGGATTAATTCAAGCAAATGCCATAGGATTGGTCGATTCAACCTACTCAGGTCCCGAAGATGTGCTTAAATTGCCGGTTTGCAAGCTTTTAACAAAAGAAGATATAAAAGCATACATAGCTAATGGTAATTATAATTTAGATACTTTTTCTCCTAGTAGAATATGCATTCCTAAACACACAGCTTTATGTCAAATAGAAATAGTTCCTTGTATGGAAGAAGTAGAGTTTAGTGAATTAACATTAGAAGAATATAAAGAATATAATAAAACATCTCGTGGTGGATTTGGTAGTACAGATAAATAGGAGTGTTGTTATGGAAAATATTGAAATAATAACAGTTAATGGAGAGCAGTATGTATATGCTGCTCCTCTATATAACTATATAAATAAAGAAGAGCTTGATAAATTAAAAGAAGAAGAAGATGATGAAGAACTTCAATATCAAAGTTATTATTATAAAGATTTTAAATCTAAACTAAGATATTATGGTTTTAGAAAACATAGAGATATCTTTAGCGGTAGAGAACTTGATGTGATTGAAGAAAAAGAAAATGGTTATTTAATAACTTTATATTCTGCTATGATGTATTGTATGTTATGTAATAATACATATAGTATGGAATTAGCAAAATATTTTCTTTATAAAATTAAAACTAAAGATACTCCAAAAATGGTTTATGAAGATTTTAAAGAATTAGAAAGCACTAAACCAGAACTAAAACTAGTAACTAAAGTTCATAAGTATGAAACAGAAGAAGATACAAATACTTTTGATTCATATAAAGAAAGAATGTTAAAGGATGATTATATTTTAACTAACTTTACTATATATAAATCAGAAGAAGATGATTTGTATAAAGCAATTTCTGTTTTTAGAAAAAATGCGCCGGCGGAGGAAAATAAACTAGAAAAAGCATTAGATGAATTAAAAAAACTTTCAAAAGAAGAAATAGAAGAACAATTTAAAAAGTCTTTTAAAAAATTCGAGAAAGTTAAATATAAAAAAATAGGTGAATAATAAAAAATGTATAAAGTAATATGTATATTAGGTAAGAGTGGTGTAGGAAAAGACACTCTTGCTAAAGAACTATGCAGTAACAAAAAATATCATTTTGTTAAGTCATACACTACTAGAGAAATAAGAAAAAATGACCCAGAAGATATTAATCATCATACTTTTGTTAAGAAATCTTTTAGAGAAGAATTTAATGAAAGAGATATATTAGTAGAATATAGAAATGAAAAGTTAGGTTATTGTAGTTGGACTTCTAGTGATTTATTTGACGAAGATAAAATAAATGTATATGTAGTAGATATAGATGCTTATATCAAATTAAGTAAAAAATCTGATTTTAAATGTATAGGTATTTATCTTAAACTAAGTGAGTTAGAAAGAGAAAAAAGATATAAAGAAAGAAATAAAGATAAAACAGTTCCAAAAGATTTACATCTTGGATTGGAATATGCTCTTGTAAAAAGTGTAGAAGATAATAAATTATTTGTATGTGATATAAATAAAAAAACTCCCAAAGAAATATCTAAGGAAGTTAATAAATTAGTTAAGACTTATTTAAAATAGAATAAGTTCTACTAGTTAAATCATTGAGCATGAAAGATAATAATTCTTTTATGCTCTTTTTAGTATTCATTGATAATTCAGTATCATCATCTTCTTGAGAAACATCTTTCTTAGCAGCATATTCTGTAAATATTTCTTCAAGTTTAACTTGAGTTTCTATTTGTTCTTCTTTAAGCATTTCTACTATTAAGTCTAATATAGCTTTATCATAGTTTAAAGATAATACATCATAAACAGAAGTACTAAAAATCTTATCGTTAATATTTTTTATTTTTTTAATGGTTAATTCAAGAGTATTAGTATTAATATGATTTTTATCTATTATGTCTCCTATTTCAAACATCATTCTATAATGAATCATTCTGTTTAATGTAGCAATATAAGTTTGAAAATCTCCAGTAGACATATTAGTAGTATTTAATATTAGTTTTTTAACATCTGTTAATTCTTTTTTGTAGTCTGTAGAATTTTCCATTAATACTTGTAGTTGAGCTGTAAATATATCATTAATTCTTTCATCTTTTTTATTTACGTTAATTAAAAGTTTTTTAATGAATTCTACTGCGGCATACATTACGGCAGCTCCAATAGAAACTGTTATAAGTTTATCTGCCCATTCAGGTAAGTTTTCTAACATAGTTATCGTTCCCCTAATCTTATAGTATCATTCAATATAATATATAATAAAAATAAAAGAAGGTGAAATTTTGAACATTTTAAGTATAGACTTAGATTTCTTGACTGAAAATTTAAGAGAGTTAAAGTATGGTAAAGATAAGTTTATTATAGAAAATCCTCTTAAGTTTAATATAATAGCAAGACTAATAGAAAAAAATAAAGATAAAATAATTTATCTTAAAGAACATGGTGAAATTATAGATTATATAGATAAACCTTGTATAATGTATAATTTTGACCATCATCATGACATTTATTATCAAGAAGAAAGCAAAGAAGAGTGTCATAAAATGATAGAGTTTGGAACAAAAGAATATAAGCTTCTTGAAAGTTGTTGGGTTTATTACTTGTTTATTTCAGGATATATAACTAAATATAAATGTTTCGTTAATTATAATACTCATATAAGTACTGATGTATTACAATATGGTTTTGAATTTTATCTTAATTACTATGATGAATTTAATCCATATAAACAAGACTTATATAATACTAATTTTGATAAAGTATTTGTTGTATTAAGTCCAGATTATACAGAAGATGATGCAATAAAAGCTGTATTAGAATTAATAGGATTAGATGATAAATTTGAAAGATAAAATAATAGATTTAGCTATACACCAATTAGAAACAATAGGTTATATAGAAACACAATATTTAGATTATATAATTAAACATTACGATAAACTATATGTAACATATCCAGCAAGAGATTTTAAAATGATTAGCTATTATATAAAAAATAACTGCAAGGAGGAGTTTGATGAATATATTAAAGATAAATTTATCGAATATTAATATAGACGATTTAGAAACAAAATTGATTAATAATTATACATTAATACAGATGAAGAAAATAAATTATTATTTTCTTGAAAATTGGCAAGATTTAGATATGCAAACTTTAAGTGTATATATGAGTAGACTTAAATATATATTAGGTGGATATGATGAAAATGATTTAAAAAAAAGAAAATACTTAGTAATAAAAGACACAAATAATCTAAAATATTTAGATAGCTTATGCCAAAATTACAATTATGATTTATTATATGATGGAAGTTTTGAATTAGATACAAATGAGTTGAAAGAATTATTTAAACATCATTGTACTTGTTTAATAGAAAATGATTCTAAAAGTTCTAATGTTAGACAAGTATTAGCTAGTGAATTTTTTGTATATTCACCTTTTTGGGTTAAGATAATTAGTTATATTTCAGAAAATAATAATTATTATAAACAAGATAACTTTCTTAATAAATATGATTTTCAAGATAGTGAAATAGTATATTATAATGAGGATGTACAAGAAATATCTAGAATAAAATGTAAAGACTTTAGTAATAAATTAAATAGAATAAACTATGTTAATGAAGATAAAACAACACAACTTTGGTTTTTGTATAAATCAAAAAACTATATATGTAAATTAAAAAATGAAAAATCAACAAAGCTAACTATAAACTTAAACCCTACTGTTGATTATAGCTCTGATTTTAAAGAGTTATATAACTTAATTAAAGAACTTAAGAAGATTCAAGAGTTTACAGGAGAATTTGAAAAAAATAAAAATTATTAATTTCTATGTTATAATATTGATTGTAAAAAACAATATTAAGAAAGGAATTGATATATAGATGGGTTTCAGAATAGGAAGAATATTTAGGCCAATCACTAACCTTATTGGCGGTAGAAGAAGACGTGGTGGCGGTGGAGAAGAAGTAATTGAGCAAACTCAAAAAGTAGAGATTCAATACAGAGACCCTCCTCCAGATAAAGATTATATTAAACTAAGTGAATTAGTTGGAATGACTGTTCCATTTACTTTAAAACCAGACATAGCAAAAGTAGATTCTAGTTATTTAATGGAACATTTTGGATTAAATAGAGCAGTTAACTTAACAGATAATCCAAGGTTAAAATGGACTTTATTTGGCTATAACTATCAAGGAAGACATACTTATAATTTAAAAGATTTAATAGGTAAAAACTATGATGAATCTTGGCTTCCAGATAATGGTTCTTATGGACAACTTGTGTATAGTGGAGTAATGAATACTATGGGTAAAGTTAGTGATTTTAAAGAACTACATGAATTACCTGTAAGTAATAATTGGCAATCTGGAGTATTTGAATGTAGAAGAGCATTCTTCGTACAAGCAATAGGAGCTACTGTTAATGTATATAATAGAGTATATAAAAGAATAGGTTATACTGCTAATATGTTACCTCCAGCACCTCCAGCACCTCCTAAGCCACAAGAAGTTAATGTAACTATTGTTTGTAAAATAAATGATTTTAATCCAAACGAAAAAACAGACCATAGAATAAATTATGTAAGAAAAAATGATAATCATAAAACTACAAAGTGGTATAATACAAATAATGCAATTACTTTAAACTTTAAAGTTCCTTATGGTACAGTATTTAATGTAAATAAACTAACTTATCATAATACATTGTCTCCAGCTAGCTGCCCTCAATTTACTTGTAATAGAAATGAAACAGCAACTTATACGTTTAATTATATACCTAGAGGTAAATATTATGCATATAGTACAGATTATGTAGCTTTTACAGAATTAAATAACTGGGTTAAATATGGAAGTGGACAAAGTCCTGATGCTCCTTTTATAATAGAATTTCATGCACAAAAACGTGAACATGAAAGTAGAGATAGCTATCGTGATAGGCACTCTGATAGATTTTAAATTTTAAAAATTATGTTTAAAAAAGTTTATAATATACTAATAATTATAGGTATAGTATATGTATTAGCAAATCTAAATATAACTTCTAGTAAATATGATATGAAAACTCTAAAGCTTAACTTCTATAATAAAAATCAAGTAACTCATAAATCTAAACCTATAAGTGGTATAGTAGAAGAAGATTTATTATGTTCTATTTCAGATGAAACATATCATAGTAAAGCTCATTATAAAAATGGTTACTTAACTGGAAAAGTAAGTTTTTCTACAAGAAGAACTGGAGAAAATATAGTAGTTGATAAAACAGCTGATTTAGATTTAGAAGAAGTTAAAAGTGGTAGAACTAGAGGAAATATTAGACTTAAAACAGTTACTTCAACAGAAGTAATAGAAGATTCTGAATATTTGATAACAGAAGAAGTATTAAATTTTCATGGTGTTTATAGTATAAGTTTATATAACTTAGCTCAATTCTTATTTAAAAGTCCTAAAGAAAAATTAGAAATGGATTTAAAAGAAGAAATACTTACTAGAATAATTAGTACAAAAGTAAGAAGAACTGTTGTAATAAGAAATAAAATAGATGGTAAGATAGAAAAAATAAATAAAGATAGAAGTTATATTGAAGAATATACTTTTGAAAATAATAATATGATAGGCAAGTACTATAAAAAAGATTTAGATGAAAATTTAATTGAAAGTGCTAACTATAATGATAAAGGACAGTTACAAGGTTGGAGAACTGTTTTTGAAGACGGAAAAATATTAAATACTTATTATTATACTTATGGTTATTTAGTAATAAAAGAAGATTATGATTCGTTTGGGAATCTAACAACTAAAGAAGAATATATAAACGGAGAAACAAATAAAATAACAACTTATAAACCTAATGGTGAAGTTAAAAATATTTTTTTTAAAAAAGGGAACTCTTGGAGAATATACGAGGATTAAACGCTCCTATCCTCGCTTTTCTCCTTCCCCCTTTTGTTCGCACGCTTATTTGCGTGCTCACTTTCTCTGTATAAAATAAAAAAGCCATCATCTTTCGCACAGCTTAACCGTGGAAATGTATGGCTTTCAGGTTTCATTGAGACTAGGTTTTAACCTAGTCTTCTTTTTTTACTTCAATACTAACTTTAACTGATTCTTCATTACCTATAATATCAATTACTCTTCCAGAACCAAAAGCAACTGATAATCTATTTAAACTAGCTTCAATTAAATCTATTAATCTTTTTTCATCTAAATAACTATTAGCTAATATTCTAATATACCAAGGTAAAATAGTGAAATTATCTTTCATCCATTTTTTAGCAAATTCTAATTTTTGCTTACCTTCACCAGAATTAAAACTATATTCAGCTGCAACTACTGCTTGGTCTACAAGCTTAACAAGTTGAGCTGGTGCTGGTATTTTCTTAACAAAAATATTAAGAATAAATATAATAACTATAGCTAATACTACATAAGAAACAGGCGAATTAGTCTTCATGAAATTTAATGCTAAATCTACATATTGTTGTAACATATTTTATTACCTCTCTTTAAAAAATTACTTTACATTTATTAGTTGATACTGTATAATATAACTAAATAAAACTAAAATCAAGTGGAGGTAAATTTTATATGTTAAGAATCAAAGACCCAAATACAAATTCTGAATTCAAATTTAAAGATAATGGAGATGTTGAAATAACTAAAAACTTAGAAGTTTTAGGAACGATAACAAGTCCAAACATAGAAGAATTAACAAAAAAACTAAGTAAACTAGTAGAAGATTTAGAAAAAATAAAAATTCAATTGAAAGGTGGTAACTAATGAAAGACGATTTTAATAATTTTATCGAAAATACTTTTGCAGAAGCGTGGAGTAAAATAAAACAGACTTCAGAAACAGCAAAAGAATATATAAAACCAAAAACATTACGTGAAAGAATGGACGAGAACATAGATTTAAAACTAAAAAAATGTTCAGGCGATTATGATACTAAAGAAGAAGTAATAGAAAAAATTAAACAATATTTTAAAGAAGTTGAAATAGAAAAAGATAACGTTTATGTTTTAGCTGATGATAATATAGTATATAAGTTTTCAATGTATAATAATGGCGTAAATAATAAAATAAGAGTGTTTAGCCCGGAAAAAACAGATATTTAAACAGAGATTAATTTCTCTGTTTTTTTGTTTTTCTCCGCCGGCGCATTTTTTAAAGGAGAAAAAATGTTTTTAATAGAACTTGAAGAGAAAAAAACTTTACTGAAAAAATTGTTAAAAATAAATTTTAACATAAGTCAATTTGATAAAAATTATACTTATTATAATAAAGAAACTGGAGTGTATGTTGAGGACTTAATAGAAATAGAGTATTGCAATAGAACATATGTAACAGTAATGTATATGAAAATTACAAACAATATATTAAAAATAAAGTCAGTTTACTTAAAAAGTGTTTAAGAGTATTGGATGGTGATTAGAATGTTTTTTATATTATCAGAAGGAAAACAAACTTTAATAAATAGATTTATAAAAAAAAGATATAACATAGCATATTTCATGCACGAGCTTGAAAATTACAACGAAGAAACAGAAGTTTTTAAAAAAATATTAATTGGAGCTTTCGATTATATCTTTTATAATGCTAAAAACAATGAAAAATATATAATTTTTAAATATAAAAAAACAACAAATAATATATTAGAAATAATATCAATTAGAGAAAAAAGAGATTTATGGAGTTGATAATATGAATTTTATATTTTTAAAAAATGATTTATATGGTATAGAAAAAATAATAATGCATAATTTGTTTATAAAAGGAGGAATTGATGGTATTTCATGGAGTGAACACAAAAACGTGGAAACAATTAGGTTTACAGCAAATTCAAGAAATATCATAAAAACAGTTACTATTGAACTAACAAATAGAATATATAAAATTATGGATTTAAAAATATTAGAAATAGAAGAGGCACATATATGAAATTAAGAATAATAGTAACGAAAAATCAAATAGGTTTTTTAACATTATTAGGTGTTTTTTCTTCAAATTCGTTTATTAGATGTAATAAACTAACAAGTTGTAGTTCTTCAGTTTTATCTACTAATTTTAAAAATTATAAAAAAATAATATTTGCAATGAACGAAGATAGAAAAGTAAATGAATTTTACATGCATATAAAAGAGATAAGAAATAAAAGCATAAATATAGTAGATTATAAATTTACAATAACTAAAGATTAATAAACAAGGAGAATTAAATGAAAATTTTAGAAACTTATCCTAAAAAAACAAAATTAATTAGATTAATAGTTCCAAACAAAGGACTTAATTTTTTATCTTTACTTCAAATTAGATTAAATGGAAATATTAGAAGAAATACAAAATTGATTTCAACAGGTTCTTCTGAAGTGTATTCAAAAAAATATAAAACACAATATAAGTTAGGGTTCTTTGATGAAAACACAAATAAAAAAATACTTTTAAAAGTAAGTCTTAGACAGATGAATAAAAACTTTAATATATATGATTTAAAAATAGAAATAACTAAAAAAGAATACGAATAAAATTAAAAAAAGAACAGTGTTTAAACTGTTCTTATTATTAAGTATCACCATTTTGTTCAATTACCTGTTCTATCATTTCGTTAGGGACTGATTCAAACAATTTATCATTTCTATTTCTCATAAGATATCTTTTTGCTTTATTTATAAATCTTTCTGTAAAAAGACTAGTATCTGTATTTATTAAATCTTTCTTTTCTATTAATCCATAAATATCTTTTGAAATAAATGATATACTAAAATTAATATTACTATTTCCTTCTTCAGGGATTTTAGGTGTTATTTTTCCATAAACAAAATTATTAAAGGTATAATAACTTAAAGGAAGTTGGTTACCATCTGAATAATCTTGTCCGCCATTTTTATTAACGCTATAATTATTAGATTTAATTGGACCACGAAAACCATTACCTTTTAATACTTTTTTTCTATAATTTTTTAATTCTAATTTTGTTGTTATGTTTTCAGTTGGAGGTAATGGAACATATATGTTATTTAAGTTTCTTGCAGTTTCTATATCTATTTTAAAAGAACTTTTTAGATTATTAGAATATTTAAAAGTTAATTCAAAAAAATATTTTTGAGAATAATCACCAACTAAATTATAATATGAATTTAAAATATATAAATCTTGATTTAAAAATAATTTATTTTTTTTAAAAAGCTCAAAACTGTTCTCAAACAGTTCTGTCATAATAGAAGCTATATTATCACTATCATCTCTTCTTGCACCAATATAACTAAAATTATATCCAACAGGTTCACCATTAGGATTATATTCGTTTTTCGATACTCGTGAAGTAAAACCTCCATTTATTAAAAAACTAAACCACGTATCACGTAAAAATTGATAAAAATAAGATTCAATAAGATTATTGTTTATTTTATTATTATTTTCTTTATATAACTCATATCCTTTAACATAACTAGATAAATATTCATAAACATAATATAAACCAATACTTCTATAATAATTATGAAACTCTTCAGATAAGTTGTTGCTTTTTAACATAGTATTATAAATAAAATAAAATTTTTCGAATAAGTTTATACCAAACATTTTATTTTCCAAAAGACTAGTTACAATTTCTTTTGTTGTATAATAAGGTTCGACACTTAAATCTTTCTCTGGTAAAAAAGGTAATAAAGGCATTCTAAAAATAAAGTCAAAACAATTTATTAAATATTTACACTTATCTAAATCATTATCTAATTTAGCTAATTGTTTTTCTATATCAAAATTATCAAAATCTAATTTATCAGTTTCTTCTACACAAAATCCATTAAAAAATATATTATTTACATCTATTCCACCATTCTCTCTTATTTCTTCTTCTAGTAAAGAAAAATCAAATCCTGGTTTCTTCATTTCTAATCTATATCTACTAGGATAAAATATCTTACAAAAATCTAAAAAATTATCTACTCTAACGTCCATTTTTTAATTCCTTTATAGCTTCAATTAAAAGAGCTATTATTTTAGGATAATCCACGTTCAAATACACTTCACCATCTTTTTCAAATTCACCCACAACTTCAGGCAAAACCTCTTTAATTTCCTGTGCAATTATCCCCGCTTCCCTTTTCCCGTCCATATCAAAAGTATATCCAGAAATTTTATCTATTTTATCTAACGCACCATCTATTTTTTTAATATTACTTTTTAATCTTATATCACTAGCATAGTATGCTTTTACGTTACCACGGCATTCTATTTCACCAGCTATTATTTTATTTGAAACATTAAGTGTATAAGAAGAAACGTTTCCTCTTACATCGACTCCTCTACTAGCAATTAAATTACCTATAACAGCTTGGTCGGAAACAAAAGAAGCGTCTTGATTTATTTCAGCTAACACAGAAGTTGAATCTACAGTAAGTATTTTTTTAGCATAAAACGGTTTATTTGCAGTTACCTTTTCTCGTGACACTTCAAAGTCAGAAACACTATTTACTTTATTAACAAACAATTCTTTAAATTCAGGAGAAGTTTTTTCCATAGCTAATTTTTTCCATTTTGGTAAAATAGGAGAACTTTTATAAAATATTTCTCCATTGTTAAAAAATAGAGAATTATCAACCTGAATTCCATTTAAATTAAAACTATTTATTTTTAAATGGACAGAACTTATTTTATCAAAATCATCTGGCAACAACATTTGTTCACCAAATTCAAAGTAATTAGTTGTACCTCTAGCAAATTCAGAATCTTTATAAATCTCAATTAAACTTTCGTCAGCAAGACTTTTAAGTAAATAATGAGCTTTAGAAAACTGTATTTTATTTTCTGTAGTAATACTAGTATCAGTTATTTTATTACTAATAAAATTACTAGCCACATGTTCTTTAATAGCATTACTAACATCTAATATTGCTTTACTAGAAGCTATTTGAGTACTAAGATTAGAATCAATAGCATCACTAATTACTGGTTTATTTAATAATGTATCATAAGTAAAAGGTTTATTTTTAAGAGCGTTTATTTCTGTATTCATAGCACTAAGTTTAGAATTAGTAGTAGTATTTACTATACCAACTCTATTATCTACATATCTTATAATAGCACCTTCAGAAGGTATATTATTATTATTTTCTCCAGTAATACTTGTTACTATTGGTTTATTTTGAATTCTATCCCAAGTTAAATTAATACTACCAAGTCTATCACTTACATCGTCTATTCTAGTTTTAAGAATTGAACCAGCTTTACTTGTTAAAATCTTACTTTCGTCATTAAGAAAATCATTTGTTTTTTCTAAGTTAAAACCACTTTTTTTATCAATGACATTTTCTTTTCTAGATAACTTTGTTTCTATTTCGGAAGACAAAGCATCTAATTTTGTTTTTAAATCACTACTGTCTCCAACAGTAATTATTTTCTTTATTTTTAATTCACTATTTAAAGCTATTTCACCTTCACCTATAGGTTCTGTTCCGACAGCTTTTATTTTATAGAAAGTTAAATTTTCCATGACAAAGATGTCATCATCTACTTCAAGGTGAAATATTTTATTAGTTAAATCAGAAAGTTTATCTACTCTGATAAAACTATTTAAATCTTGGACATTTCTCTGAATCATATACTATTGCACCATATCCTTTTTTCTCTTATTAACAAGGTTTTGCATTTGAATACTTTGTATTTGTCTTGCTGCATTTTCAATTAAACCTTGTTCATTTACTTTAGCTATAAAATCAGCTTTTGTTATTAAAAACGGCTCAGTTACTTTAAAAATTTTTTCAGCCATGTATACTTTTTCAACAAATACTGTACCAGCTAAATGTAATTCTATTAAATCTCTTTCAGATGCTTCTATCCCATCAACATCATCAAACATCCAAATAGTCTTTAAATCTTTTCCATATATTCTTTTATAACCTTGTAATCCAAGTATAGCATTAGCCATGAATATCAAGTCTTTTTCACGACATTTTTGTTTATGACCTTTATAATCAAAACCATCAGCTAAAACTTCTTCTTTTATTTTATTAATAATAGGAAAGTAATTTCTAATGGCTTCTTGTGTTTGAAGAGTTTTTCTTCTTTCAACTTCTTCTTCATCAATAACCCATTCTTTTCTAGAGGCTATCCATTTATATGGTTTTATAAAATCTGGTTTAGGGACTTCAGTAATTTCTTCTTGACCAGCTTCTATATATTCACCATCTTTTAATTGATATTCTCCTAGAGTATATTTAATAAATTTAGTTTTTTCTACTATTATATTTCTACGTTCATCATAATACCATTCAAATATAATAGGCATATTACTAACGTACACTACTCCATTAGGATAATCTGTTTTTATATCTTCGTTAGTTAACTCAGTATTATATTTTACATTTAAATAAAATATTTTATTTTCTTTGAGTTTATTTTTATCTAATATATAAGTATTCAAAATAATTTAACCCATCCATTTGTATGATATTTATTATTAAGTAATTTACCATCTTTTCTTCTTATAAAATATAAATCTTTATTATCTGTAGATTGTATATTTACAACATAATCATTAGAACTTGCCGGCACAGTAAATTCTTCTTTAAGTTCAGTATTTTCACTTAAATAACAAATTTCTAAAGTTACTTCATTGGAAGTTTTATTAGCTATATGTATTTTTGCATTGTTATAAGAGGAAATAGTACTATCTCTCTTTATTATACAAACATCTTCATTTGTATTTCTATAATATAAAGGATTAACAATATAATAATTTAATATATTAAAAACTATTTGTTCTTGACTATCATCTTTTACAGATTCAAATTTTTCTATGTAAAAATCAGGATTTTTAAAAAAATCATACATTAATTCTTTTATTTTACTATTTTCTGTTATTTGAGTATATACACTTTTTAAAAAAATTATTGTTTTCGTAGGATAAAAATTTATTCTAAAAAAGTTTTTCATTGCTGTTTTTACTTTTTCAAAATCAAAATCAAAATTTATTTTAAGTAAAGCTTTAATTTCTTCTTTTGTAAACTCTTTTTTATACCATATATGATTTTCTTCATCATAATGGTCTATATTTAAAGCATCATTCAAAGCTTTATCTGAAAAATATCTTTGAAATAACAAAATATATAATTTAATATTAAATTTAGAAGACACTCTATCAAAAATACCAAGATTATCTTGTTCAATCATATATTCTAAATCAAGAGGATATTTAGATTTTAAATCAAAATAATTACTAAAATAATAATCGCTGCTATAAATTCCTAATTTTTCATATCCTTCGTTAAGAGAGTTTTTTTCTTCATAACTAGGTTCTCCATTTTTAGGAGTAATATTAGAAAAGTAATTTAAAGTTCCAGAAAAATCTAACATACTATCGCCTTTATGATTAAGTATATCTACAATTCTTTCACCATTAAAAAAACATCCTAATATTTTTTTATCTTTTTTTAAATTAATCATATATTACCTACTTACTATGCAATAAAACTTACTTGGGTCTTTAGTAGCTAATCTATTATATTCATCAATAGTTAAATAAACTAAATGTTCATCCCAATATTGTTGCATTAACTGTTTTAATTTTTCATCACTAGGAGTTTCACCTTTAGGTCCCATTAAAGTTTGTAAAGGGACCCAGTTTCCATTAGTATCTTTTATATTTAATATATAATTTTTAGCCATTATTGAGTAGTCACCCTCCTTATTATTTCTTGTAAGTTTTCTGGATAATCATCAGCTGTATAATAAATAATATTTGAACATCTTAAATCTACATATCCATTATCTGCATATTCTGGAGTTGCTATATTAAATCTAATTTGATTAGCATCAGAGTTAGGTGCAACCAATATACTTCCTAACAATATTCCAGAATCATGAAAAAAAGGAGAATAAATAGGATAAGTAGTTCTTAATCCTTGAGGAAGAACAAAAGCATTAAAATTACTAACGTTTGTTAATTTTAATTGAATTGCTGAATTAGTAAGGTATGTACTTTTTCTAGGATTAGAACCATTAACTTCTGCTTTTGGTTTTAATCCAAATAAATCCCATTGAAGTCCACCGAAGTTTAATATAACCCAATCATCAACTCTTCTTAATCTTACTTTACCGTTTAATACTTTTGAAGTAAATTCTATAGTACCTGTATCACCTTTGATTACTTTCCAATCACGATTTCCACTTCCTATTTTTAACCACATAAAAGCTCCATTAGCTCTTGTTCTATCTATATAAATAGTATTAATATCAGCTTGAACTACACCTTTTGGATTACCAGAACCGTGTAATATTTTATTATTTTCTCTAATTACATCAGAGATTTTATTTTGTATATAAGCTTCTATTCCTATATCTGTTTCATTAGGTTTAATCCAAACATCATAGTTTGTTTTATCAGGTTCTGTTTCTGATACTATTACTCCATTATGCCCTTTTTCACCTTTAGGTCCAGGAGCTCCGTCTAATCCTTTAGGTCCTTGTGGTCCAGGAGGCCCATCATGAATTACTTGTAATTTTTCAGATTCTAAAACAGGTAATTGTTCTATTACATATACTTCCATTTTGTAATCTATATTAATTATAAAATTAATTTCTTTTGTATCGAAATTATAAGTATAATGTACGTTTTTAACTAAAGCTCTACCATCAAGATAAACAGTCATTTCTCCTCTAGACATCCATGTATCTGGAAGTTTAACTTTTGTAGTACCAGATTGAACTACTGCATAATGTGTTTGAGGAGCTATTGTTCTAATATAATTATTTACCTCAGTACTAGCTTGAGAAAGTATTCCAGCAACTATTTCGTTCTTTTTATTTTCTACGCTTTGTACTGAATCACTTCTCTTAGCTTCTATAGTATTAAGAACACTATTTTTTGTATTATTAATACTGTCAATAGCATCTTTTCTAACACTATTATTTCCCTTATACAACGCTTCATCTGTTAAACCAATATTAGCTTTAACGTCTTCTCTTAGTGCTTCTATTTCACCTTTTTTAGTTACAGTTAGAGCTTCTATTTCATTCTTTTTATCTTGAGTAAGGTTAGTTATTTCACCAAGCTTAATAGTATTATGAGCGTTAATATCGTCTTTAATTTGTTTCCATAAACCATCATTTTCTGTATTACCTATATATGTTAATATAGATTGTTTTTTTTGTTCTAAACCATCTATATGATTAGTAAAACTATTTAACATATCTGTTATATGACTAGAAAATTGGTTTTGTAAATTAGCTTTTTTATCAGAAAAATCAGCATTAAATTCTGCATATATTTTATCTTTGATTTTTCTCATAGCTTTTTTATATTCTGTAAAAATTATTTCGCAGTATTGTTTATATTCGTTTATTTTATTTGTTTTAAATGTTTCAAATTCTATTTCATAACCAGTAATTAGATTTGTTATTTCTGTAAAAACATGACTTATTTTATTATTAAGTTTAACAACTTCGTCTTCTCTTTTTTGTTGAATTTCAGCAACTATATTATCTTTTCTTTTCTTGATTTCATCAAACAACGTTTTTTTATCGAATTCAAGAGAGTTTAATAATAGATTTTTCTTTTCTTCAAGTTTAGTTTCCATTGTTTTTTCATATTCACCAATGCTAACTTTTGTTTTTTCTATAAAAGTTTTAAAACCATTTATAATTTCATCACTAGCATCTGTTAATTGTTCTTTGCTTGTTTCTAAGAAAAGTCTAAAATCTTTAATTGCATTACCTTTCTCTTCATTGATTTGATTAACTACTTTTTCAGATTCTTTTCTTAAATCAAGAAGAGTTTTATTTTTAGTTTCTATAAATTCATTTTCAAGATTTTGTTTAAACTTATTTAAGTTATATAAACTAGTTTTTTCAGCGCTATTAATACTGTTAATAGCAAACTCTAATAAATTATTTAATTCTTCATTAATAGAAGATTCTATTTTATTTATTTGGTCTAAACTAGATTGTAATTTTAATTCTAAACTTTCTTTATTTTCATCTAAATAATTTTGTAGATTATCTTTAAGACTAGTTACTTTAGTAACAAAAGAATCTAAAGTTTCTTGTTTATATGTATTTATATTACTTATATAATCTTGTAATTTTTCATCAAGAATTTCTTTAATTAACTTAGATGATTTTTCTTTAGTTTCTGTTTTTAGCTTAGATTGAATTATTGTTTCTAAACTATTTATTTTATTATTAGTTTCAGATATACATTTCTCTGAGAATATTTCATACTGAGATACAAAGAAATTTTTTATATCTTCTATTATTTGCTTTTTAATTTCTTCCATTATATATCCTTTCTAATATTTATAAGTTACAAATACTTCATCTTTATTTTTTAATCTATTATCTTTAATAAATACCTGTTTGTTTTTTAATTCATAAATACTATCTGGAGTAATTACAAATTGTTCTTTTCTACTTATTATAAGAATGTCATTTATACTAACAGGATTACTAGCTAATTCTAAACTAAATTCATCAACGTTTAGTGCTTCGACCGTCCCTAATTCATTTAGTTTTACTTTAGTTAAATTATTATTGACTATCTCATAATAAATAGCTTCAAGAATATTTATTAAAGTTTCACTATCTAAATTTTGTTTTTTTAATTCATCAAAATTTATTTTCATTATTTATCACTTCCAAATATATTAATCTTATCAGAATAATTAACATCTTTACCAAAAACTTCAACTAAGAAATATTCTCCTTGTTTATTTTCATATTCATGGTTTTTACTTATTTTATTTTTAATATTTAATATTTTATTCCATTGCAATATATCTTTATTAGCTATTTTTAAGAATTCTTGATATTCTTGTCTATTTAATAAATATAACTCAGTAGAACTATTACTAAAATAAAATATCTTTTTTATTTTTTCTTTTGTAGAAAATCTGTAAATTAAAACACCAGTTTTTCTTATTTGATTTTTTTGATAATCATATATTTTACAATCTTTTAAATAACCACCTATTTTATTAAATCCAGTAATAAAAATTCCTTTGAAACTTTCTTTTAAAGTATTAATATAGAGTTTTTTGTTATTGTCTACATTAGATTCTATGTTTATTAATGTATCGTTTTCTCTTATACCAAATATACTTATTGGAAACTCATTGAAAAATTCCAAGAATATATTTTGTATATTATGAGAACCATCATTAAAATAAACAAATAAACTTCCTTCTTCTTCTCTTATATTAAAAGGAATTTCTGTTAAAGTATTTTCATTTTTTATTACGCTATTATCTAAAATAGTTAAGTTTTGATTATAAACTATTTGATGTGTAATTATATTATTATAAAACTCTTTTAAACTATTCATTGTAAAGAATTGATTTCCAAGAGAACTTACTTTATTTAATTCAAAATATTCTTTTTCTAACATTTCAAGTTCTTCTTTTAATGTTTCGTTATATTTATTATAACTATCAAGAATATAATTATACTTAAATAAAGTTTTTTTAAGTTCTTCTCTTATATCTTCAAAAACTTGTTTATCTATTCTAAGAGAGTTTTTTAAATAATCTTCTTTTAAATAAACTTCTAAACCAAACAATTCTTCGTTTTTAATACCGTTATTTTCATAAAGTTTTAATCCGTCGAATTGTTTAACAAAATCTTCATATGTACTTATTTAAATCACCCCTTTATTGAAAACTCAAACAACATAGGAGTATAAAAATCTTCACTTATACTTTCTTGTTTTTCTTTATATTGATAAGTTAAATAAAAATTATATTTACTTAAAAAACTACTTGTATAGATAACTTTATTTTCTTTATCAAAATAAAAATCAAAAGCTTTGTTGTTTGTTTTTAAAACACTTTCATCGTCATACAACTTCAAACTCTCAAGTTCATCTTTTGAAATTTCAGTTATATTTTTAATATGGTTTTTGTTTAGTGTTAAAAATGCGCCGGCGGAGAAAAAATCAGTTTCATTTAATCCAAGTTCAGTAAGTTTTTCTTTCAACTTAGCAGAAGAACTAATAGGAAACGTTATCTTAATTGATTCTATAGAAATATCATCTGTTGGTATATTATAAACTCCAGGACTTGTTTCTAATGATTTAAAGTCTATAGTAGCAGATTTAATTTCTATTTTATCTTGTTGCTTTATTTTTTCTTCAGGCACTGTTATTTTTAAAACAAAATCACCATTGTTTTCTAAACTAATTAAACCTTCGTTATTATTAAACTCTATGTTTTTAAACTTTTCATTGTCTTCACTAAAACTAAAATTAAACTTTCTAAAAAGTTCATTTGATTTTTTATATATATTAAAACTATTAAGTTCATAATTATTATTAACAAAAAAAGTTAATTCGTTTTCATTTTTATATTGAATAGACTTAAACTTAGCATAAGCATTATTAAACATAACTTCTTCATTAAAATAAAAAACTATTTCTTTAATTATTTTAGGTTCAAAGATAAAACTAGAAATAAAACTATTTGTATTATTATGATTGAAATATCTAAAATAGCTTTCACTAAAATTATCTATATGATTATCATATTTTAATATAATTCTAGATGGAACTAAAGGTAAATTTGTTTCACTAGAATAAAAAGAATATTCCATAGCATTGATTATTTGTTTATTATTAAACTTATAGCTTATGCTCTTTTTATCTATAGAATGAACTTTATCTGAATAGTTAACCGTTATTATTGTTTTAGGATTCATATTTAAACAACCTATTTCAGAATTTATTTCAAAGTTTTTATTTTCATATATTTCTTGTTCATCAAGAAAATCATATAGTTTTATATATTTAAAGAATTTATTATCAAAAAGCTTTTTAAGTCTTTTTTCTTCGTTATCTATATTCTCATATCTTTCTTTGAATCTATTATAATTTCTATTTTTTTTATTTTCTTTTTCCAATAAAAGATTATTATAAGTTGTTTTAGCTATAGTAATTTCTCTTTGTTTATCATTAATATTTTTAATTAAGTTTAATATATCGTTTTTATACATTAAGAAATCACCAACCTTTTATTTAAGTTTATGTTTATATTTTTTTTATCATTTAATGGAATTAACTCTATAGATTTTACTTTTTTATTTATTTCAAATTCATAGTTCTTATAAGAAGGTATGTATTTTACTAAAAGTTCTCTATAAGGTAAATCACTATTAAAATAAAGTTTATTATTTTCAAAACTATAATCAACTTCTTCTTTTAATAAAACTTCATTACCTAGTTTAAATACTTGATTGTTATATTGGCAAGTATAAAAGTATAAATTGTTTTTATTATTCACTTCATAACTTGAACTGTTATTCTTAGATATATCAAAATACTCAACAAATAATCCATCATAGTTAAAAGGAATTATATTAAACTTTAAACTTTCTCCATCATAACAATTTATTTTAACAACAAAATCTATAGGTATATCATAATTAAAATTATCAACTTCTAATTTTATTTTATTAATTTGCCTAATATTATCAAATATTATTTTATTGTCACGAAATTCTATTTTGTTATTAAATAAACCTTCATTGTAATCCAGAATTAATTTATCTATTTTTTGGTTTTTAGCTTTTATAACATTAACATATAAGTTATTGGTATAATCTTCATTCTTTAAATTAATAAAATCTTTAATTTCATTATTTAAGTTAGTTTTAGCTACACCTATTAAATCTATTAAATTTTCAAGAGTGAAACTATCTATAGAAAGAGTTTTACTAAGCAATTGTCTTTCTATATTATTTTTTTCTTCTTGAGTTTTTAGTTGCATATATTTTCTTATATTACTCATTAAAACACCTTTCAAAAAAAGGCGTTATATTTCAAACGCCTTAATAAATATTATCAACTTTGAAATTTATTATTTTAAATTTATATTCATCATCAAGGTTTAGTTTAGTAGAAACTGTTAAAATCTTCCAGTTTTCTTCGTTTTTGTACTTATACATTACAACTTGATTATTAGATAAATTATTCAAATCTACAACTTCTAAAGTGTTATCTGTACTGTTTACATTACAAGTTATCTTTTCATTACCTATATTTATAATATAGTTTTCTCCAGTAGAAACATTTACTTTGAAATCTCCTAATTTAATTAGTTCGATTAATTCATCTCTACCTATTTTTTTAGCTTTGACTTCTATATTGAATTCTCTGATGTTTTGAGATATTAATTCATATCCTTCATTTACTTTATATCCATTAATATAAATATAGTAATCAACATCTTTATTCTTGTTTTCTATATATAGGTTTTTAGGATAAGAAACTAAACTTCCATTTTGTAAATTTCTAAATACAGGTTTTTCTATATCAGAAGCAAAAAGCTTAACATTTTTATGAACCATTTCACTTTTTATATAATCACTAGTATTAATAGGATTAGCATCTGTTAATATTACAAATATATCATAAACACCATCTGGTATAGGAGCTGTCTTATCTAAATCTATATATTCAACAGAACCAGTTACTGCTTTAACGTTCCAATTAGTTTTATCAAAACTATAATATATAAAATTACTGTTTAAAACATCCGGTATAGTTATTTTAAAAGTTACTTTATTATTATTAATTAAAACATCATTGTCAGTAGTAACAATAGGTGCTTTTATTTTTTTAATATTATTAAATACTTCTATTTTATAAGACTCTTGTGTTATTCCTATATTATTAATATATCTTAGATAAACAAAAGTTCTTCCGTTTTCATCTTTAATTAAATTATCTTCATCTGCTATGAAATAATTGAATATAGTATCAATCCAATTCTTATTATCATAACTTACTTGATAAGACTTAGCATCTGGTAAATAATTCCAAGAAATTTTATTACTTTGAAGAGTAAGTTTATTGTTAACTATTTCATTAGATAAATCTATTGACTTATTAGAATCTATTTGAAAAATAAAATAGTTTTCTTCTATTGTATTATAAATAGTATGTCCTTTAACAGTTAATCTAAATACTCCACTTCTAATTACAGATGTATCATTGAATTCTATATTAATATATTTCTTTTTATCATTACTATAAAAAGCATTATTTCCAGGACCAACTCCAGTAAAAGTATTTGTATTAGCTATTGGCATATAACTTTCAATAACTTCATATTCACCAGTATTATTTCTTTGAACTTTATCTAACTTAACTTCAAAAGTTTCAACTTCACTACTTGTACTATTCCAAGTAATAGTAGCTAGGCCTTCTTCTAATTTATAATAAACTTTATTATTGTAATCAAATAAAGGAATTAGTTTATTACTGTTATCTACTAAAAATTTATAAAATTGAACTTCACTAATATTAGAACTTTCTTCTTCTATCCAATAAGCTAAGTATTTATATCCATTAGTTTCAAAAAGATGGCTATCTGTTTTAAAACCATATAAAACTTGAGAATTATAAGTAATAGAATTAGTTACATAAGTTTTATAATCAGTATTATCTGTAAGTTTGTTTTTAACTTCAGAAAGTTCATTTATAAATTTATAATATACTTTTTTAATATTATTACTACAAGAAGCATATAATTCTATGTTATTCTTAAAGAACTTATTATTATTCAAAAATACTATTTCATAATCTAATTTAGTATCTATATAGAAAGTTTTTTCAACTGGATAACTTTCTCTTCCTAAAACATCTATTGCTACAAAACTAACTAAATATCTTCCATCTATATCATGTTTAGTTTTATTATCATTAGTAATATTATCTATTACTTTTATGTTACCTCTATTATCAAGAATTTTATTTATTTTAGTTTGTACGTTAGTAGGAGTACTTAAGAAACTTATTCTAAAATCATTTATTTTAAAATAATCTATATTCTTATTAATATCTACTATATCACTATAATTAAATGTATCTATATTAAAACTAACATCATTAGAGTTAATAGAGAAATATTCAGAAGAGTTATTAGTAACTGGAGAAACACTAACTATTTTAGGTTCTCTTTTTACTAGTATTATCTTATAAGTATAATATCCTCCTGATTCGTTTATATTACCAAAAGCATCTCTTGTTATAAATCTTAATTCCCAAACTCCTTCTTCTTGAGTTGTAACATTACATTTAGTAGCTATCTTATCAAAAGTATAAGTTCCTATTTGTGTAGGTATAGGTAATAAACATTTATAAGTTTTATTTTTACTAGGAGGGATAAGTTCTAATTTATATAACTTACCTTTTATATCAGCTTCTAATTTTCCACTAGGATTTTCATCTATAATAGATTCATCATGAACTGTATTAAAAACTAAGTTGTTTAAATCATTAGTAAAAGAATATTCGTTTGATTTTCTATTGTTGAAAACAGCTACTTTTTTATCTATTGGTTTACTGTAAATAGCATTTGAAATATTTCCTATTTTATTAACTATTACCGGAGTACTTTCAAATAAAAGTCTTGTACCATTTTCTTTAAGCACACCGTTTTCATTTCTATAGTTCCATTCATTTACGAATAATTTATAATATCCTAGTTTTACTTTATTTCCTTCTTTTAGCCATTCTAATTTTATGTTAGTCCATTCTTGGTCGCTAGAGTTATTTAAGTAATAACTATCTGTTACTTTTGCAAATGATTGTAATTGATATTCTTGTACACCATCAGGACTATATCCTAATGCATAATAATATCCATCACTGTCTTCTGATTTTCTAATGTCCCATCTAAACGTTTCATATATATTATTAGTTAAATCTTTTTCTGGTCTAACAACCATTTCTGGAATTAAACTAAATTCAAATTCAACACTGTCTGATGCGTTTCCTGAATAATCATAAGCAATCATTTTACATTTATAATCACCAACATCAAAAGGTGTTATATTATTCATTCTAATAGTTCCATATTCTTTAGAAGCTTGAATTACATAATCTGGATATGTATTATAATTAGCTTCAGCCACATTTGTTTTAAAGAAAAAATGTACTTCTCTAAAATTCCATCCAGCATATTTTTCACTTCTAGCATTATTTATTATATCTATACTAAAATGCTTTTTATTGATAATTAATTTAGAACCATCTAGTCTATGTTGTTCATTAGGTATTTTATAGATTGGTTTTATAGGTTTTTCATTGTAAACGAAGAAGTTAATTATCTTTTCTTCGCTATCTAAGTTATAAGGATTAACTGAAGTTAAACTCATAATATATTCTCCTTCTTCGTTAAATTTATTTCTATTAATTCTATATATATTATCTGCAAATTCATTTCCTTGAAGTTCTATTCTATCTTCAAGTATTAAATTACCATTCTTTGTAATTCTTATTTTTATAGCTTTATGATTAGAACTTCTTCTTATTTTTAAATTTACTGTTTTAGTACCTTTATTACTTAAATAAAAATACAGAGATTTATTATTAAAGTCTGTATTTAAGTAATCAAATAATGGTTCTTCTAAGAAAGTTTTATTTGTTTCAGAATAAAATCTTTCACATTCTAAAGGTCCTATATTGTTTAAACTATTAAAATATCCTATTGTACCTTTTTCTCCAAACTGTAAATATTGATTTCTTATTATTCTAAAATCTTCATCTAATAGTTTATTAGAAACAGTAGGCATTTTAAAACTTACTTTCTTATAACCACATTCTTTTTTCCAATAGTCTAATATTTTAAGTTCAACTGTTATTTCAGCTTCATTATCTATAAACCATTTAGGTATTTTTATATTATTTGTTTGACCTATAAAAACATAATCTGCATTACTATTATAAGAAACAAGTCCATTATTTGGAGTACCTATAAGAGTAACTATATTGTTTTCAAAATCATAATTATAGTTTTTATCTAAATCAGTATATTGTTTTTGAAACTCATTACAGTTTTTTTCAAGTATTAATTGTTGTTTATTAAGCCAAGGTTTTATATTTTCATCAAGGAAATTATTATAAAACTTAGCTTTTATTTTAATTAAGCTATAATAAGAAAAGTTAGGAACTGTCCAACTTAATATACCATTTTGTTTCTTAGAATTAATATAATCACTATAATCTATTTCTGGAGTAAACTTATTACTTTTATATAAACTATGAGGGTTGTCTATAAAATCTTCTTTTATTAAATGAAAATTATTATTGAATCCAATATAAATGCTTACTTTTATTCTGCTTAAGTTATTGTTATATTGTTTAAAATTATCTAAGATTAAATTAGAACCTTTCATGTATATATCTTTATTGTTTACAACTATCTTTGTTTGAAGTTCTTCAAGAGTATTTGTTTTCCAGTTAAGAGTATAAGAATCAGTATCAAAATTATATTCTTTTGTAAAATCGCTTATTTCTATTTGTTTATTAGATTTTAAGTTTTTTATAATCAAGAATTCTTTTACCATTTCTTCAGAACCTATATAGTTTTCAGAAATAGTTGCTTTTATTCTAAGTTCTATTGGTTTTGAAAAGTCAGTTTTTGGTATAAACAAATACGTACCATAATTATTTTGTATAGTTATTGTCTTGTCTTCATATTTAACATCTATCTTTTTTATAACTCCATATTTATGTTTTGTATTTATTGAACATTTATAATATGTTCCAAAATCTTCTAAGTCTACTATAAACTTAATAGGGTTTTTATCTAAATATAAACCAAAAGTATCTTTAACTATTTTTTCTCCATTATTTTCTATTATTATATAGTACAATTCACTAGTTAAACTAGATTTATTTGGTATTCTAAACAATAGTCTTTTATCTACTTTTTGAACTATATTAATTAAGTGTTTATCTCCATAGTTACCTAATATATAGAATTTATAGCTATTATTACTATTTATTTCTATGTTTTGTTCGCAATCATAATAATATAATTGTTCTTCTTGTTTAATATTATAGAAAGTATTATAATCTATATAAAGAGGAAATACTTTATCTTGAAACATTAATTCTAATTTATAATAATCATAATAATTAATTAACTTATCTAGTTCAAATTCAAAATTTAGTAAATCTAATTTATTTTCTATTATATTATACTCTTCGTTAAAAATATCATAGTTAAGAATTATTTCTTTAGAAAAAGAAGCGTCCCAAGACTTCTTTATGACTAGCTTGTCTGGAACGCTAGAACTTGAACAAGAAATAATAGCAAAATATTTATTAGATTTTTCTACTACTTTTACTTGCATATATTATCCTCTCTTTAATTCAATTATTTCATTTTCCAATCTCTCTATTTTAGCACTTAATTCTTTTATAGCTTCTATTTCTATAGAATGTAAACCATTATAGTTTACTTTTAATCTGTTATCTTCTTCTATTATTAATTCAGGCATTACTTTTTGAACTTCTTGAGCTATTACCCCAGCACTATATAAACCAGTATCTATTTTCTTAAAAGTATATCCATTAAGTTTATTAACTAAAGATAAACCGTTGTTTACTTTTTTAATATCACTTTTAAGTCTTCTATCTGAAGTTACTACTAAGTCTCCATATAAAGTAATGTTTCTTCCTATAATTAAATCTCCTGTTATGTTAGAACCAGTAAATACTGAATAACCAGAAGAACTAATGTAGCTAGTTCTAGTAAATGAAGTGCCATTTGCATAACCTATTTCTATTCCTCCAGATGTTGGATTTGAATAACTAGTAGGAGCAAACTTAAATACTTCTATTCCTTGTTCACTAGGACCATGATTTAAAAATCCTCTATTAAAAAACAAGAACGTTTGAGTGTTACTGTCTTTATTGAACCTAATTATATTTTCTCCAAAGTTTATATTACGTATAGAAACATCACCTTTTACTATACCTCCTACGTTTTTATCTAAATAACTTGTAGGAGCAGCTATAGTATCATTAAGGTCTTTTATACCTTGAATCAAATCTTGATTTACTTTACTAATATTATCATTTATCTTAGGAACAATAACGTTATTTAAGTTTTCAATACTCTTTAATGCATTTTTAATAGTTATATTTTCTAAATCTGCAATTCTAGCATTTGTATTTTTATTAACCAAATTAACAAAATAAGGAGTAGCTGCTTTATCAGGAGCCGAATCTGTTATTTCATTAGATAGAAATACAACACCTTGATTAGTAGTTGTTGCATAAGGAACATTATCTAAATCAGTAAATGGATGTCTATGTATTTTATTAGCTTTATCATTATTAAAACTATTTAATAAATTATTAAAGTTTGCAGATAAGTTCTTAGCTCCTTTGATTGATAAAACTTTTTCAGTATCTTCAATACCAACTGGAGTAAGAAAATCTTCTATAGAGTTTACTTTAAGACCTTCATTTGTCATTAATATAGATTTATTAGCTGTTTTTATAATAGGAGTTCCATTAGAATCATTTACTACATTTGAATAAGGTAAACTAGAAGTAAAGTTATCTACTTTAGGAAGATATAAAGTATTATCTATTACTCTATCTTTTTTAGAGTTGTCTATCAGGTTATTAAAAATAACTATGCTTTTAACTATAAAAGAATCTGTATTTTTAGAATTAAGTTCTATAGATGGATTAGCTGCACTTGGTAATAAATAAACTATTTTTTTATAATTTGTGTTTTGTGCATTTACATATACTACAGCTAAATCATTTTTAATATCTATGAAGATATTTTTAGGACCAGCTTCTGGAACTTCAAAACTAAATGTTTTTCTGTTAGTAGTAAAAGTATATGTTTCATTAACACCTTCAGATTTTATAAAAACAGTTTTATTAATAAAATCATTTTTAATTTTATAAATTAATTTATTTTTATTTACTTCTATACCTTTGTTTTTTTGCACAATAAGTATTTCTTTATTAACTAAAGTAAATAATTCAGTATCTAACACTCCATCTTGTGGATTAATATAACAGTTTATATCTTCTACTATCATTTTATTATTATCTAATATGTTTCTTAAATCACATTTAACTACTGGATATAAAGTGTTTTTACATACATAAGTTTTACCATTTTCATCTGTTATATATAATTCATGATTAAACTTTTCTATTTGTGTTATTCTATCTGTTATATTATGTTCTATTTCACTTTTTAAAGTTAAGCTTGAATCTATTTGAAAACAATATAATAAACTAGTGTCAACAATAAATAAGTTATTTTTTCCAACTATAGATATTTTAGCTTTATCAGAAAAGAATTTATTTGTTTCTAAATAAGTTGTTGCTTTATCTTTTCTATTTATTTTAACTATTCTACTATCTGATAATAATGCAAAAACATAATCATCATTACAACAAATATCTTTTATTAAAAGAGTTGTATTAAATATTTCTTCATGATTTATATTATCAAGAGTTTTAGATTTTTCTATTATACTTCTTTCTAAGCATAAATAAATAGCGACTTCATCTAAGCAAGTACCTTTGATATTAGAAGAAACAGAAACATTAAGAGGAATTAATAAATCTTTATAAGAATTATAAACATAAGCTGTTGTACCTTTTACGCAAACAGTTTCATTTATAAAATAATTTGTTTTACAAAAATCAAAATTATAAGTTTGTTTTAATTTTGTACCATCTAAAGTAGTTAGTTTATTATTTACTACACTTAAAATTTTAATATCTTTCTTTTTTTCTTCAGTAGATGTTAATTGTTTAAAGTGAGTAGTTGAATCTTTAGATAATTCATATAAATTATCATTAATAAAAACATAATCACCTAATTGATATGTTTTATTGTAATCATAAATACCAGCAAATCTTTTATTTATTTTAGCAAATATATTAGTTATAGCTTCTAATTGTTCTATTGAGCTATTCCACTTAAAAGCACCAAAATAAGGATTATCTACAATTGCTTTTAATTTTTTTAAATCATTCAAATTCTATTCCTCCTAAGATTATATTTCATCTATATAAGTTTCTATTTTTTGAGAATCTTTAACATCTAAAAACTCATGTTCAATTCCAACAGATTTAAAGTTATTTAAATAAAATTCATCTGGTCCTGAAGCGCTATAAGTTTTTATTATTTTCTTAGAAAAATTAATTTCTTTGTTTAACTCTTCTATAAATAAACAATTACCTCTTAATTCTTCTAAAAAGATATTACCACTAACATCTTCTATAAGTTTATTATTAATAAAAGAATATTTCTTATTTAAACAAATTTCTTTTAATATATCATTTATGTTTATATTAGGAGTTTCTTTACTTATATAACATATTTCATCATAACTATCTTTAAAATATATTATCTTATCATTATATATAATATTAGTATTAGATTCTTCTGTTATATAAAAATCTTCTGGGTTTGAAACTTCTAATTTTATTTTACTTATATAATCATTAAATTCAAAAGGTTTATTTAAACTATTTTTATTTAAAGTTATAGTTTTAACATTGTTGTTCTTATCATATATATATAGCTTACATACAAAGTTAATATCACTTATCTTTTTATTTGTATTTAAACTTAATAGCTTAATATTCTTTTTAAACTCACATAAACCTAATTTATTTATATCATAGTAAACCTTTATATTTTCAAAAGCCTTTAGTGGTTCAAAATAATTCTTTTCTTCTTTTGTATTATCAGAATAATAATATTTTTTATTTGGCTTTTTATTGAAATATATAATTTTACCAGAATTATATGGTTCAGAGAAAGTGTTGTCTATAAATAATCCATCTTCGTCATATATATTATATTCATTATTTTCTACATATATTTTCCAAAATAAAGGAACATCTATAAACTTTGTTGTAGCTAATAAATCTGGATTATTGTCTAACTCATATTCTAGATTATCATTCATAAGTATATCTATATTATTTATTGATTTATTTATGTTTATATAGTTTTTAATTTCAGGTACAGTAACTTTAAAGTCAGCTAAAGTTCTAAAATCAGTTACATTAAGTTGATTATTTTCTTTCTTAAAATAAATAGTTTTACCTTGATTTTTAATCCAGAAATCACTTATATATCCATTTGAATTAATTAATTCAAAACTATAATCTGAAATTATTGTATAATATACATCACAATTATCTCTTGCATATATTCTATTACTTTTAACATCATAAGAACCAACTACTTTAAAATCTTTTATGTTAGTTAAGTCAAAATATTCATTAGCTTTAAGTTCTTTTTTTATACTGTTATAAATAAATCTTTTTTTATTAAAATCAAATAAATTCCAAAATCTAAGAGAATTATCTTTGAAACCTCTGCTAAAAAGTTTTAATGTATTTTCTTTACTAAGGAAATAATTTATGTTATCTTTATCACAGTGAAGTTTATCAAAACTTTTGTTGGCTATTTGAAATTTAAAAACATAACTGTCTTTTACATCTATATCAAATTCATAATATTCAGGTAAACTATAATCTAATAATTGAAATCTTAATTGATAAAAATATATTTCGTCACATGTTTTATGGACTTTTATACTATCAAGATGTTCTAATTTATTATGTTTTGTTCTATATAAAGAAATCATATTATCCTTGATTATTATTTTAAACTTACCTTTTTGCATCTTATAATTAAAGTTTCCGTTTATAGCAAAAACATTATCTTTATGTTTAATATGATAACTAGGTTTTAATTTAAAAACATTAGGATTTTCATAATGATTCTTAACAATAAAATAATTAGTAGAACCATTAAAAGTGTTATCGAACTTATTGGCAAATAAATCTTTAAAACAATCCATTTCATAAGTAGAAAGTTTTCTATTTTTTATTTTAAAATCATTCAATCCTAAGAAGTTTAAATAATTATATAGATTATTAAATTCAACCTGAGTTTCTCCTAAGAAATACTTTTTATAATTATCCATTTCTCCTTGATGATTAAAATAAATAAATTCGTTATCTGCAAAATAATATTTACTATATAACTCTCTATAGTAAATTTTATCTCTTAATAAATATACTTTATTTCCTTCTATGTTTATTAATTCAGAATAAAACTTATCTTTATCATCTTCTAATAAGATAGTATAAAATGTTTCTCTTATATTAAAACCACTTTTGTTTTCATTGTACTTAGAGAATATTTTAGCTAAATGAGTTTTAGTTAAATATTGTTTTCCTCTATAGTTATATAAGATATAAATAAAATTATATTTATCTATTTTTAAATCTTTTATGTTTATATTTTCTAAGTTGAAAAAATATCTATTGTTATTAATCTCGTTAAATAAAATTAAATAGTTTTGTTCAACGAAATAAATAAACTCTTCATCTTTTATGTATATTCTCTCAACAAAATTAATACTTTCAAAAATTTGGTTTTGAGATTTTTCTCCGCCGGCGAAATTGTGTTCGGAAAACGGATAGTTTTTCTTATCAGTTTTCTCATATCCGTACTTATTTAACAATCTAATAACTTGTCTATTATTATTTGCTTTTACTAATATATCGTTATATAGATTATTAAATAAAATATCTTCTTTTATATGAAGTAATTTATTTAAGTTTTCACAATCAGAATTAGAATATTCAGAAAACATATTTTTAAGCAAATTATGTTTCTCATCTAATCCTTCTGTTATTCCATTAAGATAAATATCAGTAATAATATTAGCCATCTAATTCACCTTACCAAAACTTATCATATTATAATCATCAATATCAATATAATTATCTATATCTAAAGAATAAATACTTTCTTTATAGTTATTTCTGAAATAAAAATCTAAACTTATTTCTAAAGGTTTTAAATCATAATAAACTCCTTCAAATCTATTAGATAAATAATTATCTATTAAGTTAATTATACTTTGTTTTCTTATTCTTATTTTATTATTTTTATCTACAAATAAATTAGATAGATAACTTTTTATTTCAGCTTCTACATCTATTACTAAATTAGTAAAATCAGGAAAGTAACTTAATTGTTCTCTTAAAAACTCTACATTTAAAACATATAAATTCGGTTTAACTAAGTTAACAATTGAGTTTTTATAATACTCAACTATATGTTTATTACTATTAATAATTTCATCTATTTCATCTATTTTAAATGGATAAACTATTATATTAGTAACATTATCTTCTTCTTTTATTTTAATGTTCTTAATTCTAGAATCTTGAGAAATAACTTGTTTAATTTTTGCTTTATTATCAAACCCTAATTCTTGTAATATGTTCTTACTTCTTTCTAAGAATTCAAAATCACTTTCCTTATTAAAAGTATTTTGTTTTAAACTTATTACGAATAATTTACTAGATTCATCATTTATATTACCATTTTCAACACTACAATAAGTTCCATCTAATATTATTAATCCATTATTTCCACTTATTTGATTTTTAATATCTTGGTTATAAACTTTTTGTACAGTTATTTCTTCTCTTTCTATAGTAACAGAAACATTTTTTATGTTCTTATAATAAGAATTGTTTATTAACATTAAACAATTTTCTTGGATATTAAAACTATTGTTGTTACTTTTAAAAGATAAAGTCAAAGTATATAGGTTTTCATCATTATCTTGTTTTCTGTATATATTAAAAAACGAAAGAAAGTTATCTAAATCCTGACCTTTCATGTTTTCAAATATTACTTTATTTAATATATTTTGAACTTCTCTTTTATAATCATTGTTTTGCTCAAACAATGCTTTCAATATATCATAGTCAAATGAATTTCTATCTACGTCAAAACCAAGTTTTTGGCTAAGATTCTTTAAAAACTCATTGTATGTTTGTTCTTTTAAATTGTACATAAATCACCTAACCTATATTTATATCTTTTAAGATTAACATTCTTTCCCTACCCTCGTGGTTTTTATAAAAAACTATAGACAAAACATTATCTTTTAAATTAAAAGAAAAGTCTACAGTATTTATTAGATTTGGATAGTTTTCGAACAAATCGTTTATTTTATTTTTTATCATATCTTTTATTTCTTCATTTGTATAGTTTGCTCTCTTATATAAGATAAAATTATTCTTTAACCATTTCTTGTGAATAAGATTAGTGATTAATATAGTTCTAGCTAATCTGAAATTAGTTTCTGCTTGATTTCCCATAACAAAGTCTGAGAATATTTTTTTCTTTTCATCTAAATCTAATTTTCCATCTTCATCTATACTAAATAACATTACTTATCACCCTTTATTACTTTCCATCTATTTTTTTCTAATCCTTTAACAATAGATAATCTAGCTATTCTTTCTCTTTCTGTACTACGTTGGTCTCTAGTATGAAGAGCATTATCTATTTGTTTAAATTTATAAATAACACCTTTAACTAAACCTATTGTTTTTAATATAGCAGCAAACTGAGCTTTACTAGGAAGAACGAATCCTGGAGTAAATAAAGTAGATGGTATATTAATCATCTTATTTAAGTAGTCTGTCATTATACCAGATATCTTTTTAAAAAACTCCCATTGTTCATATTGTTCTTCTTTTTTATCCATTCCAACATTACTTGTATCGGCTTTTAATTCTTTAACTTCTATTTGGTCTACTTTAATTCTACTCATCTTCATCACCTAATAAAATATAAGCTAATTGTTTATTTATAAACATTCCAAGTTTAACATTATCTTGTATTTCAAAATACATAATACTATAATTAGCACTAATATCTGCTGTAGATAAAGTAACTGGACTTTGTATCAACATTACTATATCTAATATGTTATTTTTTTTATCTTTGAAATATTCTTTAATTTCTAAGTTTTTATATTGAGTAGTTCTTCTTGTATTTTCTAAATTAATTCTATTTCTAATTTCATCTAGCTTTTTAGCAAAAGCTAAATTGTTATTAACTATTTGAGTCTTATTTTTAGAAAATATATTTTTAAAACTACCATTAATAAACTTCTTTTCACTCAATAGATATGCAGAACCTTCAAATAAGATTCTGCTACTATCTAATTCTAAAATTATTCCAACGCCTTTTTTCATAAATTAATTCACCTTTATTCCTATATAAACTGGTATGTGGTCAGACACATCTCTTTTATTATCTTCTGGATAATTATATTCAGAAAAATAAAAGTAATCTCCATTAACTTCATCTACTAAATTTGGAGTAACTACTATGTTATCAAATAAGTTTTTAGTTTCACCTTTTGTATCTACAGTAGTAGCATTTCTAATCATAGACTTTAATTCTTTGTATTGTTGTGGAATTACATAAACATAGTTATTAGCCCAGCTATCTCCAGTATGTCTTATAACTGAACTATTATAATCTATTATTTCTAAGTTACAGTCACCCATAAGTACACAACCTGTATTTTTATTCATGTTTTGTTTCATCTTAGCAAAAATAGCATTAATAAATTTCTTTCTTACTTCTATATCATCTACTTCATAATCAGAAGAACCATAGAAGTTATGGAACCAATATACTTTTAAAGTCTTTATTCCTATATTTAAACTTTTTAAATCAAAAGTAGTTTCTATAAAACTTCTTTCAACTTCTCTTACTTCAACTTCACCGTTATTGTTTTTATACTTTAATTTTTCTATAACTCCACTTTTTATTGTTTTGCTTTCATTTGTAATATTTAGCTTTCTATTTCTAAACATAGCTCCATATTCAGCACCATGATGGTTTTCAAATATTTTACCAACAATATATCCATCATAATAATTAGGAGTTGTATTACGTATGAAATCTTTATAATTGTATTTACCAAGAACTCCATCTTTATTAAAACCATCATATACTTCTACCATTAAAGTATAATCAAATACATCAACTACTTTTTCTCTTACGGTGTTTTCTTTAAATTCTATTACTTTTTCAGCACGTCCAGTACTTCTCATAATAGAACCGCTGTTTAAATTCATAGTACTTTGTAGTTGTACATTGAAAAATCCTATAGTTAAATCATAATTTCTACCTAAATTACTTCTTGTTATTTTATTATAAGGATTATAATCTCCTAGATTTGTATTTCTAAATTCTGTCGCATCAACGTGTATTTCACCTAACAAAGCAGCCTGAGCTTTCTTTTCAGTAATTCCAACGCTAGATTTAAACAATTCATGCAAGTTAAAAGTTAAAGTACCAAGTAATACATCGCCTAAATAATTTAATGTTTTTGTAACTCCTCTACCCATATTAATAAAAAATTGAGGAACTTTATATTCAAAAAAGAATTTAAGTGATGTAAAGTATTCTTTGTAAACAGAATCTTTAAAAACAAATGCTTTTTCTAAATTCACTGGCATTTGTATTATTCCTTTTCTAAACATAGGTATAAATCTAATAGGTATAACAGAAGGACTAAACATTATTTGAGACATAGCTGTATTATCTAAATCTAAAGCAGTATTATCTTTTTTGAAACTAATCCATTTAAAATAAGTATACTTAACAGCATGAGTTGTATATTTTAAATAAGATGCAAATACTTTATTTATAACATAATTATCTGTTCCATCTATTTCAGTAGCTGATTGTTCTCTAAAAACATCCATTAAATCATAAGAAATACTATTACAAAAAGTATCTAAAACAGGGTCTCTTAAATCCCAAGCTGCACATACTTTTAAAATAGTAATCATACCTCTTTTATCTAATATATGCTCAAAAGACATTACTTTGAAAATTCCATAAGTTGAAGCTGTATCATCTATTAAATGAATATAATCTCCTATTTCAACATCTTGATTAAACAAAATAGTAATAGAACCTTGATAGGTTAATTCAAGTTCTTTAATTAATTGAGTAGCCATGTACTCACCTTGAATTAATACATTTTTATTATTTATTTCTTCTCCAAAATTAGCTAGTATATTTTGTATAGGCTTTTCTACTATATAATCTATATTATTACTTCCTATTACTGTTAATCCTAATTTGGTTTTTCCAGGAAGCCAACCTCTATCAACATCTTCTATTGTTAATGTATTAATCACATCATTTGTTTTTATATCATAAGAAATTAAATTTACTTTACTTATAGCAAAAATATTTTCACCTATTTTTCTTCTTCCGTTTCTATATAGATTATCTTCAAAGTTTTTAACTATATCTGCTTTTTTTGATTCATACCTTGATTCTAAATCAATATATGAATTTGATAACGTTTTATCTATCTCTTCTTCTATTACACTATTCATAAATTCAGAAGGAGTTTGAGTATTCTTTTTACTTTTTATAGGTTTATTTGTTAATTTTTCTTCTTTTGTTTTTGGATTTACAATTACATTACCTTCTTCATCTATTTCCATATTATTTTCATTTAACTTTTCATTTTCATCTTTTAAAATTTTATCTAAATCATCTATGAAATTACCAGTTTGTTTCCAATTATACTTTAAACAATTGTAAAAATAATTAGAACGTCCAAGGACTATTGTTTCATAGTCCCCGTTTTCTCTAACGTCCCATTGTGAACAAGTAACTAGATTTTCATAATAATTCATTATGTCAGCAAATGAATTGTTTTTAAAATTTGGTCTAAAAACTTGATTTGCTGAAGCTACAGTTAAATCTCCAAGTAATAAAGATTCTCCGTTTAAATCCATATTATTATGGCTAGCAAAAGAAATTATATTATGGTTTGGGAAAAAACTTCCGTTTAAAGAAAAGTCATAATCATAATTAGATTCTATTCTAGAGTTAGAACTAGAATCATTAGTTTTTACTTCGCTTCCATCTAGCAACATATTTATCACCTACCTCTCAAAGTTTCTATTACATAATCTCTTCTTTTAACAAGTCCTTCTATTACTTTATGCTTATCGTCATAAATATAATAACCATCTTCTGGGTCTAATAAGAACTTAACGGCATCTTCTATTCTTCCTTGAGCTACAAAATTATATATGTATCTGAATTTTTTATTTCCTGGACTATATTTCCAAGCTAAATCTAATAAAGCTGCTTTTTCATTTGGTTTTAGATTATCATATCCTTTGTAACGTCTTCTTATATCGTTTTCATAATATTCTAAACCTTTTCTTAATATTTCATCAGCTCTACTTTCAGACATTTCTAATCTTGTATTAGGGTCTTTAGTTTTATAAGCTAAGTATTCCCACTTAGGTACTATTGATTCTACAGACATTACTCCAGCATCAAAGAAGCCGTGCCCTATAGATTCTCCTACTATTTTACCAGATTTGTCTGTGTAATATTTTTTTGCAAAACCTTCTAAGCTTTTTAATTTATTTACAGTGTATTCCATATAATCTTTATCTGCAGCATCAAAATCTACAGTAAATTGGTTTTTACCTTTTTGTCCTTTATAAGAAGAAGTTGAAGTATTTCCTCCAGTATCTTGAGAAACAATACTGAATTGCCCTTTTAAAAATAATTCAGGATTTACATAAAATTCATCAGAACTTTTATTTAAAACTCTTATATAATGACCAGGTTTATTTAACTTTAATTGTTCTTTAAAAAACTTTAACGTTTCTGTAGTTTTCTTTACGTGAACTTCAAAATGCAGATGTTTAGCCCAAGAATCAATTTTAAAACCACTTCCACCAATTTTTCCAATAACCTGTCCTTTTTTAACTTTATTTCCAACACTAACATTATAACTATCTAAATGATAATAAGCTGTAGTAACAATACCATCATCATGTTTTATACGAACTCTATTTCCAGCTCCATTATCGCCATATTTATGTACAAAAATTACAGTTCCGTCTGCAACAGAATAAACGTTTTTAGATGATTCTGCTGAGCTATATTTATAGTCGGCTCCAGCATGAAATCCTAAACTATGGTTTCTTTTAACTCCAAACCAAGCTCCTTTTCCATTATTATTAAAATGGTCTTCACTAGGAACTAATGGTTGACATGGTTGTAACATATATTCTCTTTTTTCTCCAGGGTTCAAATTATTTGCAACAACTTTATAAGATTTTCTATAATTAGGACCTTCTGTTTCTTTTTCGTGACTTATAGTATTTGAATGATTAAGATTAACATATCCATAAGCCTCATAGTCTAAATCAACATCATATATATTAATGATTGAATTTCCAACAACTTCAAAATTTTGTTTTCCAGAACCAAAAGCTTTTGTTAAATCTATTTTATTTTGAAAGTTTGTAGCTAAGTAATTTAAATCTCTATTTAAACTTTCTTCTTTAAAAACATTTTCAAAATAAGGTCTATATTTATAACCCATTTTAACTAACATTATTTGAGTTGCAGCAGAATAAGACGCACTTCCTAATTGAGCTAAAGTATCGATTCTTTCTTCTCCATATGATTCAAACATATGCATATTTGGATTATTAATACCAGCTTTTTTATTTCTTAATGCTTCTAAGAAATCATTTTCTTCTGGAACTTCATCGTTGTCTTTTTTAAAAAACCTCTTTATTTTAGATGTTAAACTTTCATCTTTATTTGTTGCTTTTTTATCACTAAATGAATGTCTATTATCATTTCCATTACGTTCAACTTCATTTTCATTTGGAGCTGTAGTAACTATCATATTTGATAAAGTAGATTCATTAGTTAATTCTTCTTCTCCTGGAATAAAGTTATATAAAGTAGAAGCGAAATCTGCACAAGTAATCATTAAACTGTTTCCTACTTCTTGAGAACCAACAACTAAACCGTTGAATATACTATAAGAATTATTAAAATTATAACCTAACATTATTCTAACTTCACAACCTGGTTTAATAATAAAACCTCTTATTTTTCCGTCTTGCATAGTCTTTATACTAAAAGCTCCGTCATTCATGTTAAAGTTATAAAATCCTTTAGACGCCATACTTATGGTAAAGTTAGCAGTTTTAATTTTTGTTTTAGGATTTTTACTTATAGAAATGCTAGTTATATTTTTTAATTGAACATAATATTCGTTAGTTTCATCTTCAATAGTTTCTTTAACATTAACTACTATTACATAATCAGGAAATAAAGTATCTATGTTATCACAAACAGCTTTGTTTATTGATAACAAACTATTAAAAGGGTCATTATTTGATATTATTCTAGCTTTCATAAGAGTATTGATTTTTGTTTCTTTAGTTTCACCTATATCAAACTCTGTTGTGAATTTTTGTTTATTGTCAGACGGTATATGTATATTTCCAATATTAGTTTTTGGAATAAAATATTCTACAGAATCTTCTTTATGAGGGTCTAGTTTAATATCATTATATTTTTCATCTCTAAAAAAACTTCCTCTTTCTTGTTCAACAAGAGATAGTATATTATTATTTCCTTCTAATATTTCTGTTTCATAAAAAATTCTTCCAGTTAAACTAAATAAACTTAATCTAGGAATTTTCTCTCCATATAAATAATCAATGTCTTTCTTAGCTAAATCTCCTATTATTTGTCCTTTTTGTTCTCCTAAGTCTTCATATTTAGTTCTCATAACATAAACACAATCACTGTTATATATGTCAATATTATTTCCGTATTGTTGTTTCAATTCACTAAACCAAAATAACTTTTCACTATCTAATTTAAAGTTATAGTTTGAAACAGCTTGTCCTAAAAAACCAAAACATGTTTCTGCACATAATCCAAAAGTATCTGTTCTATCATCTGATTTTAATAACATAGGAGTGCATAATACAGTACCTTTTAATAAATCATTAAGCATTTCGTTTTTAGTTAATTTATCTAAAGCACCTTTTTTATTTTCAGTTAAGTTAAAACAAGTTAATCTTAATAAAAATATATTATATATTTCAAACTCTATATTTTTTTTATTGTTTTTAAAATAGCTTTCATATTCGTTCTTTATCTTTTTTATAGTTAATCTAACTTCTTCTCTTATAGAAGGTGTAATTTTTTCAACATTATAAAAAATTTCTTCTGTTATTCTTTTTATAAATTTTCCATCACTTAAAACACCAAGAAAAGAGTTGATTATTTCGCTGGCGCATTTTTGTATGAAACCAAAACATGTATGGTATTTAAATGTTCCTTTTTGAGACAATAATTCAATGTTACCACTAATATTAATAAACTCAATTAAATCAACTATTCTTAAGAAAAACTCTTCAAAAATCTTTCTTTTTATTTTATTTAATTCTGTTTCTCCATTTATTTTATCGTTAAACATTTCTGTAGTTATAGGTCTTATTATTTCTTCTAAATAAGAAAGATTTATTTTATCTGAGCTACTTATTTTATATGGTTTTTTAAAAGCTTTATCTTTTGTAAATTTATAAATAAAATAAGAAGCATCAAAAAAATTCATTAGATTATACATAGAATTCATATCACTTAAAACCAATTGTTTAAAAACAGCTTTATCATTTAATAATCCGTAAATAATATCTTGTGTTGAAACTTCTAAGTTATTTATTATTTTTTCTCTATTACTATAACCTTCTTGTGGATTTATTATATAATTTATTGTACTTTCTATTTTATTTTGAACATTTAAATTATCAGGAACAGTTCTTAATTCAAGTAAAGCGTAAAATAAATTTCCATAAGCGTTTGTAAATTGTGTGGAATAAGATTTGATAAAATCAGAGATTTTCAAATTTTTTATTTCTTTTGGAAATATTTTTCCGAACCAACTATAACTGTTATAAAAAGCGTTTGTTATATCGCTTATTTTTTTAAATAAAAAAATGTTAGATTCTTCATTTTTTGCTTTATTAACAGCTTCAGTTGTATCTCCTATTTTAGAAACATAAGGGACTTCTATTTTAACATTTAATATATTTTCTTTTGTTATGTTTAAATAATTATTAAAAATTTCTAACCAAGAACCAAATAACTTATCATTCTTAGATTTCTTTTTAAAAACCATATCTCCTATAGAATCACTATTGTTTATTAAACTTTCACGTTCATATCTATAACTATTAATATTAAATACCATAGTTACAACTATCCCGTGTTGATTTTCTAAACTATTAAAAGACATATTCAATATATCTCCAGAATAGAAATCAAATAATTGTATTAAAGGATGTTCTATTTGAAGTTTGTGTCCTATTATATTTTTATCACTAATAGTTTTTAATTGTTGTACTAAACTTAATTCTTCTTCTTCTTTGAATAATAACTTACAAGAAAAATTAGTTTTACCTAATCCTATTATGCTTTTTTCCATTAAACTATTACCTTTAATTGGAATATTAGCTATATTATTATTAGTAATTAATTCTATTTCCATAATACAATTATTAGGTATTTTAATAGTAGAAGTTACACTTTCTAATTTTTTAGATAAGAAATCTTCGTTATTAAAATCATCATCTTCTAATCCAATTTTGTTTTCTGTAGTTATTTTTTTAACGTTATCAGCATCTTCATCGGTTCTAACTTTTTCATTTAAATCAGCTCCTTGTTGTAATCTAAAAGATTTAAACTCACTAGTAATAAGATTATTTTTATATATAGCATTTAATGCTTCAACGTTATAATATTTTAAATCTATACCAACACTTGTATTACCAAGTTTATTTGTTTGTTCTGCAATTTCATCTTTTATTTTATCGAATCCTGTTTTCTCTAACCAAAGTTCAAATGTTTTCATATATTTAATTTGTTCTTCTTCAGTAAAAGAATTTTTATATAAACTAAGATTCATATTAACATCATAACCATCAGCAGTATTAACTTTAGACTTAATACTTAGATTATCAAGAACCATACATAAACTTTTAAATCTTTTATGTATTTTACTAAAACGTTCTTCTGAACTAGTATTAGTTCCGTTTATTTTATCTACTACTTTATCATGAAGAACCATTCTATCTTCTGCTAAACTATTAGCTAAACTAGAACCAAGTTTATCTAATAAATAATCATTTTCTACAACCAATACACCTAAAGTTCTAAATAAACTATATATATAAGCAAGATTAGCTAACTCTTCAGTTCTAAGTACAAAATGTAAATTAACTGTTTCTATATTAGCTAAATTACTTTCACTCATTACTGTACCAAAACCTCTAATAGCTTCCATTCCAGCTGAATATCTAGAAGTATCAAAAATTATATTTCTTATACCTGTTTTAGGTGATAATGGAATTCCATTAAATTTTATTAGCTTTTCCATTTTTATCTCCTTTAATTAATTGTTTTATCTAACTATTTTAACTTGTAATAATTGTTTTAACAATTTTATTAAAAAAGAGCGAGTATTTAAACCCGCTCTAGAAAGTATCTCTTACGTTTGTATATATTTTATAATTTCCCATTCTTCTTTGAAGATTATCTGTAGGAGCTATTGTTCCATATCCTCCACCTTGTTGTGGTTGTTGATTGATTTGGTCATTCATTTCTAGATGAACTACTGTTCTGTTTCTATTCAATAAGCTTACAAATCCACCAATAAGAGCTGCTCCGATTCCAATAGCTAAACCTGTTTTAGCTTTTTTACCTTTAAATGCTTCTTTAATTGTTTCTCCAGCTTCAGTTGCAGCTTTACCAGCTGCTTGCATTGTATCATCTACTACTGTTTTACCTTTTTCAACAGCTTCTTGAGCTGTATCTTTTATATTCTCAGCAGTTTTACTATTAACTTCAGCTTCACTTGCTGTATTTACAGTTTCTTCTACAACTTCTTTTGCTTTTTCAAAAGCTTTTTTATTTTCTTCTATATTTTCAGCTACATTTTCAGCAGTTTTTGCACCTTTATTTATTTCTTCTTCAGCAGAGCTAGCTTCGTTAATTATTTCTTCGGCTTTCATTTTTTTGCTTGGTTTTTTACTATTAAAAACAAAATCTTGTTGAGAACCGTTTCTTATTTCTTGTTCGTTTTTATTAATAGGATTACTTATTTTACTAGTCTTAGTTGTTTGTTCTTCAGTAACAGAGTTTATATCATTCATATCAGAAGTATGTTTTGTATATTTTTCAGCTTGTTTTTCTTGATTTCTTAAAAACTCATTATCATCAGCAGACGCTTTTATTTCTTCTGTATGTTCTTCTGTTTCTTTTATTACTCTATCAGACTTCATTTTATTCTTTTCTTTTTGAGGAGAATTAAAATCTTGTTGAGTATTTTTTCTTATTTCTTGTTCATCCATAGAAACAGAATTTTCCATTTTTTGTTTTTTAGTAACTTGTTCTTCTGTTTTATTTATATCATTAATATTTTCTTGTTTACTAAAAGTTTCATTAGCTCTTTCTTGTCCTTCTACATTTTTTATCTTTTCTTTAGTTTCCATTTCTTGAATAGCTTCTTCTCTGGCTTTATTTATATTTTCTTCATATTCATCTTCTTTAGTTTTAGTAACTATATTGTTTTCAGCATTATTTATTATTTTTTCTACTTCTTCTTCTACTTCTTTTTTTAATTTCTTTTTCTTATTATTTATAAGAAATTCTTGTTGAGTTCTATTTAAATCTTCTCTTGCATAAGTTTTTTCTTCAAATAGTTTTAATTGTTCTCCGTATTTTTTTTCTGTTAAAACTTCTTGAGGATTTAAACCTTTAGCTTTAATATCTTCTATTTCTTTTTGAGTATTATGTAATTCATCTAATCTTTCTTCTGCTATTTCTTTTTTATATTTATCTGTAAGTCTATCGCTTATTCCTTCTATTTCTTGACTTCTTTTTTTATCTAATTCAGCATTCTTCTTTTTAATAGCTTCTTTTTTTTCTGTCTTAGTCATTTCTTTATTATTTTCAATTTTCTTTTTTTCTGTTGCTTTTAATTGTTTATATTTATCATTTATTATTTTAACTTCTGTTTTAAAATCTTCATCTCTGTTAAAACTAATCTTCTTTTGTAATGAAGAGTTTTCTATAATTATATAATCTTTTTCTTCAAAAGGTTGTTGTCTTACTTTTTCATTTAATTTTTGACCAGCTCTTTGTATATCGTTTTCACTTGAAGAACTTTTTAAAGGGTTTTCTTTATCTTCTGTTAAGTTTTTCTCCGCCGGCGCATTTTTTGGTTTAACATCTTCTGGTTGAATATCTGCTTCGCCAGTTGTTTTTTCTTCAACTTTATTAACAAAACTAGAACCATCTTGCACATCAACTTCGTCGAAAACTATATGTGGTTTAGAATCACTTTCTTTTACAACTTCTTCGACTTTTTCTGCAACTTTTTCTTCTGGTATTTTAGCATCGTTAACTTTTTTCATTTCTTCAGCGATATTAGAAAACCAATGTTTCCAACCATTTATTACACCATGGAAAAGAACTTTTGTTTTATCAAGACCCATTACAGTAGCATATTTATCATTAATGTTTTCTTCTGTTATATCTCTGAATAACGCTTTAACGGTTGATATTTTAATACTAGGATTCTTTCCTGAACCAGCTTTTATTAAAATATCTTTATAAGCTCCTGTAAAATTATCCAAAATTATTTCATTAAGATGTCCAAAACCTCTTAGGATAGTATGTTTTAAATTGTTATTAACAACTCCGTTAGCATCTATAATACCTTTAGAAGTACCACCATTCCATAATGCAAATATATTAAATAAATTAAAAGAGCTATGACTAGTTAGTTTGTCTAAAGATTCCTGAGAATTTTCATCCCAAACACCAGTTAAAATCATTAATTGTTTTAAAATATTCTTTTTATCTGCTGTACTAGCACCACTATCTGTATAATCTCCAAATTTATTTAAATAATCAAACAAGTTTATTTTTTTTAAATCTTCTGCTGTAGTAACAGCTTTAAAATCTGTATACATATCAGAAGCATCTTTAAATATCTTTGTGTTTCTTTTTAAATCAAACATTTCTCCAAAAGCATAAGCAAGATTTTTATGTGCTGTTATTAAAGCTTCGGCAGTATCAGTATCGTGTTTAGAAGATATAGCTTTTTCTGGTAATATACCGAATAAATCTGCACCAGTTAAGTTTCTAATAGCAAGTTGAAAATCAGTCTTACTTAAATCATCAAAATTGTAAAGACCTTTACTAACAGAAGTTAATTCATTTTTAAAATCTTCATATTCGGCATCTCCTACTACGAATTTAGCTAGTCTTCCAACATTAGCCAATTCGTAAGAAGCAGTACCTGTTTTGATATTGTCAACGTAACTTCTGAAATTAGTTAATTCTCCAAAACTAGATAATAACAATCTTAATGTTTTGTTTTTATTCTTATCTTCAAAAATTGTTTTATAAATATCTTTAGCTTGTTTAGGATTTTCTATTAATGCATCTAATATATCTTTATCATCTCTAGTTAATTTAGAATAAAAATCTTCAAAATTCTTTGCTTCTTTAAAATGTTGTCTTAAAACTTCATCTTCTATTTCTGTTATATTACCTTTTTCACTACTTTGAATTGCATTATATAAACCAAATATTAAACTATTCTTAGCAATTTTTGTTTCTCCAGAAGTTGTTTTAACTTTAAAGTTTGGAATATGAAGTGTTTTTTCAGCATCTTCTAACTCATCTTGTAATTTAAACATCATCATTTCAAGACCATTTTCATAGTTAAATATTCTTGTAGCTAATTTCTTTTGTAACAATTTTATTAATTCTTCTTGCGGCATATTTTCTATTTGACTTTGAGACATACCTTTAAGTTCATCAATGTCTCCTACAACACTATCTAAAGCATCCCAGAATACATGAGAACCATCCCTGTTTATTTTATTTCTATAAGAATAACCTTTGAATGCATCAAAAACATTTCTCTTATGAGTTATTTCATTCATTATGGCATTATCCATCATTGTTTCTTTATATACTTTTAAAAGTTTTTCATCACTAGTAGAATCTTTCATACCTACTAAAGCTGCATAAATTTTATCTCCGTCATAGTCTCCGTTCATAACAAGTTGAGTTAATTTACCTATATTATAAGTAGTTATTCTATCAACATCATCAAAACTTCCAGTACCAAACATACCAGAAAGGAAAGAACCAGCTTCTATATCTTTTTCTGATATACCTACTATCTTAGTATGAAGTATAGATGTTTGATAAATAGTAGGGTTTCTAACTAATTGTCCATAAACATAACCAGCTTTATGGTCATAATAAGCAGCATTAGCTGTTAACTTATTAAAGTTTTTCATATCCATTAGTGTTAATCCAACAATATTATCTAAGTCTTCTGTTATACCAGATGTATATTTACCTAAGAATTCTCTGACCTCTTCTTTAGAAGCACCATCTTGAATCATTTGTTGAACTGTTTTTATTTTATCTTCAAGTTCATTAAAATCTATATATCCGCCGTATATTCTTTTTCCTAATCTTCTGAAATTTTTTAATTCTTTATTTAAGTCATCGCCTTGTCTGAATTCTTCAAGTTCATTAAAAAATAAACTTCCTACACGTTTAGTTTGACCTTCTTCATAGTTAATTGAGTCATCTATCCATGCAGTAAACATTCTATTTAATGCAGTACCTTCTGAAGGTGAAACGTTTAATGAGTTTATATATTTTGTATCTTCTGTTTTTTCTAAACTTGCTACATAATCTATTATGCTTCTTTTACCAGTTTGTTTAAACTTATCTAATTCTTTACTTAAACGATTTTTTCTAGACATTATAGCATTTTCATGATTAGTAAAATAACTACTTCCGAAGAATCCTAAAAATGCATTCATGAAAGTACTATCTGATTTTCCAGTTCTTATAGCGTTCATTGCATTTTTCTTAAATACTCCATCTATATAATCAGTTTGTACTATATCTCTTATAGAGCTTAAAGCTTCAAACATTTCGTTATCTTCTACATTAGAACTTTTTGTATTTTTCAAAAACTTTAATTCTTTATTTATTCTATTTATAAATGTAAATGCATTTGGTAATTCTAATGTTCCGTCTTTTTTCTTTGTTTTAAAAGAATTTAAATATTTAGCAACTTTTTGATTGATATATATTTCACCATCTTCACCTCTTAATTTTGAAACTTGTAAAGTAGTTATATCATCTTTCATGTTTATCATTTTTTTTGCTAAAAATTCTTTAAATTTATCATCAGCATCGCCAAGAACGTATACTTTACCGCTTCTCATTACTTCAGTGAAACCGATTGTAGCATCTTCAATTTCTTTATCTGTTTTAAAAATTCCATCAAAAGAACGGAACCAATCAGCATCATATATACCAGGTCTAGCTTTAAGTCTTTCTTTAAATTCTTCACTTTTAAACATATCTAATGCTCTGTTCAAAGCATCATATTCTCTTTTTGTTTTTGCATATTTGTTAATATCAGCAAAATTAGAATTATAAACGAAACGTCCGTCATCAGAAACACTTAAACTACTTAAGTCAAAAAAGAATGAATCTTTTACTCTTAAATCTTCTTTTTTAAATCCGTTCTCTAAAACATCAAATATTAAGTTAGATTCATTACTATAAATTCTTCTAGTTAATTGATTATCTGCAAGTAAACCAAGTTCAAATTGGTTGTCTGAACCAGCTAATTTTGATAAGAAATTAACTCTAACTCCAAGTACTTCTTCAAACTCTTTTCTTTCTACATCAGAGAAATTAATATAATCGAAACCATTATCTCTTATGTCTTGAGCAATACCTTCTATAGATTTTCTTCTTCCTGATTTATATATAGCATAAGCTTCTCTTCCTTCTTTAGAAGTATCTAATCTTACGTTTTCTAATATATTATCACCATGAAATCTTATTAAGTCACTAGAGTAATTTTTTAAAAATGTTTCTTTATCTCCTGTTTGTAAAAATTCTTTGAAATGAGTATTTAATTTTATAAGTTGTTCTTCGGTAAAATCTATTTCATTTTCATAAGCTAAGTCATGAATTTTAGGATTTAACATTTTATCTCTAAGTTTTGTAGCTAAAAACCTATTTAAATTTTTATTATTTTCATCAATAGATGAACCAAGATTTACAGCTCTACCAAACTTATCATATTCCAAATCAGATGCAAATATTTTAACTGGATTTTTAATTCCTTTTTCATCAAAATCAAGAATGTTACTTAGGAAAAACTCTCCTCTAACAAATTCTTCTTTTAATATTTTAGCATCGGCATAAGTTCTATATTTTTCTAATTCTGTACCATCTACTGTATATCCTCTATAATCAATTAAATTATGAAGTCCAAAACCTCTACCTTCAGCTCCAAATCTTGTAGCTGCTTGTTTATATTCGTTTACACTTCTACTAAGACTAGACTTTTCCATTAATACTTCTTCTAGAGTATTCATTCCTTGTTGTCTAGCTATATTTAAGAAAGCAGTACTACTTAAAAGAGCTGAATTTTCTTTTTGAGAAATACTATCATCCATACCATTTAAGAAATGATATAATAGAAAGTTAAGTTCATCTCCAGTTCTTTCAAAAGTTCTGAATTCCATTTTACCATTTTTCAATACAGAAGTTTTTATAGCTCCAGCACCTTTTAAAAATATTCTTGCATTTTTCGCTTGAGTTGGGTCTAGAAAATTATCCATGTAATTTTCATGCATATCATACATTTTTTCTAATAAATAAGGAGAGAATATTTCCATTTGTCTAGGAGACATATCTAATCCAAGTGATTTTGCATGATTATAAAACTTTTGAGAAACAAAGTTTTCTAAACTTATATTTAGAAACTTTCCTCCTCTTTTTAATTGTTCATTATATTCTTTAGCGGCTTCATCGTAGAAAGTACTTCTTACTGAAATTCTTCCAGTTGAATCATCATAATTATATTTTAATCCAAATAATTGACTAAGAGTTATATTTTTGAACTTTCTATCTTCTGAAGCAGCCATTTGAATAGGTGCATCAAATATTTCTCTTTGTAAAACTCTTAATCTTTCAGCTTGTATTTCAAAACGACTAGCTCCAGTTTTTTCATTAACTAAAGGAGTGTTAACGGCATTAGCAACCATTGTATTCATAATAGAATTCATGATAAAGCCATTAAAACCTCTTTTTAGTTTTCCTTCTTTTGCATGGACCATACCATCAATGATTATATCTTCACCATTAAAGTTATATAGAATCATGTCACTATTCATACCGTTTTCTGTAAGTTTTACACTATCTATCATAGCTTTACCACCAGAACCACCAGTTACTACTTTAGCAACACGTAACATAAGATTATCTTTAGTAGCTTCTATACCACTAACATAACCCATGTTTGCTTTATTAACAGCACCCATAGTTCCTATTATATCCGCATTACCTATACTACCTTTACCATGTTTAAAATTTATTAAATTATCACTTAGAATTTTAGTATATTCTTCATTATATTTACGTATAGCTAAAGCTGTATCTTCCAAAGAACTACCAGTTTGTGCATCTAATTTAAAATCTTCAGAAACTCTTTGTAATCCATCTGTTATAAAACTAGGATTAGTTCTATGTATTTTTATTCTATCGTAATCTTCACCTAAGATTTGTTTTACTATATTTCCACGAGTACTTGTTTCATCAAACATTAACTCTTCTACTGTTTTTCCATTATAAACATCTCTGTTTTTTAAGTTCCAATCGTTTATGAAATCTACTTTATTTTCATAGAAATCTCCATTTAAGTTTTTTATTCTTTGATAGTTTATATTATTAATGTCTATCTTTATTTCTCTTTCTTGGTCTGGAGAAAACATCATTTTCATTTTAGCTAATGTTCCTAAAACATCAGAATCTTGCCAAGAACCTAAAGTATTTGCATGAAGAACTTTAACAGGAGAAGTGAATTGGTCATTAGCATGGAGTCCATTCATTTTCTTAATAAGAGCTTTTTCTAATGTATCAAAATCTTTACCAGTTTTAAGATGTTCTTTATAATCGGCATCACTTAAACCTCTACTTAGAATATTATCTCTATAAATTTTTTCAAGTCCTTCTCTTATTCCTATCTTAGTGTCGTTTATTATATAAGTATTATGATGTTCCATTCCATTAACTACAGAGAAAGCATTACCAGCTATTTGGTTAACATTTATTCCATTTATTTTTAAACCACCAAAATCATCAACACCTTGTTGTTTTCTTTGAGATGCTGTATCTATAAAAGCTAATGGATGGTTAAAACTTTCTAACATATTTACTTTACCAGCAGCGTTCGCACCTTGTTTTCCTACGTTACCAGCTAATAAAATATTTTCACCAGTAGCATAGAAAGCTCTCATTGAAGTTTCATTAACTACTTCAAGTTGAGAAGCTATTTTCGATTTAAGTCTAGAATCTAAGTTGTAATTTCCATTTAATATTCTTTCTAAATATGCAGAAGGATGTTCATCTTTATTAAGCTTTACTCCACTATATAATTCTATTTCTTCTTTTCTTATAAAACCATAGTTAATATCCTTAACAGTAGTGTTTATTAATCTATCCATGTTTTTTAATTTTTCAAAATTATCAGTCATAACTTTTGTTAAGAAATCTTGATTTAACGCTCCAGGAACGATGGAATCTACTTTTGTATTGAAAAACAAAGCTAATGCATTTAATTGTTCATATTCTGTTTTTCTTCCCATTAATCCTAAACTAGCAGCCATTGCATTATAATAATCTATACTATTGCTAATTCTAGCTCCAGTAAGTCTTTCTGCTTCAGTAAACATTCCTTTACTATAACGTCCATTTATTTCTGCATAAGCAAACTTCTTGATTAATTCTTCTCTAGATTTTAATTTAACAGTAAGAGCTTTAGTATTTAATTCTTCGATTTCATTTTTAAAATCTTTATAATTTCCATCTTTAAAGGCAAAATTAATAGCGCCTTCTCCTAAGCTTTTTGTTTTTCCAAGTTCTCTGTTCAACATAGTAAAACCTGTTATTTCATCTTCACTATTTATAGATATAGAAAACACACTGTTATTAAATATTCTATCTATTTTATCTTGAGACCAGTTTTTAGTATCTGCTAAAACTTGTCTTTTAACTTGAGTCATTAAATCTATTTTGCTTTCTTCGTCTACTAAAAATAAATTTTTAAACATTCTTGAAGATAATAAATATTGTTCACTTTCATATTTAGGACCTGTTTGGGTAACATCATATTTAGATAGTTTTACTTGCATGATATTTGACCAGTTAGCATCAGCAGATTCTCCAAGATTAAATTGATGTGAATCTTCAAATATTCTATTAGAACCTCTTACTTGTTCTATTTTAGTATTAATAAAATTAACATATGATTCTGGAGTTGGAGATTTTAAACCAGCCTGATATAAACTTTCTTTTAAAGATAATTCTCTTACTGCGTTATTAAAAATATTATATACTTCAGATGAACCAACTGTATCAGTAAAACCACTAGTTCTACCAACTATTCCAGCTTGTCCAGGAATAATGGGAGTTTCGTTAATCATATTAAATACAGTATCCATAGTTTTGAAACTATCTATTCTATAAGCTGGAACTAAATCATCTATTTGTTCATTATATTCGTAACCTATTTTGAATTTTACTTCACTTAATCCAAAAGAACCGTCTTCTCTTCTCAAAACAGCAATTCCATTATCATTTAATTGAATGTCTTTTATTTTACTTTCAATATCTTTTATTAATTGTCTTTCATCGGAAAACTCTTTACCTCTAAGGCCAACACTGTTTTTCTTTTTTAATAGTTCAATATACTCTTTTTTCTTTTGAACGAAAACAGGGTCGTCATTAAAAACATCATGGATAACTTTATTAAAAGTATGTTGTCTATTTGATAAAATTCCTTCATCTGTTATTAATCCAAATGCAAAATTTTTATTAAAATCATCAACATTATCTATACCTTGTATTCCAGCATAATTTCTAAAAGTAGGAGAGTTAAATATTTCTTCTGTTACTCCAGCATATCTAAAACCTCTATAATGTTTAACAGGTTTTTTTCCTCTATCAAAAGTTGGCATTCCAGTTTCAGCATCATCAGCTAATTTTTCTACAGAAATAAAATTACTGTTGTTTATGGAATTTATTATATTACTAAAAGCATATAAAGAATAACTAGAACTTGCTCTATCAACTTTAGTTGGATTGAAACCTCTCGAATGTATTTTATCTAAAACATCTTTAAGAGCTGTTATTGATTTACCATTACCAGTTTCATTTGCTTGTAACATTTCTAATTCTTTTTTTATTTTATATTCGTTTAAAAAATCAGTTATTGGTTCAAATGATTTTTTATCAAAAAAAGGAGATGGCTTAAAATTAATAACATCACTTTCTGAGGAAACACTGATTAGATAATTATTTCCACTTGGAGTTGTAGCCAAGGTTCCTGTATATTTATTTTTTAATTGACTTTCGTTATAAGCCATCTTTTACACCTCACTAAAAATTATTATTTATAAACATTTCTCCAGAAGAATATATAGTACTAGCAACCATAGGCATTCTACCAAATTCTTCCATTGATTTTCTTTTTATATATTGATATTCTTCATCTTGTACATAAGCATTATAAATACCTTGTCTTTTTGAATCTAATTTACTAAAACTATAACCTAAGTTTTGTTTAATTCTATTTTTCATATATTCCTGATTTGAGTTATACTCTATTCCATAAGTAGCAATTTCTTTTGGCGGAGCTATTCTCCAATCTGTATATTTGATATTTCCATCAACTAATTTTTGATGTCTATTCCAAATCATTTTTAAAATACTTCTAATTCTATCATTACCAGATTTTAATATTTTTTCTCTTTCGCCTTCATTAGATACGTTAATTAAATCCATTAACATTTTACTGTCTTGTTCATTAACCATATCTTTTATTTGTGAAAAATATTCTTTACCAGTTAATTGATAAACGTTTCTTTTACCAGCTAATAATTTATATTGTTCTATTTTATCATGAACTTTAGTTTCTTCTTTGTAATCTTCAGAAGTAGTAACACCTCTAGTAATTGCATTTTTAAAGTAATTAATTTTACCAAGATTAACTATAGCTCCTAAAAAGTTTGTTGTATTATTTCCACCTTCAAAAGCTTCATTAACATCACGTCCAAAAGCAGTAGCTGATATAAAACTATTTGATGATAAAGTAAAATAAGGAGCAATAAATGAATCTATAGGACTGTCCCAGTCTCTAAAGTAATTAGATTCAACTGATTCTCTAGACCATTCTTCAAATACTGTTTTCTTTCCCATATACTTTTCATACTTCATAGGTAAAGCTACATCAAATATTTTTCTATTTATAAAATTCAACGGATTAATACCAGATTTTCTATAAGAACTTTTATCTAAGTTAAGTTTTTTAGAGATTAAATCACTATCTATTTTTAAGAAGTCTCCTTCATCATCTATACCAGCAGAAAACGTTGCATTATTTGCTATTTTAAAATTATAAGTTTGTCCTTCTTGGAAAGTATTATCTAATGACTGTAACATCTTAGATGCTTTTCTTCTACCATATCTAGAAGATAATCCATTAAAATCTTTTGTTACAGTATCAAATTTATAACGTTTATTATCAGTTCCTATAAATTCATATGGAGTAAGTTTTTCTTTTATTGTAATAGAAATATCTTTTACTCCTCCACTAATTCTTGAATTAGTATTTGCATATTCTCTTTTACCATATTGTTCTGCATAACCTAATGATTCATAATAATGAGTTTTTTCTGCAAATGACAAATCATCCATTTTATTTAACACTCTATTTCTCATCTCTTCAAATTCTTTAGATTTTGGAGCTATCATAGATAATATTCTAAATCTGTTAAGGTTTTCATTACCATCAATATGGTTCATTGTTTTATTAAAGTCACCAGTAGGTCCAATATAACTTCCCATATTATATTTCATTATTGGGTTATTACCTTTCTTGAAATATTCAGGCATCCAATAAGGTAGTTTTTGTCTTAATGGATTATATGCAGTCATGTTTAAACTATTAGGGTCATCTACAAGTCTACGTATTGGTTCTGTTAAGTTGAATATACCTCCAAGATTATATTTGTTATACTCAGAAGCATAACTTATATCATCAGTTAAACTAGCAAGAGTTATATCTCTTTCATAAGGATTACTTTTACCAAATAAAAATTCAGTACCTTTTGTTATAGCATACCCTTGTAACCCAGCTAATGTTTTAACATCTTCAAAACCACTAAATAAACTTCCTATAATTCCAGGCTGTTTATATTCAATATATTTAGGAACGTCAGAACCAGGTTTCCAATCTGGATTTTTTATTTTGCCATTTTCTAGCCATTGTTCTTTTCCAATAAGTTGTGTAGGTTTAATTAATTGACCTATTGTTGCAGACATAAAGTCTCCAACTACAGGTATATCTTTAAATAATTGTTCTGTCATTGGATAAACAGCACCATATTTCTTATAAGCAATTCTTTCTTCTCTATATGGGTCAATCATATACCAAGGATATTTAGTAAACAAAAAATCTTTTCTGAAGAATTTTTGCCATTTACCAGCATATCCATCTGACATACTTCTTACTCCAGTAGTTTTATTCATAAGAGTATAAAGCGCACTTGGTCTATATTGGTCGAATTCTTCACCTTGTATAGACTGTCTACCAGCAGTATGCCAAAATCTGTTTTTATTTACTCTTACAGCTTTACCTTTAAAGTGTATATCATAAAGTTCACCAGCATCCATTCCCATTGTATCCATAAAAGGCAATCCAGAAAGTAAACCGTTTGTAGCACTATCTAATCCTCTAAATATACTAGTAATACCAGTATAATTCATAGCATATTGAGCTCCAACTCTTGCAGAAGCCGCCCCCCAAGCTAATGCTCCTGAAATACCATTTCCAATAATTGGAACCTGGTCAGGAATTAATGCATCAGTAAATGAATCTACAGCCATCGCTCCTAGTGCTGCTGCTGATATTACACCAACACGTTTTAACATAAAATCTTTCCAACGTTCATTCCAAGTAACATTTCTTCCTATGTTACTTAATCTAGGAATTCCAAGTTGTTCAAATGCAGTTTCAGCTGCTGATACCCAACCTTTAGCTCTTGCATTAAAAACAGTATCTCCTTTATGATAACTACCAAAACTAGTTGTTACGGATTTTATTCTTTTAGTTCCGTTTTTGTTTAAAAAGTTTAATATTTTATCCTCAAAAGCTTTTCTTCTTTCTTCTACTCCTTTAGAAGTTTCTAAGAAGAATTCTCTTAATTTTGTAAAAATATTTTTCAAACTTATATCATAATCTAATCCAGTTTTTAATATTACAGATGTAGCTTGATTTTGGTTTGTTTTATAATATCTATTTTTAAATGTATTCATTTTATCTTCTAATGATAAGTCATTAAAAGTAGAAACAGTTTTTGCATCAGCACCATCAGTATTGATTATTCTTTTATTAATAGCTCTAATTTCTTTACTTTTTTTACTAAAACTACTAGACATTAAATCATCTAAATTTGAAAATAATTCGTAACCTTTAGTTACTTTTTTATAAGCCTCTTCATCATTTTCAAATAAAATCTCAGCATTAGAACTTCTGTTTATTGCAGCATATAATCTATTTCCTAAGTTTAATTGGAAACTATCATCTGCTATTCTAAGAGGATTGTTTTCAGGCATAGTCATTCTTAAAACTTCATTTCTTATAAATCCTTTTAAGTCGTTACCATTACCTTGGTTAAAAGTATCTTCATTAGCTTGTTTTACAGCATCTAATACATCAAAGAATAAAGGTTTAAATTTATTAATTTCAGAAACCATTTCGTCAGCTTCTTCTTGAGTTTTAGCTCCACTTGAAACCATTCTAGCTAAGTTTTTAGTTATGTTTTCCATAAGAGATAAACCTTCATCATTTCTAGTGCTATTTATAATAACATTTTCCATGTAATCTCTTACGTTCCCACTTATTAATTTAGCTCCGTTTTTAATAGGAGTATTTCTTTCTGGTCCAAACAAGAAACCTAATTCTAATAGTTTTTTATTTATATTTTCTAAACTTAAATCTACGTATTCATCACTATTTGTTTCTTTTAATATATGTTTAGAAGCTACATGAGCTTGATATTGTTCTGTAGCTTTTGCAAAAAATCCTTCATTTATTTTACTTATTTTTATATTATTTCCTGCTGGACTTGGATTACCACTTTTATATTTTACTTGAAATGTTCTTAAATATTTTAATAATATTTCATCTGTTTTACCTTCAGAGTCAAAACCTTTAACAGCAGAATCTATTTGATTTTTTACTTCTTCTAATGAACTTTGTAAACTATCAAAATCTTCTTGAGTATAAGAACCTTTTCCAATCATTGCTTCGAATTTTTTTAATTCTTTAATGATTAATTCATCTACGAATCCTTTTGAGTCGTTCTTTAATACTTCTTCTAATACATGTCTTGTTTCTGGAGAATATTGTCCTCCTTCTTCCATTAAATCAATTGCTTGATTTAACATTTTAGAAGTTTTTTCTAATACTATTTTATTGGCTTTTTTAACTTCATTAGGGTCCACTTCTTTATTCATTACTTGTCTAGTTAGATTTTTTAACTTAGGTATTTTATTTATAGCACTATGTACTATTGTATTATCTTCCATGAAGTAATCATCACCAGGGTAATTTACTGTCCAGTGGACTCCATTATATCTAAAAGGAGTGAAATTATATTCACTATTTGAATATTTTCTAATTCTTTGTTTTAAAGTCTTTTTAGGTTTTACTTCGTCGCTATATAAATCATCATCTAATTCGCTTGGTCTTTCATTTCTATAAGCATAACTTATTTCTTCAGTAGCAGCTTCAACTATTTTTTTTCTAAAGATATGTTTGTAATTGTTTTGTTTCATGCTTTGAGTTATATATTGAGTTTCATCAGCTTCTTTATATATTCTTCTAGCTTTTTTTGCTATATTATCATTACTTTCTAACAATTCATAAAGTTCTGCTGTGTTTGTTATTTTAGACATTGATTCCCATTCTTCTTGAGTAAAACTTCCGTTTTTATTATTTGTACTTCTTAGATAGGCAACAGAAGCATAATCAAACCAAGTGTCTCTTTGAGCTAAGAACTTTGCTTTCTTTTCTTCGTTTTTCATACTAGCTACACCTTTATCAAAAGCATAAAAACTTTCCATAGGAGTATAATCTTTGAATTGTTCTTTATAAGTATTTTTGATTTGGTTTCCAACAATCATTTTTACTTTATCTGGAATATCATCAATATCTTTATATCTTTCTGTTTTAACTGAAGTAAAATTAATACCATCTATTATTATATCTGCATATTCACTACCAGCTTGTTTTACAGCATTCATTCTATTTATATCATTTGCTATAAGTTCTTTTCTTCTATTAGCACTATCTAATAATGAAGTAGGATTCCATCTTTGAATAGTAGCTGATTTACTTATTAAACCGTTATGATAAAAAGCGTTAATAGAGTTTTCTAAAACGCCCATTGTTCTATAGGCAAATAATGTTCCATTACCCATAGTTTTATCTATAACTTCTTTGTTTTTTCCATATTCAACAACATCAGTAAAAGTAAAATCTTTTAAAATACTGAAGTTATTTATACCAGTTATTTCTACTACTTCTCTTTCTTTTCCATCAGAACCTATTTGTTTCGTAATAGCGGTATTAAATATTTTACTAGAACCTTGATTTCCATGAAGTATATAATTTATTACATTGGCATCTCTAAGTCTATCTTCTTCTGCTATTTCAGTACCAGCTGATAAACTTATTTGTTTTCCGACATATTTTTCTAATTCAGAGAATTTAACTTTGTTATCTTGATTATAAAAACTTTTTATCATATCGCTTAACTGTTTTTTATCATCAGAATCATCCATTGTTTTATATTTAGATTCAAGCCAGTTAATAAAATCTTGACCAGTTAACTCTCTTTGGTCTCTACCTTTGTTTTCTTCTAAATAATCATTTACTTGTATATTTAATGCATTAGCATAATTAGAACCTTCTTTTATAATTTTACCTAAGTTTATTTTCTTTTCACCATCAGCAAAATCTATAAACTCTCCAAGTATGTCTTTAAAAAAACTTTGTTCGCTTATCTTTTGATAACGTAAACTTCTTTTATAATATTTTTCAGCTTCTTTTTTTACTAGTTCTTCGTTTATTTCATCAACAGTTTCTCCACCTATAAGATTTTTTAAACTAGAAAACATAGGAACACTAAGAAATTTTTTATACATAGTTTTCATAACGCTATCATTATTAACAACATCAACATCTAGAGCATCTGTTGTATTGTTTGTAACTATGTGTTTTACAACTTCAACAAATTCAGGATTTTCTGCGTTATAATCTGTAACTCTTTTATATTCAGAGTTATCAACTACGTTTCTTATTATGTTTGTCTTTTGTTCAAATAATTGTTTTATTCCGCTACCAAAGGTATCAAACATTACTTTACCTATATCTTTTACTGTTGTAAAAATAGAACTTACTATTCCTTTTTCAGAACCATTTTGAAAAGCATCACCTATTGCTTGTCCTATTCCGGTTTTTAAACTATCAGTAGTCCTTCTATAAACTTCACTTGTAAAAACATTAAAATCTTTTGTAAAATTATCAGCTTTTTCTGCATAACTATAAGCTTTTTTATAAAAATCTGGATTATCAAGAGCTTGTTTAAAAGCTTTATGTCCAGAATAAATAGCTAGAACAGAACCTAAAGCTGTTAAATCTTCAGAGTAACTTTCGTTTTCATCTGTATTTAATAATGTACCAGCTGCTACTAATCCAAAACTAATCATATCTGAATAGTCTTTATTTATTTTAGTCTTCTTTAATGCCATACCTGTTAATCCAAAAAAAGCACCTAGTTTAGCTGTTTTCCACAATAAACTTTCGCTTTTTACTGGTATAGCACTATATTCATTAGTATTCTCATCTCTAGCCATTTATTCCTTCCTTTTTTTATATTCCTAATAGTTCTTTATAAAAACTATAATATTGTTTAGCTTCATCTGTGTGATTAATACATACTTCATCTTCAAAAGAAGTTAAACCATTATCTTTTTCTTTTATAAAAAATACAGAGCCAAATTTTCTAACACCTATATATAAAGTGTTTCTATAGAAAGCATTAACTCCGCATTCTTTCATTATATGTTTAAATATTTTATCTGCTAATTTTCTATTTATTCCAGTACAGTTTTTAGAACTATACAAGAAATCATGTACAACAGCAGCTTCATCATATTTTCCTCTTGGAGGTAAAACTGCCCATAAGAAAAAAGGTATACTAGCAAAATCTGTAACAAAACCTTTAGGTACTCTTATAAGCATTTTACCAACTTGATATTCAAAGTCTTCTAGTAGAATGTAGCTGTTGTTAAACAACTTTTCGTATTTTAATTCTGTTAATCTCATAGGTTTTTAAGTGATTCTATTTCCTTTTCAAAGTATTCTTCTTTGTTAAAATCCCAATCATTTCCTTCAACTTTAGGATTAATTAAATTTAAAAAGGCGGTTGCATTTTCTTCGTTATAATTTTCAATTAAAAACTTTTTAAAGTTTTCGAAATTTTCTTCTTTAGGAAACTCTATTCTGTTTAATTTAGATTCAAATAAATATAAAGTAAAAATTTCTTTTTTTGTTTTATTTATCAAATCATCTAGTTTATAATTTCTATTTAATAATTCAAAAATTATAACACCAGCAAAACTATTTAAAGATTCATAGAATTCATTTATAGTTCTAACAAACAATGCTTGTCCATCTATATCATTATATTTAATAAAATATAATATAATTTGTTTTACATATTCTTCATCGTTTATTATCAACTCTATTTCATCAGCATTTAAGTCTGTATATTTTTCTAAGAATATTTTTTTGTTTTCAAGATAGAATTCAAGTTTGTTTATTTTCTCTAGAACTTTTAGTTCTTTTATTTCAAACTCTCTTTCTATATAGCTATTTGGAATAGTTATTTTCACATTAAACCTCCAATATTTGGAATTTTTTATTCAAGTCACTCATTTCTTTTATGATGTGATACATGCTTAAACTTCTACCAGCTGGCATTTTTACTATTTCTTCTTCTTCTAGTTTAGGATGCATTACGCAATTCATTAAACAGAATAATTGAAATTCTTTTAAGTTGCTTGTATAATCTCCAACTTTTTGTAAAAATTCTTGATATTCTTCTTTATAAAGTGGTCTTATAAAATAACATATTCCAGATTTTCCAAGACTTATTTCATCGTAATTAGGGTCTACAACGAAAGCTTTTAATTGAGGATGATTCATTTTTAATTCTAAGAATTCATCGTTGGTTATTTTTGTATAACCATTACTTCTAAGTGCTGGAAGTTGTTCTATTAAAAACATTCTTTTATTTGGGTCTGATAAAATAGATTCTTTGAAATCTAAAAATTCAGTAGAATTATAAAGTTTTTCTACAGCCTCTTCTTTAATCTTTTCTTCTTCAGTCCTAAAGTCGATTTCAGGTTGTTTGTTAAATTTATTTTTATTCTTATTTTTTTTCTTTTTCTTGAAACTTGGTTTTTGTTCAGAATCAATTTTCTCCGCCGGCGCATTTGTGTTAGATTCTGGAACAGTAGTTTCAGACAATTCCTTTTTTAGGTCATTAAAAATTTTGCTTTTTTCTTCGTTGTTTAACATCTTAGTACCTCCATATTAGTCAGTAAGTTTTATTTTATTATCTACTATTTTTACATTAGAAGAACTTAACTTATCTTCTATTTTTTTCTGAGTTTCTTTATCGATTATTTTCTTTTTCATATTAACTCCTTTCAAAACTAGGGTTTCCTATAAAATCATAAAACTCTATTATATCTCCACGACCTACATTAATTTCAGTTTGTTTTCTAATAAACAAAACATCTTTTAATGCTATATAAGGACAAGCTGTATCTCCAGTACCATTTTCAAAATTGATAACTATTTTTAATCTATTATCTCCAGATGTTTTATCTAGGTAATATAACAAATCATCATTTTTAAAAAGAGCGTCTGTTTTACCGTCTTTTAATCCTTCCATTTCATATAATAAATTACTAGCTTTGTTATTATTTTTAATTAGATTATTTAGCATTTTAATTTCAGTTTTTTTAGCTTCCATTATAGCATATAATCCATCTGGCTTTTTATATTTTGAGTCAGGATATTGCTTAGTATGTTCTAAAATTAATTTTTCTAATTTTTTTATTTCTTCTTGCAAACTATTTATTTTAGTAGTACTAGCTTGAATGTTTTTATCTTTTATTAACATTCTAATAAACTGAGCTACAGTTATTTTTCTTAACCCTATTTTACCAGTAACTATTTGACGTCCATTAAGATATTTATTATAAGTAGGACTATTGTAGCTGTATATAGGTATTTTTTCATTTGTTTGTTCTAAACTAGCTACAACAGCGTTACCTACAAGACTATCTTTACCATCTAGTTTTATATGTATTTTTGTTCTATTAGGAGCTGCATAAAAACCATTTTCAGTAAATGCTTGAATAAACTCATCGGTGAATTGTTTATCTATCTCCATAATTCACCTCCAAAGTTATTGTTTTAATTGCCAGTGAGGCATATCTTTGAATCTAACCCAATCTCCGCCCCATTCAATATTATACTTTTTCATTAAAGGTTCAGCTATTTTTCTTATTTCAAGATATTTATTAGCATCCCAATCAAGAGTACCTTTTTGTTTACCAGTAAATGCGAAATCTATTGCGTGAGAATATCCGTCTGGATGTATTTGGTGTTGTGATTTGTTTATTAAACCATCACACTTTGTTACTATTCCAACTTTTCTACCCCATCTATCTGTAAACCTAGTTCTTCCGTATGAGAAATACATTTGTTGAGTTTCTAAACTTCTAACACCTTCTACTATAGAAATATCATAAGGACTTAAAGCTAATAATTCTCTTATGAAATTAACTAGATTAGGATGTACGTTTTCTAATCTTTTTAGACTTAGTTCGCTGAAACTCCATTTATTTTTGTTTTCCAATATTAACACCTCTGTTTAATAATTCTTCTTTAATACTGTTTTCTATTAAGTCTGCGTGTTTTTCTAAATCAATGAATTTTAAAAATTCTAAATCTCCTCTAGCTTTAGCTATATGATAATTTAATTGATTAGCATAAACATAATAGACTCTAATAAATTCTCTCATTCTATAAAGAGCACTTTGCTTTTGAAGTTTTACTCCAGTTATTTTATCTAAATAAATTTCTTTCCAACAATCATCTATTATTCTAAGTATTTCAAATATATCTTTTCTATCAATAACTGGCAAACCAAGAGCTTCTATACATTCATCTTTTCTTTCATCTGGTAGTTTATCCCAAGTATTAGAAACATCTTTTTTTATATTATCTATTTCTTCTTTACTTCTTATTATATGAGATGAATATATATCACTTTTAAAATGATTGAAAAAGAACGGTATTCTAAATGAAACTTTTCCTTCGCAAATGAATGTTGCAACTATTCTTCTTGCGAATTCATTAACACTTTGATTATACTGTGTATTTACAAATTTTACATTTCTTAATATAAAATCACCATAAGGGTCTTTATTTTCTTTCTGTATAACATATAAATCCATAGCTTCTAATTCTTCAACACTTTGTATATAAGCTTTACCTTTAGTATCGTTATTAGTAAATAATAAACTTTGTAAAGGATAACCTTCTAATACTTCAAATACCATTACTCCAGAAGTAATTTGATTACTTGAACTGTATCCCATATTTTGTTTAAAACCTATATGAAAAAAAGGTTCAACTTGTTTAGAACTATCTATCTTTAACATAGATATCATAGGTCTATGTATATTAGTCATTCCTGGTTTATAGAAAAATACGTTTAAATCAGCAAGACCGTTTTTAGTAATTATAAAATCCATATTGCCTCCAATTAAAAAAGGATTCTCAATAAGAGAACCCTTAATCCTTATATTACTTGTCCAGGGATTAATTGACTTTGGTTAGAAACTGTTTCTTCTTTAACTTCAGTTCTTGAAACTGCTTCAAAACTAAATTGTTCTCCCATAGTAGCTGAACCACCTATTGAATAACCACTAGATGTAAATTTAACTCCTAATATTGAAACAGAAAATACTTTCTTGTTTACAGGGTTAGTAAAATACATTTTGATTTCACAAGGTGGTAATTGGTCCATATGTTGAAAAGAATCAAGTTCTTTTAAATCTATTACTCCGTTTGTATCTAATTTTAATTTAGAACCATCAACAGGTTTATAATGTTTCATCATTCTTCTAATTCTAGCACCTATAGATTCGTTTAAAACTACACTAGTCAAATGTCCTCTTATAGATTTAAAACCTTCAGTTAAACCTCTAGGGTCTGCACTTCCGAAAGCCCATCTAGGTTCTTTTTCATTAGAAGTAAATACTTGTAAACTAACAATAGTAGTTAAAGGTAATTGATAAAACTTTTTAGCTCCGTTTTCTTCAGTAACTATATTTAAAAATAACTTACAGTCTTTTCCAGTTCCAACAGCATAATTATATATTGGTTGTTTAAAATCAATTGATTGTTGTGCCATATTTTATATCCCCCAAGAATAATATTCTGTTTGTCCTTCAGGTGTAACGTCTGTACCATCAACAGGTTTATAGTCTTCCATGTCTTTAGCTAACCAACTATATTGTTCTCTAACCGATAATTGGTCAACTCCTACTCCAGAACTTCCTGAAGCGAATCTCATTCCAGAAATTACGTGTTGTATTTTTTTATTTTTATTTGTCTCTTTAACTCCTAATACTATTATATCCATATTAGGTAAATCGTTAACAGAGTTTATTTCTCCAAAATCATATTTAGGAGTATAAGAACCATCAGATGCTTGATTGAAACCAAGTTCAGCATATTGAACTCCAGCATCTTTTAATATTTGTCTTATTTCTCCTACGAATCCTTTATTAAGAACTTCAAATACAATTGAACCACTTATTAATTTAGAACCTCTTGCTACACCTCTTGCGTATTTATAACCAATAGCAATTACTGGTTCAGAAGCATATGTTTGTTTCCAAGAATATGCACTAGCAGTTCCAAGTTCAACAAGTTCAAATTTATCCACTCTGTTATAAACATCATATCTAGTAGGAACTTTGATAAATAATTTTACTTCCGTTCCGTTAAATGTATCGAACTCTTTAGATTTGTTCTTAAAGTTATGAAACATATCTTGTGGATTAGCCATTATTTATCACCATCCTATTGTTCATTAAGTTTTTGATTTTCAACTTCTCTCCAAGGTTCTATTGAACCTAATATTTGTACTTTTGTAGCAACGTCATGCATAGGTGTTCCAGCAGATACTCCAAAAGTTTCACTTAAGAATGTAACTAAGTTACATCTAAACATATAAATCTTTCCTTTTTCATATCTTCCTATAGAATCATCTATATCATCAGCTGTCCCATATACAACAATATTTACAGGAGGTAAATCTGTTAAATCTATAATTTCATCTTCGTATAACTCAGTAACTAAGTTTTCTGTTGGTCCAGATAACAATCTTTGGTCTTCTTCAAGTATTGTATACTCTTCAAAGCCCCAACCATTCAAGTTTACTTGAGTAAACATCTTAGTTTGAGTATTATATTTTCTAACATCTTTTGTTAATGCTCTTAAGAAACCATTATCTATTTGAGAAAAAACTATAGTACCGTATGTATTTCTTAAAGCTTGAGTTACAGCTACTGGATTTTTTCTTCCAACAGCATGTGTCCATCTAGCAGCTCTATTTGTTTCTGCTATTATTTGTTGTAAATTTCCTATATCATAAGTAAAATACTTAACAACTTTCAAACCGTTAGCATCTGTTTTAGTAAGTGGAACTTCCATAAAAACTCTTAATCCAGAACCTTTACAAAGTACATTACCACTACCCATTATATAATCATTATGAGCCATTATGGTGTCACCTTACCTTCGTATTTTTCCCAGTCAGTAATTTCCCCAATAGCCATAAAACTAACAGCGTTACTAAATTCAGTTGAGTTGATTGCTATACCAGAAGCCTCAGAAGTTATATAAACACCTTTTATAGTTTTCTTTCTAACTTCTATTATACCAGCTTGGTTTTTACTTTTAGATATTAGTATTATTTCGAACGGAGGCATTTGACCCCAATCTGTCTTTGAGTTGTCGCTATGAAATTCCCATTGAGTAAAATTATCTTCAAAACTTAAAAATGGAGTTTCGTATAAAGTAGGGAATTTTATTTTATCTGCTCCACCATTAATACCTTCCATTAGTAAAGCTTTTAATTTACTAAATGAATTTTCATGAAATACTTTAAATGTCATTTGACCTTCTGCTATTTCCATACCAGGGTAAATGTCAACAGGTCCTCTTGAAGTAAGTGTATATTTTGGAGAAGCACTATTAGATACTTGCCATCCTATATTTTCTAAGAAACCTATATCAAAATATTCTTTTATATATCTATCAGCTAAGTTCTTAGTAAAAAATATTTTAGGGAAAGCAAATTTGCATTCTAATTCAGCACCACTAATAGTAGCTGAAATAAATTCTTTTTGTTTTCTTGCCATTTGTACCTCTTTATATTTAAGTGAGGGAAAAATTTCCCTCACTATTTAATTTTATTTTCTTTATAATATTCTAGCTGACATTCTTATTAATTGTAAAGTTTGTATTTCTGTAGCTACGAAGTTCATAAATAAAGCTCTTTCTGCAACACCATTAGGGTTCTTAACAGAAGCTAAGCTTAAGCTTAATTCATAGTTAGGTAAAATGTATTCATTAACAGCTGGTTTAAAAGCTCCTTCTTCTACATTTGTTTTAATTATAGCTAAGTCAGTTCCATCATCTATTCTTTCACCTTTATAAGGCATTAAAATAGCTTTTGAATTTTCTATTAATTCATAAACAGCAATTAATGTTTCAATTTTTTGGAATTGATTATCAGGAGAAGTCATTAATTGGCTTCTAGATACAGAACCTACAGATTGTCCATGTTCTTGTTGGATAACACAGAATTTTTTAGAATCTAATAATTGTAATTGTTTTTCAGAGAATTTAACTTGGCATTCACCTTTAAAATTAACTCCAGCTGGACTTCTTTTTACTCCAACTTCTTTACAGATATTAGAATATTGTCTTGCTAAATAAGTTCCTTTAAAATCTTTGTTGTTAACGTTCATTATGTATTTAGGATTTAATCCAGAAGAAATTTCAGTAGGAACTTCTTTATCTAAAGTAATTTCAACAGCATTTGTACCAGTAACAACTATTTTTTCAACTTTAGCAGAATGAACAAGAGTATCCATTTTGTTATATGTGTAAACTTCTACTCTATCTCCAACAGAGAATGCAGTAGTTGATTTTTTTGTAACAACTTTCTTTTGAGAAATAGTAGCTATTTTAGCTTGAGGTAAACCTCTTAATCCTCCAAGTCCATCATACATATTTACTCCAACAACTACACTTAGGAATTTACCTAAATCATTCTTTTGTCCTCTTGAATCAACTATTGTAGAATGTTCTCTTATGATTTCATACATTGCAGCACATTTATCTACATATGCTTGAATATCTTTTATAGAAGCACTCTTAGGTGGTTCTGGGCTTAAGAAAGTATAACAAGAATTTTGTGTAGAAGTTATTTTTAAGTTATGTAATAATGTTCTTCTTAATAGAGAAGCACTATCAGCTAATTTAACAACATCTAATCTTTCTAAAACTTCTGTTTTAGTTTTGTGTTCAGGTTTTACTTTGAAAGAACCTTCTTTGATTCTTACTACAGTATCATCATCAACTTTTACCATTAATTCTTTTAAAACATCTATTTTTAATTCATTATTATCTACAGATATTGTAACGTAAGCAGATAAATCACCAGTTTGATTTGTTACAGCTAAAGTTTTTGAACCAGCAACTCCAGAATAAGTTACATCTGCTCCAAATTTAAAATCTTTAACTCCATCTTCTGTAATTATCTTTGCAGTTTCATCATCAATTAAAACTTCAAAAGTATCATGTACTCCATCAGTTGCTTCACCAGCAGAAACTGTAGATTTAGTACCTTTAACTGATAAGTTAAATTTCTTATCTACAACTATTCCTAAAGTAGAGTTATAAGCAGTTACTGATTTAACTAACTCTTGGAATTTTTCAAATTGGTCTTTTAATTCTTTTACTTGTACTTTGTTAGGGTCTAAAGCTAACATATCATCTAAGCTTAATCCAGCAACTATGATTTCTCTAGTAGCTAAGTTTTCAGTTGCTTCAAAAGCATAATCTAAAGCTTCATACATATCAGCTAAAGAGTTTAAATCAGGAGTGTCTCCGTTTCTTTTTACTATTCTTACTAGAGCTATATTAGAACCACTAGGTATTAATCTGATTATGTTTCTAACTTCTCTTGTCATAACAAGGTTAGTTGTTTCAAGTGTATCTATAGCATCTTGTGCAGAAGAGATTATTATAGGATTGTTTGGTTCGATATAAGTTTCTTCTAAATCTCCAAATTCATCTGTTGATTTCATTATTTCTGGTAAAATACAATAAATTGTATATACGTCTTTTAATTTAACAACAGGTGGAGTAGTTTCATTAGTGTCATTTATATTTACATAAAATCCAGGTAGCATTTTGTTTTTATCTATTGCCATTTAGGTCATTACCTCCAATTATGGTATTTGAAATGATTCAAAATCATTGTTTTTAAATTCTTCAATTTTTTTTAACGATTTGCCTAAAACATAAGAGTTTTTATTTGTCTCTATGTTTTTGTTTATTGTTCCAGAACTTGTCATATTATATATATCAAATTCACTTGGTTCTACATCAAAAGCAATTTTAAATGCTTCTACCAAATAATAATTATTATACTCGCACTCTTCTTTTAATCTCATATGAAAATAAATTTTGACTGTTCTTAAATCATCTTTATCACCTATAGGTTCTGTTTCTATATGAGATATACCACATACTACTACAAAAGGTTTTGTAATTCTATGTGAATAAACATTAAGAGATTTTTCTAATATATTTATTATTTTTAATTGTTGTTTTAGAGTATTAGTTTTAACTGTAAAGATAAATTCATTATCTGAATAAAATAACTCTTTTCTTATTGGAACCTCTTCTGGTAAATTCTTTCTATGTTCTAGTCTAGTTGAATTACTAAAAGTAGGTTTTCCAGCTAACAATACTCCTTCATTGTTAAATAATACAGTAGGGTCTCTATCTGTATTAGTATGATAACAACGTTTACTTAGGTTTATATAAATCAATCCATCTTCAACAGGTAAAGATTTCGTTGTATCTTTTTCATGTTTATCTTCTCCTAATATTATTAAAGGAGAGACTTCTTTATTTATTATAAATGCAAATTCTACAAGTCTTTGTAGTTCATCCATTGCATCTAATAAAATATTAGGTCTATCGAAGATAAATCTATCTTTATATTTATCAACTAATTCACGTAAAGCTTCTACTCTTCTTTGACTTATCTTCATATTAACCTTCTTGTATTTCAATTAATTTATCAAAATCTTCTATTTTAAATTCTTTAATAAAGTTTACTTTTCTTCCTATGATTTCATAGAAAATAAAATCATGGTCTCTAAACTCTTCTCTGTTAACTATTTTATAGACAGATACTATTGTTTTTTCATCTTCTTTTAAAAGACAAATTAAATCTTCTGTATTCATGTCTTGATAAAACTCATCAACATAAAATTTTCTATCTTCGTTAATAGATGTAGCAAATTTTGTTCTCTCAAATTGTGTAACATAACTATTGTTTAGTTCATTTCTAATTTTATCTGTTAAAATAGCTTGTCTGATTTTACCAAATCCATAACACTTAGGACATTTAGGGTCTGGCTCAGAATCTATAAGTCTATCTTCATTATAACAATCACAGTTCTCAACAGCTTTTAACCAAAGACATTTACTTCCAGTCCTCGAAGCTTCTTTGAACTTTAAAGAATACTGATTTTGCACATCCCACCTCACATCTCTTAAGTTTATGAGCAATACCTGGTTCTTTATATAAAGCTTCATATAATTCTTTTTCAGCTTCATAAATTAAGTTTTTAATTAAGTCGCTACTAGAAACAGTTCCATTAGCTCCTCCACCAACTCCAGTAGCGAAGTTACCTAATTTTAGATTACTTGTACTAGGTGATGAACCTAAACCAACATCAGCATTTACTCCGTTAATAAATTTTAAAGCTAAAAATTCAGACATGCAATATAAATTAACTAATCTTTTATATAAAGGAAAATACTCTATATCTTCTATTTGTACTTTATCAAGACCAAATCTTCTTTTTAAATAAACAGATTTTTCTTGTATCATTCTTTTGAATCTCTCGTCTGTTTTTTCATTGAATTTTAAATCTGTATCTTTTAAAAACTCTCTTAAGTCTTTTACATTACTCCAATAATATCTAGGTTCTTCTTTTATTATTATTTTTTTATCTAATATAGTTAATACATATATTACATTAGTTTCTCTATTTATGTACGTTTTGTCTTTTACATCTAATTTATATTTTTTATATGGAAAGTCTGGATAGATTTCGTTAGTATATTGTTCTACTTTTATAGGCATAGAACTTTCATCTATAAATCTTAAACCATCTGGGTCAAACTTAACTTTAAGAGTATTAGCTAAATTCTGTATTACTATTTGTTCTTCTGAACTAGAAACAGTAAATTGATTATTAAGAGTATAATCATCAACATCAAGTTCTATTTCTTTTGGTTCTTCATCTTTTTTCTCCGCCGGCGCATTTTTTTCGTCGTCAGGATTAAAAAGATAATTAATAGAATTTGCTTTTAACTTAATACCATCAAAGAAATTTCCATATATTTCTATTTGAGTTTCATCTATAACTCTTATAATAAATCTTTCTTTTAGTTCTTCGTTGTTTTTATAAAAGGTAAAAAAGTTATTTACGAAAGGATTTTCATTTTCGTCTAATTTATATATAACTTTATCCCTTTTCCAAATAACTTTAGACATAACTCATTACCTCTTATTTTTTAGATTTTTTAGATTTCTTTTCAGGTTTTTCTTCAACAACTTCTTCAGCAGTTTCTTCAACTATTTCAGTTTTTTCGCTTTCTTCCACAACAGGTTCTTTAGATTCAACTTCAATTGTGGGAGTTTCTGTTTTAGAAGCTTTTTCTTGAGAAGCAGTATCAAGAACTTCTTTATCTAAATCAACTATTTCTAAGTAATTTTCTCTTATGAAATATTCTAATTTTTTTACATTATTTTCAGTAGCTTCAATAGAAGGATTTTCTAATGTAAGAGTTATTCCTTCTTTAGAAACATAATGAACATTTTTAAGTCTTATAACTTTCATTGTTCCTCCATGTATTTTAATAAAAGGCGGGCAAATATGTACCCGCCCTATATTGTTAAGTTAATTAAAATAATTTTTTACCATGTTCTATAGATATAACTCTATCTTCAGATTTAGGGTCAAATACGTCATCAGTAACGTTGATATTTCTGAAAGCGAATACTCCATGGTCTTTATCCAATACGAAGTTGTAGTAGTTTTTGAATTTAATCTTTGTAACGTCTACAAATTTATCTTCTATTTTATCAGATATAATACCTCTACCATCATGAACGTGAGTTAAACATCTTGAACTGTCACATAATATGATATCTGTAACATCGTTAGGTGCAGAAGCATGTTGAACTGTAGGTTTAATAGTAAATCTTGTTCCTGGAGTAGTAATAGCAGTACCTTTTTTGAAGAAACTTACTAAAGGAGTAACTATTACGTTAAGAGTTTTATTTGTTATTAATTGAGGAACAGCTAAATGTTCTTCTTTTTCTATAATAGGTCCATGTACCTTTGACCATTTTGTTAATTGGTTTTGAGCTATTGTAGGCATTTTCTTAGGAATCATAAACCAAATATTTGCAGTTTCTTTTAAGTACTTTTTGATATTAGGTTCAGCAAAGAATACTTTCCAAGCTAAAGGATGTATAAATATAGTATCTACATCATATCCAGAATGTTGAGTTTCAAAGAAGAAGTTTTCTAAGTCTCCTAATAATAAAGTACCATTTTTTGTAGCTGGGTTAGCAAATGAAACTCCAGAAGGCATTTTAGTTGGGTCTAATCCATCTAATACAGTTCTTCCATTAGCTTCTATTAATCTAACAGCTTCTAATGATTTATATCTTTTGATATCGTTTATTGCAGCACTACAAAGAGCAGTTAATAAAGCAGCACCATTTCTTTTGATTGCTTCTTCAGTAAGAGTAACGAAAACCCCGATTTTTCCTTTAGAAGTTTTGATATAATCTTCTGTAGATTCTAGGTTTAAAGTCTTGAATTCTCCACCTTCAGCTACTCTAGTTGTTGCTGGTGAACCATTTTCTCCTATTACTATTGTATAAAATACTGTAGCATCTTCTAGAACTAAATCTCTAGATATAAATTGCCAAGCTTCTAATTCTTGAGTTTCTATTCTTGTAACTAATCTATTTATTACTTGTTGAGCGAAGAATCCTAATGAACTAGCAGAGAAGTCTTTTATTATATTTCTTCCAGCAGATTCATTAAAATCTTTTGCTATTGTTTCTATTTTTTCAGAAAGGTCAGCTAGAGACATTTTTGTTTGAGTATTAGCATCAAATCCATCATGATAGATTGCATCTGCTAAATCTTCAATTTGTTTTATAAACTCTACACCTTTTTCTGGGTCTTCTTTAAAAGCGTCTGTATTAAGAACTTTTCTTTCTTTGTTTAATTCCATAAATCCTTTTACAGCGTCTTTTATTTGTAAATCATTATAATCGAAAATTCTATTCATTTATCCTCCAATTTATTACATTGCAACGTAGAATTCTACTATTGTTTTAATATAATTTGCGTCGTTAAATTTTTCACCTATAGATAACCATACATTTCTAGATGTTCCAGCAGTATCTTTACCTTGTAAGTTAAAATCAAAACAAGATTGATTTGTGTAATATAAGTTATTATATTGTTCTCCAGGAATTATTGAAGTTGCCCTACCAACTCTTTGAGTTATTTTATCAGTAGCATCATCAAAAACTACAGGCATTCCAGCATACCAAGCTTTAGTTTTATCTGCATTAGCAGCTGTTTCTCCGAATAAATAAGGTAAAGTTCCATCAGTTAAACATGTAGTTATTTCAGTAGTAGTTATAGGTCTAACTGAACATCCTGGTTTAAATTCAAATAATTTCTTTGAAGCTCCATCTTTTTTGTAAGCATATCCTCTTTCAAATAAAGCTTCGAATTGGAATACAGTAGGAGTAATTCCTTGTAAATCATCCATTGAGTTTACGCTGTTGATTGCTTGTTCAGTACCGTTTCCAGTTAAAAGTGCTTTTAAATGAGCTGTACTTCTTAAACAATGTCCTATAACACCATATGGAGCTAATGTTCCATCAGCTGGTACTAAGTATCCTTTGTCATTTATTGCTACAGCTATTGAAGGAGAAGAAACTAAATCCATTCCTTCTGGCATAATTCCTTTTAATTCTAATACAGTTTTTAAGTCTGGGTCAGCTAATGGTGTTCCAAAACCACTTGATACAACTGATTTTGCAGTTCCTTTATAACCCATTGGTTCGCTAAGTCCTCTATTTGTAAATAACACTATTGGTTACCTCCGTTTTTAATTAAAATTTTTAATAAATAATTCAGATAAAGAATCTTTATTTTCTGTTTTAGCTTGAGCATCTTTAGCTTTTAGCATTTCTTTTAAAGCTTCTAAATCATCTTTAATATTTTTTTCAACCATTTCCGCAGAACCTTCTTTCGGTTCTTCTTTTCCGTCATTTGTTTGTACAGCATTTTCTTTATTATCTTCTACATTAGTATTTTCAGGTTCAGTTTCTGGTTCAGTTTTAGGTTCTTCTGGTTTTTGTTCAGAATCTTTAATATGTTCAGTTTGAGTCGCTATTATTTGTAAACTATCAGAAACTTCTTTTACTAAGTTATGAGTAGAAGTTTTTAAACTATCTAATACTTTCATAAGTTTTTCAATCTTTTCATCTTCTAAAGAACTGATGAAATCTTTTATTTCCGCTTCAGCAGAGTCTTCGAAATTCCAAGTGTTTTTCATGTCCTTTAAAAGTGAAGCGATTAATAAATCTTTAATCATTTCATCACCTTTGTTTTCATTATCGTTTTGAGTATTGTCTAACACATTTTCATTGTTGTCAATTTTCGGTACGATAGTATTAGAATCCGTAATTTGTGTTTTGTCAATTTTAGCATCATTCGTTTTATTATCTTTTTTGTCAGGTATATAAATTATGCTAGTGTCATTAGCTGGAACATTTACTATAGATATTTCTCCAGCTTCATATTGTCCAGAAGCTACAGGGATACAAACTTTTTTTGTTTTATCTTCTAGCTCATATTCTCTACCTACAGAATGAGAACATTCCCAAATTGAACTTCCACAAATATTACATCTCATATCTTCTACAAAAATACCTTGAGATACAGTTAAATAAAAACCATCTTCTATTTTTTTCATTGTTTCATCATCAACAAATGCTTTTAAAATAGTAGAACCTGTACCTTCTTCAAAACAGCCATTATCTTGGAAAAATTTTAAAACTTCTTCTGGTAAAACAGAATCGTGAGCAGATTCTACAGATAAACCATCGTGAGTTACATACCAAGCATCTAGTATTCTTCCTTGTGGTTCTCCTTCGATTTGGTCATGATTTTTTAGAACTGGTTTATTATAAGGAGATGTCCAACCTCCAGAAACAACTAATTCTTTAGTTGATTTGTCAGCGTATGTTCTAGAATTTATTTCTTTATCAGAAGTAGTAGCCAACATATAAACAAGATTATTATATTCCTTGTTTAAAATAGGTTTTCTTTTTTTCTTATCAGATATTTGAACTTTTACTTTTGAATCTTTAAAAGACTTATCTTCTTTCATTTTATTTATATCAGTAAAGTCATTTATCTTATATAAGTGTTTAATCAAGCTTTTTCACCTCAATCTTTTTTAGTTTTCTTTGTGGTTCCAGTACCACCTGTATGTTGATTTTTAGGATTATTAACATTTTCTACATTACCATTCATTTCTTCTTGTTCATATAATTTTTGGAAAGTTTTTTCTATATCAAACTTTTCATCCATAGAACATAATTCTCTAGCTTCATCAATAGTAATAACACCACCTTGAAATAAGAACACGGCGTGTTTTTCTTTTCTTTCTTTAACATTAAAATCGTCAGTAAATTTAATTTCTATATCTTTATCTACTTTAAATAAATCTAAACAAATATTATGTATGATAGTTTTATTTATTTGAAATTCAAGTTCTTTTAAGAAACTGTTTGTTATTAAAAGTGTATTTTCATCTTGAGTTTCAGCATCTTGTCTACCAGAACTAGTAGAACCAAGTTGTCCTTTTGAAGTATAAAGTCCAGCATACATTTGAATTTCTAATGCTTCAAGTAATTTATCAGGACTTTTAAATTCTTTTTCTACTTTGTTTATATTAACAGGTATATCAAATATTAAATCATCATCAGTTTGTTCTAATAATGCTTTAGCAGAATTATAACTATCTGTCTTTATTTGTCTTACTTGACCACTTTTTGTTATTCCTAATTCATATATTATACGAGTTATTCTTTGGTCAGCATAAGATTCTAAAGCGTTATCCATTAATAAATTATATTTTTGAATAACTGGAATTACAGAACACCATATTGGCATTGCAAATATTTCATCTGATTCTTTATTATAAGTATAATGAAATATTTCAACTCCGTTTTTAAACTTTCTATCTTTATATATAGCTCCGTATCCATCATACCCATCTTCACTTAAAATAAAAGTTTCACAAAAACTATTACCAAATTTTTTATCTACAGTCCAACCTTTGTTTTGAATTATTTTAAGTCTGTCTATAGCTGAGTCTTTTCTAATAGGCATTATGAAAACATTAGAGTATTTTACTAAATTTTGAAAAGCTTCTTTTAAGAATAAGTTAGGATTATAGTTACTTCTTTTTAATATTAAATTAAATTCAGTTGCAACTTTTTTAACTTCTTCTGGATTTGACCCAACAAATTTTATTGGTTTATCAGAAGCTTTTGCTGTGATATTTAAAATAGCTCTTGCAAGTAACGGCAATTTAAAAATCTCATCTTTGATTTTTTTAAGAACAATGTCCATGTTATAACACATGGCTTTTTCTCTTTTGTCTCCAATATTAAACGATAAGAAATCTTTATCTATATAAGTAGATTTATATATAGATGAATAGTCTCTTTTTTCATTATCAACACGTTCAATTATTGTTTCTTTTTTATTTTCTTGTTGTTTGTCTGTTGCGAAGAGTTTACTAATAAAACTTATTTTTCTCACCACCTTATTTAAGCAATTCAGTTATTTGATAAGTAGATAAATAAGTATTTTCTTCTTCTTGTAGAAACTCATCTGTTTCTTTTAAGACTTGAATTTTTTGATTAAAAAACTCATCTAAATCTTTGTATCTCTCTTCATCAAATTCTATTTTCTTTTTGTTATTAATACTAAATATTTTTATTTCGTCATCTTTGTTTTTATTGTTTAATATAGAATAATTTTTAGCATTATTAATATAATCTGTCAATTTACGGATATTATCTTCAAGTTCTTTTATTTCGTTCATATTTGGCATAGCTTTGTTATGTTCTAATACAAGTTTATTTTTAAGGTTATTTCTTTCTCTTATTTTTTCATAATAATCTATATTGTTTATTCTATCTAAAAAGTTTTGTATTTCTTTTAATCTTTTTATGTGGTCTTCGCTTAATATTTGTTCTATATCACCTATTGTTTTTTTCTTTATTATATATCCTTTTTTCTGGATTAATTCTTTTTTCTCTAATATCTTTTCTCTTTTACCTGATTGGTATACTAGCTCTACTTTACTATCTCTATATACTATTTTCTTTGGTATATCTTCTTTATCTTCTATTATTCTTTCTATTGATTCCACTTGTCTAGGACTTCCATTTGTAACTATTTTAGAATATTCAAACTTACCAGCTTTATGAGGCTGATATAAAACAGGTGTTCCTGATTTGTTTATGTAATAAACTTTCCAATCTCCTGGAGTCTTATAATCAATCTTTTCATTTTTATCAGGTAAATCTGGTTCAACTGGATTGCCATGAGTTGGAGATTCATCTGGATTTTCTCTATATCTTCTTTTAGGTATAAGTAAAGCTTCGTTTTCTCCATAACCTCCATTAATAAAACAAGGAAGTATAGCTTTAGGTAATTTATTTATAAACTCATCTATCATTTCTAATGTTTCTTTCATTGTACCTATTAAAGGAGTTAATCCAAGGCCTAAATCAAATTCAACAGATGTGTTTTTTAAACCTATCTTTTCAGTTAAATCATCTACTGCTTTTTCAAATGAAGTAGTAACTTGTTTAAGTAACATATCTATTTGTCTTTTTAATTCTAATAGCACTTTTTCAAATAATAAACTAGTAATTACATTTAATATTTTATCTAATAGCTCAACTAAAGCTTCTTTTGTTTCTTCTTCTAAGTTTAAGAACTTAGCAAATTCTAAAATACTAGGTAGAAATCTCATTATAAAATCATCAAATTCTCCTAAATCTTTATCTACAAAAGTAGTTTTTGTAATAACTTCTCTATTAAATTTAATTACTTCAAAGTATTCATTTAACATCTTAGATATGTAACTACTATATTTTTCTAAGAATGGTTTTTCATTAACTATTTTTTTAAGATGTTCAAAACTGAAATTTTTATATTCTTCGTATAATTTTACTCCATCAAACAATCCTCTAAGTAAACTTGTATTTAAGTTTCTATTTGTATTTTTTACCAAATCATCTGTTACATAATAACCAGTACTTTCTGAGTGTATATCTATATTAAGTTTATATAAAACAAAAGCTATTTCTTCTTTTGTTAAGTATTCTAATAAACTATATATTTCATTTTCACTAGATAATATTATATTTTTCTTAGCATAATAATCTCCGTTATATGCTTTCTTTTCTAATGCAAATTCTATTAAGCTATATAAGACAGGTAAATCTTCTAAACAAGTCCAATAATATTTTTTATTTTTATAGCTTTTTTTCATAACATTAATAAAGAATACTATACCTGAACTAGAATTAAGTTTACTATCGTAAGCACCCCAACCTATTTCTCTGAATTGCACAACGTTTAAACCAAGAGAATTTAATGCAGATTCCATCATAGATTCTTCATTTATTTCACTAAGTTTTTGAGCATTATCTATATTTTCAACAAGTATTTTTAAAAAATTAACATAGTTATATAAATCACTTAGACTTATTTTCTTTCCATTGAATGGAATTATTTTTAAAAAGAATAATTGTTGAAACGACATACTTATAGTGAATTCAAGTAATTGAGCTACACTATTTAACATACTAGAAACAAAACCACTAATATAATCTCCAATATTAACGTTAACTACAAGTTTTTGGTCTAGTATTTGTATTACTTCTATTATATCTCTTACTATCTTTGTATTCTTTACTATTCCTTCTATATCTAAAGCATCTAATCCTAATGTTCCAAATAACTTATGTATAGCTATTGCATTAGCATCCATCTGTTCATGTTCTTTATTATTTATTATTTTTTTATAAGGGTTATGAGTTGCATTCATATATGCGTAGTAACTACTAAAAGCTTTTGCTAATTTACTGTTTCCATAAAAACTAGCTTTAGTTTCTTTTTCCGTACCAACTGCCCAAGTAACTTCCGCATTTTTTATATTATCCATATGAGCATTAGCTTGGTGTGACGCTTTACCAAAATAAGTAATCCAATATAATACAGTTCTAATTATTCTACAATCTAGTTTGCTGAAATTTAAACTTTCTATATATTGATTATAAATTTCTAATCTTTTTTTTACATAAGCATTTACTTCATTAAAAAGATTATCATTAAATAAATTAGCAAAGAAATTATTACTTAAAGGGTTTTCTATTGAACCACCATAATAATCAGGTTTAAAACTAACACCATAATCTGGTTTTGTAATATTTGTATTTACTGGGTATTTATTAAAAACATTTATATATTCCGTATTAGAAAATCTGTTTTCAAAATAATCTGTTTTATCTTTGAACATTTCTTCTGACATATTCTCTGTAATATATTCAATTTTTTTATAAGAGTCTGTAAACTCATTAAGTTTATTTATAAAGTTTCTTAAATTAGCTTCTTTTTCTTGAAGGTTTAAGTACTGAATTTCTATGTTTTTTTTCGCCGGCGCATTTTTTTTAATAAATTGCTTAAAATCTTCTTGTCTAATTATTTCCAAATAACCTTCTAAAGTTACCTTATCTTCCATGTTTGCTAATACTTTTACAAGATTACTTAAGTCTTTTGAATATTTAATTTCTGATTTAAACATCCTCACACAATAATCATTAATAGTCATATCTACTATTTCCGCATATTGTTGAGAATGTTCAAATATATATCTTAATTTTGCATCTTCATAATTAAAACTAAAAGTCTTTTTAAATGCTTCAAATTCTTTTTTAGAATAAAGTCTATTTGTTAAAAAATTATTAAGAGAGTATGAGCCATCTTCAAATAAAAAATCAAAATCGTTTTTAAGTTTGCGATTAAGTTCATCAAAATATTTTTGTTTATCTATTATTTTTTCAGCTATTTTACTCACCTTCTTTTAATATATTTTTTATTGATTTTTCTAATCTTTTATCTACATTTTCATCTTCTTTTTCTTTATTAATTATATTTTGTATGTTATATAAAGTTTTTTCATCAGAAGTTATATGATTTAGCATTTCATTATTCGTTATAAATTTTCTTTGTTCTTCTGGTAAAGCTAAGAACCAGTTATAAACATATAATGCACTTTGTAAAATCATAGGATTTTTTGTAACACTTGCCATTTTAACCTCCATTAAATTATAGGCACATCGTCTATAAAACTATTTACTCTTTCCATTAATTGTTTGAAACTTGCTTCTGAATAGTTATTAATATTTAAGTCATAACTAACAAAATCTAAAGTACTTCTTACTTGACTATCAAAGTCTTCAAATTTATTAAATGTATTTAAGTAATCCCTTACTGTTCTTACACGCATATATTTCTTAGAAGTTTCAGGTTCTGTTTTAGAAAGATATTCGATATTCTTTTTAAATATTTCTTTTATTCTATCTGTAGGTACGTTTTTGTGAGCAAATAATATTGCATCATAATAAACTATATTTTCAGGAGTAGGAATTATATATTGATTTCTATCCAAGCTAGTATCATAAGTTTCAGCTTCTATTACTTTTTGACTTGATGATTGATATTTTTTAAATGCTTCTTTTACTGATTTAATTCCTTTTCCATTTAAACCACCAACTGTTTCAGTATAAGTTACTTTAGTAGTAGGAGGCATTTTAAAACCATATAAAGTTAATTGTCCAAAATATTCATAGAATTCTCTGTAATAATTTCCTCTTTGTCCTGGATTAGACGACTTAAATTCATCGCTATTAAATTTAGAATAAATACTATCAAACTTAGATAAGTCTTGAGTTATGTTTTGTAAAGAATCATATATTGTATTTTCAATTATACTTTCTATACTAGATTGTATTTCTTGAGACTCTAATAGTATTTGTTTTTTCATAAATGCGAATTGTAAAGCCATAAGTCTTCTAGTAATACTATCTTCTCCAAGAGTATTTTTGTTAGCAAGTAAATCTTGTATTATAGGATTACTATAAATATTGTTATACTCTTTAACTATTTGGAAATTATCTTTTTCATTAAAAGGTTTTCCTGACCAAACATTATTATAAGTCCAAGGACAATATTGTTTTAACTTTTGATTAGGGTCAAAGAAAAATACACCACAAGCTATTTCACTTGTTTTAGAGATACTAGTAGGTACTTTATTTACAACATATCTATCTCCGAATTTACAAGATGTTATACTATTTAATTGAGTTATATCATCAACACTTGAACCGTGTGGAAACGTTGCATTTTCAAAACCGCTTTTATTTAAGTCTGTCATTATTTGAGCTGGTTTACAAGCAAACAAATCATTAATTCTTTTTGAAATTCTTTGTTGCCATGCACATAAAACTCTTTCTAATAACCCACCTATACATAGTCCACTAAAAACTCTTATCTTTTTAAAACCAAGTAACTTAGGTATATTTGCATTAAATAAACCAATACCAGCACAAAAAGCATATAAATATTGTATGATAGAACGTTTTAAACCAAGTTTATTTCTTGAAGTCCACATACATAAATGTCCAGTTTTATAAGTTCTTTCTTTACAACCATTTCTTTTTGTAGTTATTGTACTATTAACTCCAGTGTATTTAGCAGTTCCATCTTTTGTAAATATTATATCTTTATCTTCTATAGCTTGGTTAGATAAAGGTTTAATTCCTTTTTCTCCACCACCCCAAAGTAATAATGAACTTAATTCTCCATATGGAATATCTTTAAAATTACAAACACCAAGTTCAGATTCTTCACTGTAAAATTGTTTTATCTCTTCTGCAAAATTAAGTTTTTCAACATCAGAGAAAATATCAGTTAAAAATAAATTTTCAACAGGTAATTCTATTAAATATTTTTCTTCTATTGAAATAGGATGTCCTTTGTAATGTCCAAATACATCACCATAATTAATTAAGTTTTCTATTTCTTTAGGATATTTTTCTGCTTTTTCTCTGAATTCTTTTACTCTTTCAGCTATTGTTTTTGGATTAAAATAGTCATTTGGATTAAATTTATTATCTATATCTTTTTCGTATTTAATGTCTCTTTCTTTAACATCATCCCAAATTAAATTAATATCTTTTAAGAACTTATCTAAAAAAGATTCTGGCAATTCTAACCTTAATCCATTATCAGTTATTACTTTATTATTTATTAAATCTAAATATTTAACTTTTTCACCAACTAAATTACTATTGAAAACTATATTTCTATTTGGGTCATAAACATTCCCGTCAAAATCTATACTGTAGCCATTTTCAAAATGCATTTTATCGGGATTGGTAACGCCATTAGCAGTAGTAGGAGTGTAAAGTATTTCATCTACACTCATAGGTAATTCATTTTGTAACAAATCTTTAGCATCTAAAAAAGCTCTTGGATTAACTTTTCCATCTTCATAATACTTAGGAAAATTAGGAATATAACTAGAAAAGAAATTATTTAAGTTTTCTAAATGTTTTAAAAACTCAGAATCAAAAAATGGTTCAGCAGTTATTTCAGTTTCAAGAATGTTATTTTTAACATTCTTTTTTACTAACTCTATTTTCTTTTTTAACTCTTCTGTTTTTTTATGTTGTTCTTCTTCAAATTCTTTTTCTGGTATATATTTATCTTCTTCTTTATCTAATGTATTATCAGCGTAAAGATTCTTATAAACACTATTATTTTTATATCTATTAGTCAAAAAATCCATTAGACAAACTCCTTATTGCTTTTTTTGCTTTTTTAAGATTTCTTTCTTTACCACCATTTGCTACTCCCATTCTTCCTAAATTTACACTTAATGGTCCATTATAAGGTTTTTTATTAGGAGTATTATATTCGTTATTGAAAGTTCCAGCATCTATTTTATAACCTTCATTTTTAAAACTTAAGATAAAGTTACCAGTAGTTCTATCAAATATAGAATCTAGATTTTCTATTAATGCAAAGTTGGCTAACATTAACGCATCTAACTTATGGTCTATACCAGCAAATACAGGTTGGTCTTTATTATCATATCTATCTATTCTATATTCTTTTAATTGTTCTATTAATTGGTTTTTACCAGTTTCTTCTGGTTCAGAAATAATTATTTCTTTCTTTTCAAATCTTTTTTGAATAAAGTTAACCAACATTATTTTCATTCTTTTTGGTATTGTAGACCCAGTCCAAATATCTTCATAAGAATAATTAGATGCGAAGTTAACTCCTTTAAAAATATCTATCTTTCCTTCTTCAAAGAAATGTTTAGATAATATTTCGTTTTGCATAGAACCATGACCTTCATCACAATAAACAAAATCTGCTTGAAAATCATTTTGTAAATTAATTATTGTGTTAACTGTTTCGCTTTGTACATCTTTTATAGTACCATCTGTACTAAATTTATTAATGCTAGAAAAATGCAAAACTTTTAATGGTTTTTCAACATCTAGTGGATTACCGCAATACAAACCTAAAACACATACTTGTCCACCGTTTTTCCAATCGTTATAATCACAGCCTATAGCTATTTCCCATTTTTCAGGATTGATTAATTCACTTCTAGAATAAACATAATTATAGTTTCTAAGACTTTCTTTTATATCTTCTGTTTTGAAAACTTTACTACTTCCTTCAGAGAATTCAGCTTCAACTTCTAATTTATAACCTTCTTCAGTAAGCGAACTTCTTAATTCTGGTTCATCGTTTACAGCAAAATTAGGAAGTATGCTAGAAGGAAAATGAAATTCTTTCCATTTTTCATCTGTCATACACCAATTTCTAAAGTTAGATTCTAACGCTGATGGAGTAGATGCAACAGTAAATGATACGTTTTGGTTATCAAGTTTAAATGCCATTAATACTTGATATGCTTGTTCTGGAATATAAGCTCCTTCGTCTATAAATACTTTATCAGCAGATTGTCCTCTAATACTATTACCATCTGTTGCAGTAGTAAAACCATTAATTGCAGTTCCATTCCATAAAGTTACTTTTTCAGAAGGACTACGTTTTCTCTTATAATCGTTTTTATAAGCACTTGTTTTAGAACTCAATAAAGCTTCTATTCTATCAAATATTTCAGTAATTAATTTTAATGAGTTTGCAACAACTACTATTTTTTTATTAGGATTTAAACAAGCATAATGAAGTATGTCTACACACATTCCTTCAGTATTATGAGTTATTATTCCGTTAGTTAAAAATGTATGTGTCTTTTGTACACTAATACTAACAGTATCTCTAAACCCTACTTTATAAATATGTTTTATTTTTTCTTCATTATAAAACTTATTTCTAAAAATTCCATCAACTTCTATTCTATAATAATTAGGATTAAATTCTACTATTTTATATCTGTTATTTGTCTTTTGTAATAAATAACCTATTGTTTGAACAAAGAATTTATTAGTAAATACTTTTGTTTCAAGTACACCTTCAAGGAAAAATATTGTGTTATTTTTACTAAGTCTAAAAATATTACTACTAAAGTTTTGTTCTTTACCAGCAATCTTACCTAAAGTTTTATAAACTTCATAGTTATCTTCTGTTATATTTCTATATTTAATGTTACTGAAATCTACAGGAACAGTAACTTTATCTCCTATTTTTAAATTTTGAGCTTCTACCCAATCACCTTTTATTAAATAAGGGTGATTAGTAGTAACAGTATCTTCTCTTCCAGATTCAGTAACTATTTTTATACATTCTCTAAAACCATTTTCAACCATACCCCAATTTCTTGTAGGATATATTCTTTTTGTTTTTTCATCATATGTAATTAATAAATCTGTATCTTTTAACTTATAAGCTGGAACCAACCCTCTGTTGCTTGTAGCAATAAGAGTATTTTTTTCAACGCATTTACCTAACCGTCTTCCAAGTCTTTCAACTTTATTTTTTGCTGTACATAACAATATTTCTTTTTGATAATATTGGTAAAAAGAACGTTTAGGATTATAAGGTGTCCAACCTAAAAATTGTTCAGCCCAAAGTAATTTATTGTTCTGGATTTGTAATTCAATTTTATCTTCTTCGCTTAAATTATCTAATTCTTCTTTTGATAAAAAAGCTTCTAATGGAAAAAGTTTACCATCTTCCAATTCTTTTGGAACAGGAGTGCAACTTACTTTAAAACTCCCTTTCTTTTTAACATGTGCTTTCATGCATTTTTTACACATGTCCGATATTTCATAATTCAACGCCATAATAAAACCCCCTTAGCTAGTTTGAATTTTGTCTGCACTTAAATATTCATTATCTAAACGAGACATATCTCTTCTCATATCATTTGAGAAATTTCTATAATATAATTGTTTTTTGTATTCTTCTAAATCATCAGAACTTCTTTGCATATGTGTCTGAATCGAATGCATAGTAGCTTCGTTAGATTCATAAATATCTTTACCTGAGTTTAGTTGATAATCAACTACTGTTTTTGCGAAATTTTGAATAGCATTATCTTGCATATGAGATGCTATTCCACCTATTATTGAACCAGCAATATTTAATCCAAACGCAACTTTACCAGTTCCAACCTGAGTAATTACTTTACCAAAAGAAGTAGAGAAAAACTTTTCAAAAACATTTTTTTTAGTTAATGTTTTAGCTATTTGTTCAGCTTCTTCTTCTGTAACTGTAGCAGATACTTTAAGAGCACTATCTTTTAAACCTTGCATAACTTTTTCTTTTCCGCCACCAAGACCAACAGTATCAATAAGATTCATAAATTTTTTATAAGCTTTCTTTGAGTATTTAGAGACGTCGTCACCATGAGATTTAACAAAACCAGCAACAGTTTCATTATCTTTAGCTCCTTCTTTAAGTAAATTACTTAAAGTTTCATATGCTTCTTCTCTAAAAGTATTTCTAACATCAGCGCTACCTTTAATACTATTTATTAACTTATGAACACTATTTCCTACATTATCAAAATCTTTCGCCGTTGTATTTTTACTATTTATTAACGCTTTTAAATTTGTTTCATTAAAATCAACGAGTTGTTTTTTTCCATCTATTTCTAAAAACATTTTATTGTTAGAAAAATCAGCATCTGTTATTCCTAATGTTTTAAGTTTTCTAACAGCATCATTTACTTTTTTCTTAGACCAGCTTATATTATGTCCAACTATTTCTCCATCTAATTGTAAATTAGCATCATCGACCGCTTTTTTAAAATTTTCAACTTTAGGAATTGTTTCAACGGCCTTCATATTGATTTTTCCATTATCTATTATTTTTTTAGAAGCTGGTACTACAACATCATCGGCAGAGCTTTTAACAGTACCTTCTGCAACTTGTTTATCAAATTTTGTTTGATAGAAAAAATCAGTGTTTTTAAATAATTTACCCATTACTCCATTATCCCAGATTTTAGTAGTTTTATCTGGGAATATGTTTTTAACTATTGGTATTTTATTTAATATTCCTACACCAAATCTGCTACCTAACGCATGTTTGTTTAAATAGTTAATATTTGCATTTGAAGTCATCAAGGCTTTTTCTAAATACAAACTTCCAGATTTTGCTAATCCGTTATTAGCCCAGTTATCCATCATAGGTTGTAAAACAAACATATTTAAAAAACTATCTGTTTTAGAAGATTTATCATAATCATTAAAATTTTCTTGAAAATATTTTTCTTGTTCTGGACTCATATTATTCACCTATATCAAGTTTATCTTTATCATCTAAAACTATTGCATTAGCAATTTCTTCGGTGTTTAAATCAAAACCTTTATTAAAAATTTTATTTTTAAGTTTTTCTTTAATAGTAGATTGACTGATTTCAGATTCAAGTTTTTTATTTTTAGCTTTACTTTCTCTATCTAATATTAAATTCTTTTTAAGTTTTTCTAATAAACCTATTATTTTTTCATAAGCTACAAAGTAGTCACTTACTTTGCTATCATAAGATACTCCGCCTTTAACATATGTTGTTATATCTGTAGCTATACCTAAATTAGCTATTGCAGCTTCAGCTCTTTTTGCCATGTTTTCTAAAGCTATCATATGCCCAACAGATAATTGGTCAGCAAAATCATCTTCTTTTATATCAAGTTCTTTATATAAACCATTAACAAGTTGAATTGTGTTTGCTTTTTCAAAAGGACATTGCTCTCCTTGTCTTAAACTATTAGCTAAAAACAAAGGACATGTTCTAAAGTTAGGACAATTCTTTTCATTCTTTTTAATTGTTTTTATATGTTGTTTATATTTATCCATAGCTATATCTAAAATATCATCATCGTCTTCTTCTTCGTTTACTTCGTTTTGAAAATCTTCTAATGTTTTATTTACATCTATATATTCTATGTTGCATCTAAGAACTTGATTGTTTAAATTATCTTGTTTATGTTTAGATAAAAATTTACTTATTTCATTTTGTAATTTAGGGTCAAGTGTAGAAACATTTTTTAAATCATCTATAGTTATTTCTATTCCGCCCATAATTTCATTAACTTCATCGCGAACTGTTAATTGTTTATTGTCTTTTCCCATAAAACCTCCGTTAGTATAAGAACATATCAATATAGTTTATTACTACTTTGTTTATGTACTTAAAATAATTGCTTAAATCTCTTAATTCTTCTATATCATTATTATTTAATATCATATCTTCATGATATTTAATTATTTTTATTATATTCTCTGTATTGTTTTCAAAGTATCCTTTTTCATAATTATATTTTTCTAAATGAACTTTAATTAAATTATAAAGTAAATCTATATTTTCTAACACAAACTCATTAGTGAAATTAAGTTCATGCAATAAATATAAATAAGGACTATGTTTTATTTTTAATTTATACTCATTTTTAAATATGCTTTTTTTTGATTTTAAACTATGAGTGTGTTTTATAAAATTAGATATATCGAAAACAAAAAGAGTTTTATTTAATTCTAAGTTTTTCATTTTAATTATCTTTTTAGATTTTTTCAACTTGAATCTAAAAGATAAATTTATTTTTTGTTTAACTCTTGAAAGAGTAGCTAAACTAAGTATGTATTCTCTTTCCACTTTTCTTCACCTTAACAAACTTATCAGACTTTATTTTTTTATGAAGTTTAGACAAGTTTTTTCTATATTCATCAGTCGTTTCATCATAAAGATTTAAAAAATCTTGTTTTGGTTTTTTTATTTTCAAACCAGAATGTTTTTCAACTTTATCTTTTATTTTATCATAAAGATTGCTTTTTAAATCTTTAGCCCATATTGTAAATAACAATATATGTTTTTTCTTGCATTGTTCCTTTTTAATTTCATCTCTATATTTTTGTTCTTCATCAGTCTTATGTTGTTTACCTTGAAATTCAAATGCAATCATTAGTTTTGGATAAAATACATCTAACTCTAATGGCATATGAGTAGCTGGATTATATATTCCAGCTTCTCTATAATTAAACTCAACTTCTTCTTGTCCGAAACATTTTTTCAAATATTTTCTAAGAAGTCTTTCGCCAAAACTAAGCATATTAATTATTCCATATAATAAGACTTACATCATCAAGAACAACTTCATCAGAGATTTTTTTTGTAGTGTATGGTTCTGCATCAACATATATCATGAAATCTAAAGGAACACTAAGAATATTAATTATACTTATAATACCATTTTTATCTGATTTATATTTAACTCCATTCATATCTTCAAAATGAATAGTTAATCCTGGATATTTATCAGATTTTAAATTATATTCATTATCTTCCTCTGGTTTAAATTCATATTCTATATTATCTCTAGTTACAACTAATTGTATTTTAACATTTTTAGCTGGAGTTCCTACTGGAGATAATTCTAATCTTTTGTTAACGTGGTCACCATTATATAAATCAATACCATCAAAAAGGTAATCGTTAGTGTCATAACTACCATCCTTGTTTTTCTTACTTAAAATTATTTTGTTTTGCATAGTTGCCTCCATTAGTTTTTAAAATTCTTTTTACTTATCTTAACACAACATAAAAAAAAGAGGAATTTAATCCTCTAGTTTTATCAGTTCGTCTCTTATAACTTGTTTTATTCTTTCTATATTTGTATCTTTGAATTCATTATAATACTTAGCAGTACAGTCTTTTATAAATTCTTCTTGCTCATCTATTGTCCAAGTTAAGAAATCTTTTTTATTATTTACTTTTGCTGTTATTATAGTAAAGTTATATAAGAAATGTTTTACTCTATTTTTAATAGAAAACTGAATAGCGTTTTTTGTAGCTTGAACGCTCTTTATTTTAAAAGGTATTATAGAGACCATTCTTTTATTTCCAGTATTCCAGAATTGAATTACTGTTTTATTTAACTTTTCTATATCTATTCTTAATGAATCTATCTTCTCATCGTCTTTATAAAAATCTATTTTACAAGGAACAAACTCTTTATATATAGTTACAGGAACTTCACTGTAAACAAATCTTTCAATTTCATTATTTAACTTATCTGGTTTTATTTTAATTTTATCAGCTTCTGTACAAGTAAAGTATACGTTAGATTCACTTTCTAAAACAACTTCTCTAGGATTCTTAATATAGAATAAAGATTGATTGTCTGTATTAATATCATCTATTGATACTTTAGGAATTATTTCTTTTGGAATATAATTTACATTTTCAAATTCTATTTCTCCAACTTTATCTTTGTAAATAAATCTATTTAATCCTTCTTCTTTTTTAAATCTAAAACTAATATCTCCATTAGAATGATATTCTGGAATTATAACATGTTTTTTTGTTTCTGTTATATGTACTAAATTAGGTTCTAAGTTTTTGAAGTTTATATTACTTCTATTAATAATTGAAATTGAATTAATTAAATTAAATTTAGTATAACCTTTAGAATATTCTAATCTTTCATTTATATCATTAAATAAGTTTAAATAATAAGTCTTTATTATCTTTTTAAAGTTGAATCTTTTCTTAATTAAACTTAATTTATATGAACCTCTATTAAATAAATTATAATTATTTAATCCTTCTTGTAGATTAATTTTATCAATTAATCCATTTTCGTTTTCTATATCTAAAACATATTCATATCCATTTTCTTTATTTGTAAATATTATATTAGAAGCTTCATTTAAAGATAATATATTTAATTCTTCAAAATTTAATTTTTCTTTATTAACAGATACTGGAATTATATTTAAAAGTTTTCTTTCGTAATAAACTAATTTATTTTCGCTGTTATATATTTCAAGTATTATAAAATCAAACGTTTTTAAATCTTCTTTTAAAACTTTTATTGTTTCGTATTTATGTTCTATGTTTTTTTCTACAAGAAGTTCATTACCATTATATAGTTTTACTTTATAATTATCTAATACATCTGTATTAATATTAATTTCTATTGTATCGGTATATTTAATTGAACTTTTGAAATTTTTATTTTCGTCAAATAAATTAATTTTATTATCAGAGAATAATTCTTGTTTAACTATAATATCCGTGTTCTTAATTTTAAATTCTAATTTTATAGAATTAGGATTAATTGGAGTTGTTATTCCTTTTATTATACATAAATAATTATTTATAATTCCATACTTTAATTTATTTTTTAGTATGTTTTCATATTCGTCGAAAACTCTTATAAACTCTATATCTTTAAAATTATTCAGCTTTAATTCTAAATCAAATGAGTTGTTTTTAATTATATTGTTATTAGAATTTAATATTTTATATTCTTCTATTACGTTGTCATTATAGAAATGAGCCTTAATATTTTTAGAAACAGATTGATAAATATCATTATCATCAACTACGTTTATTTCAAAATCTAGTTCTTCTATAATATTTATATTGTTAGTTCTATTTATTTCTATATAATTATTTTTAGTTATTATATTAAAGTTAGGATTCGAATAGTTTATTGTAATTCTTGAAAATTCATCTTTCTTTATGTATAAATTATAAGAGTTTAATCCAGTTGTTATTTTCGTAGGACATTCAAGTAATAATTCATTTTTCTTCTGTATAGTTATTTCACATATCTTTTCGTTTATTCCTTCATGGATTATTTCATATGTTTTTTTATCGTTCGTTACTTTAAAATTAAAACTAAAACTTCTATTATTAGGCTTTAGTTTTTGATATTTAATTATATCATTACTTTTTGCTATTATATTAGATTCTGTTTCTTTTATTTCTTTTGTTTCATTTATTACTTCAAAATTAATTGTAACATCATCATTTCTTGTAACTATATTATAAACATCATTGTTTTTATAAAAGTTATAGTTTTCTATGTTATTTAAAATAGCTTCAACTTTTTTAAAGTTTTTTTCTATTTTAAATTCTTTCTCTATTTTATTTTGCAACTCATCTTCAAAAATTAATTTGTAATTTTCAAGTCCTTCTTCTATAGGTATTTCAACTTCAAAATTATAAATATCTTTACTTATTCTTTTACATATATAATAATTAAAATTTGCATTTTTATTATTCTTCTTTAACTTAGGAATAAAATAAATGTTTTCTGAATTGTTTTTATTCAGTTCATTATCAAAAAACAAAGAATTTGTTTTTAAAATAAACTTTTCAGTTTTATATGAAACTCCTAATATGTTAAGATTTCCATCAAATATACCAACTTTTTCACTTATTATTTTTTTAGAATCAGCTTTAATTAAAACAGTATTTTCATTTTTAGAAAAAATTAAATTAGATTTATCAAAGTTTAAAATAAGTTTTTTATCTTTATCTAAATCTCCAGATATATTACTATTGTTTACGTATTTCAAAAAACTATAGTCAAAACCATCAACGCCTAAGTCAAATTCAAATAAATCTGTAGCATTACTATTTAGCACTACTTTTATTAGAATTAAATTGTTGAATTCTAAAGTTTGTTGTTCAAGAATGTTAGTTTGTTCTTCTTTTACTTTTAATTCTCCATGATTTTCTAATATATTTTTTTCAAATAATGTTAAATTATTTTTATTTAACCATATATAAAAATGTCTTCTAGAGTCAGAATTTATATATTTAAAACCTGAAGTTACTTTATTCTTATTATTATCAAATAATTCAAACGTTTTTTCTATAGATGGAGTAGTATAATAGTTATTGTATTTTTCTAAATCTATAAATTCCATTCCATCAAATTTAATCTTAGCTAATTTCTTTTCTGATTGAATTAATAATATTTTATTAACAGGATTTATTACTTTTACGTTTTCTCCAACATAAAATAAGTTATCATCTTTTATTTTTCCTTCTATTTTAATAGAATTAATTTTTTGGTCATTCACTAAATAATAATCTTTTAAAGTTATTTCAGGAATTACATTATCTACTTTAACTAAACATTCATTAGAAACTAATTCTTTTTTATCATTTAATAGAAAAAATAGTTTAAATTCTTTAACTGGTATTTCTTGAAATATTTCTTTTAAATTTAAACTAAAACTTCTTTTAGCGTTATTAAAAGTCCCAATATTATTTCCTTCTTTTTGTTTTAAAACGTTTTTTTCTTCATATTGAATTACTGGTTTTAAAGTAGTAACATTTCTATGTTCGTAAAATATAGAAATAGGTTCTTCCAAACTTTTTATTTTGAACTCATTGTTTAAAACAAACAGTGAAGTAAAAGTATTGTTCTTAGTAGTTATTTTATACTTTTTATAATTAGTATTATCAAAATTATCTTTTAAGAAAAAATGTAAATAAGTAAAACCTTTTTTAAACATATCTTGAGATAAAGTATCTTCTAGTTCTGTTAATTTATTATTTGTTATAGGAATATATTCTCCTGGTTCTACTAATTCTTTATGACTTATTTTAAAACTATAACTAAGTATGTTGTTAGAATTAATACTTAAATTAAACTTTATTTTATCTTGTTCTGTTGATTGTAATTCATATATATCATTTAATAAAATAGAGTTTTGTATATCTATATTAAAACTAGTTGGTTTAGTATGTAATACAAAATATAAAGGATTTCTTTTTGTATTTAATACAGTTATTCCACCTTGTTTAAATTCAAAATATATTTTATATTTTGATTCTTCCTCTATTGCATTTTTAAATTCTATATTTTTAAATTCTATTAAATTACTTATTGTTCCATATGCACTATTATTAAAACTGTATTTACCATCTATTTCTTTTTCTATTATAAGTATACAATCATTTATAGGTAAATCAGTTATTTCATCTAAATAAAATTTTAAATTAAAAAAAGTTAAATTTGTTTTAACTGATTTTTGTTCTTCATATATAATATTATTAGTTTCATTATCTTTAAATAGATTAAAATAATATTTTATTTTACTCACCTCTCTTGGTTTTTTATTTTATATCATATAATAAAAATAAAAAAAGAGGAACTTAAGTCCTCTTATCTTATTGTTATTTTTATTATTCCAAACCAATATAATTGAATTGCAATTAAAACAATTTCAAATATTAGAAATATATAAAACCAAGAACTATCGACTTTTTTATATTTGTATGAAGTATACAAAGAAAATAACATAATTATATTTATTGCAATTAAAGCGATATATCCTGAGAACATTATTACCTTGGTTAAAAAAACAGCACTCATTGTTAATTCAAACATAATAAATTCACCTCTAATTTTAATTTAACAAACTTAGTAAAGTATCTAAAGGAGCTTTAGCTACAGTACAAGTAATTTCATTTTTAGGAACTCTAATTTTATGATTGTCAACATCAGTTAATTCATAAGTTACGTTGTTAACTCTATGTATTGAAACAATTAAGTCTTTATCAAATGATTTTCCTGTATCGCTAATATATTTAGCTGGAAAATCTATATCTATATATTTTATAAAAAATGCCGACAGTAAACTTGCAGAAAACAAATCAAGTTTTTCAGCTTCGAAAATTATATTAACTTCTCTTCCTTGAATCTTTTTTCTCATTTCATCTACAGTAGTAACTTCAGTAGTTTTTATTAATTCGTCTATTATTTTTAATAATTTATCTTGGTCTAATATCATATCTTATTCACCCTTGTTTCTCCAAATAATATTTCATGTCCTTCTTGGAATTTCTCAGCATCAAATTTAGATTTTTCTCTTTGATAGTCTATCATTAGATTCTTTAAAAATTCAACATTGGTTATTTCATCAATTAAATCTTGTAATTTTTCAGTATTTACTATTTTCATTTCTATAATATCTATAGAATCTTTAAGTGCATCAGTCAATGCTTCTTTAGATAATTTATCAATAACTTTTTCTGTCATAAAATCTAAATGCTTAAAATCCATTCCAGGAACATGTTTTGCTTTTTTAACTAGACTAAAAACAATATTTCCTTTTAAGTTAGAATATATAATGTTTCTAGCAGCCATTATCTTTTCTAAATTTTGTTTTTCCTTATCTATAACCTTCATTTTTCATCTCCTTTGTTTAGTTTTCTTTCACTTTTTTAGTATACATTATAAAATTAGATTTGTCAAGAAAAATTTTGCAATAAAAAAAGTCGAGCCTCGCGACAAGCTCAACTTCTTAAAAAGGAGTGCATAAATATGAATAATCAAAATTTGAAAGGAGGTGATTTAATTATGCATAGAAATTGTACACTATTAAAAATTAAATTGCAATTTTTGAGAGGCAACGTTTTAAGTTACCTCTCTGTCTATATAAAATAAGGAGGTCTAAAATGTTAAAAATTAATTGTAAAAAAAGACTATTGAAAATTTTTATCTTAAAAGGAGAGTAAAAAAATGAAAAATAAATATTAACTTTTAACAAATTAAATATATCATACAAAAAAATAAGATGCAATTTTTGACAAGGTTAAAAATTTTCTCCGCCGGCGCATTTTTTTATTCAAAAATAATTATTTTGTTTTCTTGTAAACTTTGTTGGATATTAATAACTCTTTGATTTGTACTTCCTCTCCATTTAATATCTAGACTTTTTTGTTCTAATATAAACTTGCCATCTATTAAAACATCACATAACTTTATTAGTTTTAATTTTTGTTCATCTAATAATATTTCTTCAAAAGTGTAACCACTCCAAATCCATATATTAATCCATGGACATTTTTCTTTTACTTTATTTATAAATTCACATAATGGTTCTATATTATCTTTATAAGTAGGGTCTCCTCCTAATAAACTTAAACCACTAACTGTTCCTTTATATTTTGTTAAATAATTTATAATTTCGTTTATTTGAATATCAGTAAATTCTTTTCCATAATTTTTATTCCAAGTTTCTTGGTTAAAACAACCTTTACATGCATGACTACAACCACTTACAAATAAACTTACTCTTATACCTTTTCCATTAATCATATCATTGTATTTAATTCCAGAATAATTCATTTAATTCACCAGTTTTTATTTTTTATATTTTAATTCGTATAATTCTTTTAACATTTCTAATAATAATTCATGGTCTCTATAACAACCACATTTCTTATCAAGTTCTAAAAGTTTTTCAGAGCAATGCTTTATAGAATCTTCTAAATCTTGTTTTGTATATTTCATTTTTTTTACCTCCAGATTTTTAATCTAAAAAGCCAGTAATAATATACTGGCTTTAAATTCCAAGACTACCCCACGATAGTCTAATGTCCATAAGGACTGTTTGCTTAAGCAAATATTATTATATCAAAGAAAACACATATTGTAAACATTTAATTAGTAATATTCCAACAACAAATATTAGAGTAATTATAAGTTCTTCTTTATTATTCATTTTGAATATGTTTTACTCTATTAATTACTTCTTGTTGTTTTCCTTTATTGAATGCACGAGCATTTGGTTGGCTAAGGTAACCGCAACATTTATACCCCAGATTTCTCTGTATTTGTTTAGGGATTAGAGCACACCTTCTACTCTTAGAGTAGTCTATATTATGCTCGTTGAACCTTCTCTTATTTTTTAATAAAAGCTTGGCTGCTGATTATCCATTATTAAGTCGTTAGCACTTTACGTTTGTAAAGCTTTTATTTCAGCATAGACAATCTAAATATTTTTTTCTACTTTCGTAACGTTCACGTTTATACTTTCGTATTGCGTTGTAGTATATTTAGCTTTAGGAGTTTCCAGCATTTTAATAGATTTTGACACTATATCACTATAGTGAAAGAGCTTTTAAGTTAACCCTACGTATTACTGACATTTGAGTGCCATCGTTGTTTCCACAATTAGGACAAGTAAATCCTTCTTTTGTAGCAGTAAATTCTCCTTTATAACCACAGATATGACATTTATCTACAGGTTGATTTATTCCCATATAATGAATACCAACACTCTTTGCATATTTTAATATATCTTTAACAGCATCTAAATTGTTTTTTAAACTATCTGTTTCTATATAACTAATGTGTCCACCAGCTGCTAGTTTATGACCAGGAGCTTCTAATCTTAACTTTTCAAAAGGACTTATATTTATTCTTGAAGAAACATGGAAAGAGTTATCATAGTAACCTTTATCTGTAATTCCTTCAATTGTACCAAATTCTTTTAAGTCTAAACCAGCGAATCTATCGCATAATGACTCACTTGGAGTGCTATAAAGTGCGAATCCTACGCCAGTTGCGAGTTTAAATTCTTGTATTTTGTTGCTTAAATATTCTAATATCTTAAATGTTTTTTTATGAACTTCTTCGTCTTCTGAAAAATCTTTACCATATAACAATTGAGAAACTTCACTTAATCCTATATATCCTATAGAGATAGTTGCATATCCTCCATATAATAAATCTTTAATTGTTTCTCCTGGTTTTTTTTCACAAATAGCTCCATTTTGCCACATAATAGGAGCAACATCAGAAGTTGTTTTAGACATATAGTCTATTCTAAATAAACTATTTTCTTTTGCTAATTCTAACATTCTGTCTAATTCTTTATAGAATCCTTCTTCGTTTCCTTTATTTTTAATAGCTATTCTTGGTAAGTTAATTGTAGTAGCTCCTACATTAAATCTACCAACTACTTTTTCTTTACCATTTTCATCTTTCCAAGGAGACAAGAAGGCTCTACATCCCATAGGATAAACAACAGTTTCGTTTTTTAATTGTTCAGGAGTGATGAAAAGAATGTCAGGATAAATTGATTTAGTCATACACTCAAACGCTAATAACGATATATCGTAATTAGGGTCTTCTTCGTTAAAGTTATGACCTTCACACATTGCATAAACTATTTTAGGAAATATAGCAGTTTCTTTTTTAGGACCAAAACCAGCCATTCTTGTTTTTAAAATATATTTTTGAACTAATCTTCCTTCCCAAGAAGTTTCCGTTCCTATACCTACTGTTGTAAAAGGAGTTTGCACTACTCCAAAAGTGGACTATCTCTTCATCTGCATAAGCAGAGTTGCACGCTTCGATTTAAGGGGGTTTCACCCACTTACGTAGTTTCCTATCATAAGCCCTACTCCTATTGTCTTTTTATTTATACTGTTCAGACCAATGGGATAGTCTCTACACCTTCCTTTTTCAAGGAGTGGCACGGTATTCGGTTAATCTACATAAGACCAAGTATATCCATAAGAAGTTTTATTTTTTCCTTTTATATTTTTTATTATGTTTCCAGAATCTATACTTCTATTTAAATCTTCTTGAATTTCTTTAAAAGAATTATAAATCTTATTTGTTTCATTACATTTTATTCTTCTAGCTCTATTAACAACAGACCTTTCGTTTTCTATTATTTGATTATTTTCGTCTATAAATCTAAATATAAAACCACCTGTTGAATTTCTAGAACCTCTACAAATAGCAGCAATATGACTAAAATTAAGATTTAATTCTTGAGCTGCCAAATTTATACTTTCATAAATTTTATTTGTTTTTAGTTCTATTATTCTTTTAGAGGTTTTGTTTAAAGAGCCTTTTTTTCCAAACATATGATTTTTTTCACCAATTTGAGAATCTGAAATTTTCTTTTTAATACTATCTGGTTGTTTATAATTATTTCCACCAAATTTAATATTATAACCTTTTTCAGATTCAAAACTTTGATAAAAATTAATAAAAAATTCTTCTTTATAATATGCTTGAAATTTAAAATAAGTTTCTTCTAAAATTTCTATTTTAAAATTTTCTTTTCCGAATTCTTTTATTGCTTCTTTTAATAATGAATTCGAAGAACTATTTTCGTAAAAATGTTGATTCATTCTTCTTTTAAAATTTTTTGTTTGTCCTATATAAATTTTTCCATTTTTTAAATTTGTTATTTTATATACTATATACATTTATTATCACCGCATATATTATATTACAAATTTTCGAATTTGTCCATTCACCGTTAGCATGATTTTTCAATCACACACCGTATTTTTACGTTCACGCAACACCTCTTAGAATCACTTCTAAGACGGGCCAAAGTTAACCATTCACAGTTGATAATGAGTTAATTTCATACTCTAATCCTTGCATTGCTTGTTTAACTGATTCTTCTGTCATATCACAAGCATATTTATAAGCTTTAGGATATCTTTTTTGACACTTTTCATTATCATGTTCTATTACTTCTAAATCATATTCTTCTATTCCAGAAATATATTTTAATCCGTTAAGATAATGTTTTCTAAAACTCTTTTTAATATAAGGAACTAACGCTCTATCTAAGTATGGAATTGAACACCCACCAAAAGTATTAGATGAAACAGAAGCTATTATTTGAACTGTATGTCCAACAGCTACTTCTATTGAATTTGGTTCTGACATCAGAGCGTTTCCGATTTTACATCCTCCTTTTAGCATTCTTTCAAGGTCGCAAACCTCACAATTCGTGATTTGGAAAACAAGATAATCTAAATCATGTATATGCATTTCTCCTTTTATATGAGCTTCTGCTAAATGTTTAGGAAGTACTTTATTTAAGTAAAATTCTTTTGAACTTATTCCAGCAAGTAAATCTCTTTGAACCGAAATAGTCTTTGCGTCTTTATTTGCATTTTCATTTAATAAACTAGAGTCATTAGCGTCAACTAGATTTGATATTTTTTTATAAATACTTTGTTCTTTATTTCTTAAATCTTCTTTTAAAGTTCTATAACTTTGATATGCCATAGCTACATCTTTATCAGAAGAGCTCATTAGTTTTTTTACAACTAAATCTTGTATTTCTTCTACTGGTAAATCTTTATTTATTTCTTCTATTTGATGTGATATTTTTTTTATTAATTCTATATTGGGTTCTTTAGGTAGAGATTTATATGCAGCACTGATTGCTCTCTCTATTTTTTCTTTATCGAAATTCATAATTGTTCCGTTACGTTTATATACTTTTTTCATAAAATCATGTCCTTTCTAGTTAATAAAAGGCTACTTTCCTGAACTTCAGAAAAATAGCCGTGTTGTGTTGTTTTTTACTTTAATAAATTATAACATTTTAGAGGAAAATTTCAAGTTAAACATCTTTAAAAATTCGTTCGAGTTTTTCAACAATTTCTTTTGAAAGATTAGTTTTAAACTCATTTATTTTTTTAGTTTTAGGCTTGATTATTTTTATTTTTCTCAATTCTCCTTGTTTGACTTTTATAGACATATTTTTAATCCTCTTTTATATTACACAATTCTTTGAAATAAGGAATTGTTAAACACCATTTACAGAATTCTCTCCATTCAGTTAATTTATGTTCTTTTCTTTGATTGTACATGTTTCTTAAAGACATCATAGAACAAGTTACTCTTGCCGTTAATAAAACTCCAGTAGGAGTACTATGTAATAATTGTAAGTATTTTTCTTTTGTAGGTTCAGCAAGATATTCTTTTCTAATAGTATCCCATAATTCTATTATTCTTGGGTCTGTATCTTTAGAAAACTGATTAACATCAAAACTTGCGATTTTATGAGCTGTTGAAGAACTTGATATAATAGGTGAAAAAACATATCTCTCCCATTCAGTCCACATTTTTACTGGAATAGTAATATCAAAATTAACCATTACTCCTTTTAAAAAATTGTTTTCTCCAGCTCCTATTGGATGATTACAAAGTCTTTTCATTCTGTTTTTTAATTTCTCATCGTTTTCTGTATAATCAATAATAGGTCTCATTGGAAAACCACTAGCTATTAAACTAGATTTTAAATCATACATTTTAGCATTAGATATAAAACTATCAATGCCTTGTAATTCATAATAATCTTTTAATTCCATTATTCATCATCTCCTTATTTATCGTAATCTCCGATTTCTTCAGTGTATTGACTTTTAATTAGTTGTCTTAAAACTTCTGTTCTAGTCAATCCATTCTTTTCTGCAATGAAAGTTAACCAATCTATTACATCTTTTTCTATTCTAAAAGTAATAGTAGTAAACTTATCTTCTTTCACTGGTTTTTTTAATTTCATATTATCACTTCCTTTTATTTGTTATAATACAATTATAAACTATAAAGTGTAAAAAGTCAAGAAAAATTTTAATAAAAATAAAAAAAAAGACTAGAAATTAATCTAATCTAAGGAAAAGATGTATATGTTTTTTTGGCAACGAGTTTTGGGTTCTAACCAAAATCTTTCAGTTTTGGAGACTGATGTTTTAACAATTAAACTAACTCGTTATATGGAGTGCATTATTGGAATTTCACCAATGTAACTTGTTTTGCGGACAAGCTCCTAAATACTCGGACAAACGCACGTAATGGCGATAGGTACAAGGCTCGAACTTGTAAATCCCGAAGGACGACAGTTTAGCAAACTGTTTGCTTACCAATTAGCATAACCTATCATTTGGCAGAGAGTTAGGGACTATTCAAACCCAACCCATTTATATCCATAAGCTGTAATTCTTTTACCCAAACATACTCTTAATATGTTATCTATTGACCTTTTATCTTTATTTATGAATAATAAAATATCATCATATTTGTAAAAGTCTTTTACTAAATTATCATTTTTATCATAACAAGATATTTTAGTATATTTACGTTGTGATATTTTTTCTGATTTAGGATTATACTTTATATAGTCAATATTATTTTTTATAAAATATTCTTTTATTGTTTTTTTATCTATATGAAATATTTTAGATAAACCCAATAATGTATAGTTTTGATTTTTATTAATATAAGATATTAGTTCAATCCATACTTCGTCATCTATTAATTTTTTACCATCTCCACCGTAGTTCCCATTATATCCGTTATGATATGAATTATATTTATTTATATAAAATTTTTCTAACTCAGAAGCAGAATCGTTGTTATCTGCATTGTCTAAATTTTCTATATAAAAATTTTGATATCCAAATTTAATCATATCATTATAAAGTTTTCTATGTGGAAATTTTACAGAATCGTTTATATGAGTTTTGAATCTTTCTTCTATACTTTTACTTGTTTTACCAACATAAACTTTATCATTTATTTTATTTTTAATAATATAAATACTATACATATTATCACCAACTAATTAATTTTTATTAAAAAGATAAAATCTAAACATTACTTTTATTTAATGGTCAGTGAGAAAGGAATTGAACCTTTGGCTTCTTGTTCCCAAAACAAGTGTTCTACCTACTGAACTACTCACTGATATATTGGCGGACGTACGGGAAATCGAATCCCGATTAACCGATAGACAGTCGGTTGTAATAACCATTATACCATACGTCCATGGCTGGGAGTGAGGAATTCGAATCCTCGGCATTTTGATTAACAGTCAAACGCTCTACCACTGAGCTAACCCCCAATATTGTGCTTTTACTAGGACGGCGTATGTTCTCTTCCGTTTATTCCTTTGTGCAAAAGCCACTTGTAAGATTGAAACCTATAACGAACATACAAGGAAATAGGCTTTGATTGAACTTCTTCTTACTTAAGTTTTGTATAGACATTATAAACTATTTATTTTAAAATGTCAAGAAAATTTTTGAAATCTATAAAACTATAATATTTTTCATTAATTTCAAGAATTGGAGCTGATAAGATTCTTGCTTTTGAACCAACAATCATAAGCTCTTTTTCTTTTTTAATTTCTTCAAACTCAATTCCTTTATTTGTTAAAATATTTTTTAGTTCATTACAATTAGAGCAATTTTCTTTTGAATATACTTTTATCATACTAACACATCCTTTGGCAATTTATCTTGTAATCTTTTTAATTCTTTTGCTTTTTTTATAAATTCTTTAACATCAATTATTACATCACGACCTTTTTTAAAGTCTGAATTTTGTTCTTTAGTTAAAGGAACGTATTTATGAATTATATCACATAGTTTAGAATTAATCTTTTCAAGATGTTCTTTAGCTACATAAAAAGAATCTTTATCATCTTTCATTTTATTTGAATCTAATAAAGTATAAACTTCATGAAATAACATATAGTTTTCGCTTAAATCATCATAACTAAAAGTACAAAGATTTCTATCCAGTAATAATAACAAGAAGAATGCTCCAGCACTAATTATAGGACCACATATATTAATATTTATTTTTACTCCTAGTTGTTTTAATTGTTTAAATCTATTAATCATCATAAACATTAAATGAACATCTCCACCTTCAGAGTTAAAATCAATATTTAAAAACACATCTTCTCCATCTTGAGATAACATTATTATCTCATCGAATTGAGCTTCTACTTCATCCCAACCTAATCCTGTTTTAGCTTCTTCAGGTAAATTAGTTTCAAATGAAAAATACATCATATTAATATTTCTTAGTAACATTAAATCACTCCTTTTTTTAAGATAATTATATTATATACTAATAAAAGTGTTTTGTAAATAAAAAAAATAAAAAAGATTGGATTATTTATCCAATCTAATACTAAACACGTGTATATCTTTATCACACACTACTCCAAATAATTGACTAACATAACTCTCTGGAATATTAAGTCCTCTACTTGCATATTCATCTGCTCCAACTAAACTAGCATTACGAGCATACTTATCAGTAATAAGAGTACTATGTATATGTCCTAATACTACATAGTCTATATATTCGCGTCTTTCATTAAATATTTTAAGTTTAAGTTTACTGATTTCATTATCAATATTACTTTGATTTATTTTATCTCCGTGTATTGCTAATATGTTAAAATTATCATTTATTTTTAACACGTTTTCAAAAAGATTAGAACCATTAATATTAAAAGTAACTTCTGGTATTTTTTCAAAATAAACTTTTAACATTTCGTATATCATAAAATCAATAGAGTTTTTAGCTTCACTATTTATATTAGTATGAAAATCACGAGAATCAAATCTACTTTCATTTCCTACTACTCCACTAATATATATGTTATTTATATCAAATCTGAACGATTCTATAAATTCTCTAATTAAATGATAACAATAAACACCAGATTCTATTTCTACAAATTGAGCACTACTCTTCATATCACGTCTATGTTGTGCATGAATAAAATCTCCAAGAAGTATTATGTGAACATTCTTAATTCCATACAGCTTTATATACTTACAAACATTCACACTTAAACGAGTTAATCTAGTTCTTGCTTCTTCAAAATCAAAACGATTACCATCTAATCCTACTGTCTTACCTATATGCCAATCACTAAGAACAAGAAAACCAACATTAGCTTTTCCACTATTAGCTAATACCTTTTCTTCCTCTCTTTCTGTTTCAGCAAAATCTATCCATACTTCTTCTCTACTGCCTCTTATTAATTCATTAATGCTTTCTTTCCACGAACGCATTTCTTCTTCCGCTCTAAACTCATTTCTTTCTATTGCACGCAATGCAGTGTTTTCATCACGTAATCTCTGTACTGTTTTCTTTAATCTTTTATACTCTTTAGTAATATAATCTGTTCCAGACAACACACGTTCTTCTATTTCACGTTCTTTTTCTTTTTTCCATTTCTCTATCTCTTCACTACTTAATATTCTATAACCCTTATGCCATTCCTGGTATCTTCCTTTCTTTCCTTTTAGCAAAGGATTAGTATATCTTAATAGTCTCTCTGTTATCCCAACACCTTTACAAAAATCACTAAGACTATTTACTTCATATTTACTTCCATCATTCTTTTCTACTACATACTTACTCATATACACCTCACTACGTATTCATCATCACCTAATGTATTAAAAAAACCATTTTTACTTTCCTTGTTTCCACTATTACAACGTTCATTATAATATTGAGTATTAACACTAATTACTTCTTTACTTCTATCAAAAGGGTGAAATAAATGTAATAAGACTCTATCGTATACTACATTACTTCCACCGTATTCCAACCAACGAAAATCAAATTCAAAATCTTCAAGTCCCCAACCTATAAATCCTTCATCAAAACCATTATACTCAATAAAATCTTTTTTATAACAAGCAAATAATCCAGGAAATCTTCTAGGTGTTTGTTTAAGTAATATATCCAATATCCTACTCTTCATCTTATACTCTTCATCTTCACCAGCCACTTCACACGCAGAATTATAATCAAGACTAACAACCTTCTTACTAGTCTCCTCAGATAAATAACAATATAAAAAACAAATCTTACTCTTCTCTGCTCTCTTATCATAAACACTCTGTGTAAAATCATCAGGTACTATAAAATCCTGGTCAAGAAATATAAGAAAATCTCCAAGACTTTCACGTACTCCATTGTTTCTATTCCTACTAAGTCTAAATCCCAAATCAGCCTGACTCACTACAGTAATATCACTATACCCATTCTCATTAAGCCATTCAATAAGACCAGTACTGCCATCATCACACAGTATTATTTCATACTCAACATTACACTGTTGTCTTTTAATACAATCCAATGTAACTCGTAATCCTTCAAACCGATTATAAACACTAATTAAAACACTAATCATCATTTCACCTCAAATATAAGTATACAAAATAAAACACCAAAAGTCAACCAAAAAAATGCGCCAGCGGAAAAAATCTACTTATATTTTTTTAACTCATATCAAAACACCCCCAAGACATCTCAAATTAGTTCGAGGTACCGGGTATTCACTTAGCCAACGTGTGAATCAATTCAGTTCTATAGTAAAAACTTTACCTAGTCAATGTGTGAACAGAAAACAAGTTTTGCTATAAAATTTTCACCAAGTCAATGTGTGAACCTACCTTCAATAATCAACCCCCTACTTCTCTCAACGAATTTCGAGGTACCCGGGTGTTTATTATATGATTCATATAAGTCATTTCTATTATATATAATACAATATTAAACTCTTGCTTCTTCGAAGTAAAAATAAAATAAAAAGAGGTTGAGAGCTCCTTCGAAAAGCTCATAAGGAGGAAATATGTTAAGAGAATTAATCGGTAAAGTGTTTGGAATTTGGGAAGTTGTTAAGTTGTTTGAAGGTAGAAAAGTTGTAGAACTAGTAATAGTTCCAACAATAAACCTACTAATAGATGAATTAACAATAAACCTTTTTGATGACTCAGATGAAGTAGTTGTTATTTGTGAGTTCCTAGAATGGAAGAAATACACTTTTAACAAAGACAATTTCGATATTTATGAAATAATTAATTATATTATTTCAGAAATAGAGAAGGAAAGAGAGGTGATAGAACAAGAGTTCATTAAGAGTTTTAAAGGACTCAAATAATAAAAATATAGCTCATTTCTAGTTTAACTAGAGATGGGCTATTATTTTTTATTTTGTTTTTTATTTCAAGCCTTTTCTATTATATATATTTATAATATAAGCAAACATTCACCAAACAAGCCACATCTATTATTTATATACATATAAGCTCTTGTCTCTTCGATGGTCAAAGACCACAAACAATCAAGGTGGTTTCTTCCACCACTTCGAGAAAAGCGAAGGCAAGTTGGGTAAAGCCAATAAAAACAGGAGGAAAAAATGGCAAGAAGAGAAATGAGTTATGATGTAGTTTTATGTGAAGTTGGTAGCTTTGTAAGAAATAACAAGTTTTTATTAAACAAAGTTGAAAGCTTAGTTAAAAGAATGGAAGTAAATCCAAATTGGGATGTAATAGGTTGCATCGCATATGAGATAACTTTTAATTTTAACTACAAAAACGCAACTAAAACTCAAATCAAAAAATCTATATTGAAGGCTATTAGAAACATAATAGCAATTGATATGGAAATGCAACATTATAAGGAAGTAACAGAAGAGGAACTTCATGACGCAGTGTATGAAGAATTTCCATTCTAAAAGTAATTAGAGTCTAGGAGAAATCCTGGACTCTTTTTATTTTTTCTTATACTACATTAAAGTCATATCTAATATATATAAATATATAATAAGCTCTTGTTTTCGCGAAATAAAAATTAGGAGGTTTAAAATATGGAAGAATTAAGAGAAGTTTTTATTATTTTAATAGCTGGAATAATAAAAATAATTAGAAAGGAAATCAGATACAGAATGAAGAATTGTATCTGCTTCTATGTGACAGAAGCAGAAATAGCGATTCTGTATGATTTCTATGTATTAAAAGGATTAAGTTTTAAACTTAATCTTATATTAGTTACTTGGTATTTAGCTAAAGATTTTATTCATGATTTAGCTGAATTGAAAAGAGCAACAAAGAAAAAAAGACATCAGAAGTAATTCTGGTGTCTCTTTTTTTTATTATTATGTTTAATTAAAGCCACTCCTTTTATATATATTTATAATTAAAGCTCTTGCACCTTTGAAACAAAAAAAGAGCTAATCTCAAAATCACACTAGCTCTTCATTCATTCAAACTCCTTCACACTTCACTCTCTATAAAATAATAAAGGAGGTGATAACGTGAAACATATTAAATTAAAATTCAATCCTGTGGTTCGTATTGAAAGCAATCACAGTTGCGAATACTTAATTGATTTAAAAAGTTATATATACTTATTAGAAAATCGTTTTGATTCTTTTGATTTGTGTTTATAATAAACCAATTAATTTAATTTAAGAGTTTCTCTTACACTAATAATATTATAGTTGTTTTTAAGTTGTTTGTCAACTATAAAAAACAAACAACAAAAAATATTAGAGTTAGAGTTCTCAAGAAAAACTCAGAGGAGAAAAAAATGAAAAATACAGTAAAAAATTCGGCAAATATGGGTAAAGATAATAAAGTGGTATTTTTGTCTAACTATTATGTTAGCGAAAATAAAGAAGATGGAGACGAATATAAACTATTCGTAAATCTATCTAAATTTGCTAAATTGTTATCTAGAAGTAATGGTATAATTTCTTCTGCTAAATTCACATCGTTTTCAAAACAAAGTGAATTTAATGGTAAAAACAAATTGTTTATTTACTTCTGTGCAGAAAATATTGAATGGGTTGAACACCCAGCTTTATTTTCTGAAGAAGTAAAAAGTAATCCATTTAGTGGAAAAACTTTCATAGGAGTAGATTTGCTTCTACAGAAAGTTAATATCTATACTGGAGGAAAAATAAGAGAAATAAATTTCAAGGAGTTTAAAGATGTGTTATCACATCATAAACTAATTGAAGTTTATTTAACAAAGGAGGTGATACTTGGAAAAGGATATGGCAGAACCATATTTAATTTCCTAACAAAGTAAATGTTAGAGCTTACTCTTAATTGAGTAGGCTCTTTTATTTTTTCTCCGCCGGCGCATTTAAGCCTTTTCTATTTTATATATCTATATAACAAGCTCTTTCATTTTCGACACATTTGCATTAAATAAAAAAATTTAAAGGAGGTGATGTCAAATGTTGTCAGTTAATAAATTAAATCAAAAATCAAGAAAGAACGGAGGTATAGAAGTTATTTGTGAACTATCAAATGGAATAGTTCAAAGAAGTCTATTTAAATATCAAGGAGAAAACGTTTTCTTCTTGATATTCAATCAAAAAATAGTATTAAAACAAGATTATTTCGAAAGTGAAGAAGGAAAGGAATTCCTTTATTCATTGGCTAAAAAGGAATTGCAAGAATTGGAATAAAAATATTGAGTCTAGATTCTTATGAGTCTAGGCTCATTATTTTTTTATATTTTGTTCTATTCAAGCCTTTTCTAATATTTATAAATATAATTAAAGCTCTTGCTTTTTCGATGGTCACAGACCAAATAAAACGGGAGTTGCACTTGACTTCCATAAGAGCAATAAGTGCAGCTAGTTTAACTAGCAAAAATAGGAGGAACAATGAAAAGTATTAATGTAGTTGTAGGTTTAGGAACAGAAATAGCAAAGGAACTTGATAATAAAGTTTCTGTAATGTTAACAAGACTGGAGCTTGCTTGCAAGAATCACGAGCAAGAAATCTGGAAACGTGTTAAATCAACAGTTATAGCTATTCTTTTGAAAAGTGCAGTTGAATCTTTAACAGATAATACAATTGTTAACGCTATAGCAGATACAGTTGTAATGTATAATATCTTCAAAGATGTTATGTTAGTTAAAAAGATTCTGAATGAGGCAGAATCTTTTGATGAGAATAAGATAAAGGCTGAAATTGAAAGATTGTCAGCTATAGAGTTTGACTTAGAGTTCTGATAAAAATGAGTCTGGGAGAAATCCTGGACTCATTTTTTTATTTTATCATTTCTTTAAAGCCTCTTCTAATTATTATATAGATATAATAAACTCTTGTATCGTCGAAACAAAAAAAGAGCTAATTCAAATCAAACTAGCTCTTCAAATAATCAACCTCACTCAATTCACTCACCATATTATTATAAAAGGAGGTGATATCATGAACATAAACTCTTATTATATATTAGTTTCTATGTATAACGGCGCTCATGTTGTTATGCTAAAAGAAGAATATGAATATCTTAAAAGAAATCATTTTGATTCTTTTGATATAGTTCTTTAAAAGTAACTAATAAATAATTATGAGTATTTGTTCTCATACACTAATTTATTATAGCATTGATAAGTTAATCTTGTCAATGCTATTTTTATTTTCTCTGTTGTTTCATACAAGCCTTTTCTAATTTATATATAAAAATAAACATCCGGCCGAAAAACCAAGACAAGCGACGCCGTGGCTTGTTACTTGTTTCTCAGCCAGCAACGCAAAAAAGCTTTGCATTGCTTAGCCCAAAACAGAAAAAGAACCTAAACTCTTGTTCCTTTGATACAAATCAAAGGGGTTCTGACTTATCCCCTCTAGAGCAAAAGTCTGTTAAATAAAGGAGGAAAATTATGAAATCATTAGGTGTAGTAGGTGGAGTGGCACAAGAAGTTGTGCAAGGATTGGATAGAGAATTAGCATCTGAAATAGCTAAGGTTTACTTAGCTGTTAAAGAGGACAAAGAGATTTTAATTAAGAGACTAAAGTCTCTTGCATTCAGTGTAGGTTTAAAAGCAGTTGCCAGTCAGTTGACTGACAACAGCATCGTGGATACAATTACAGATATCCACGTTTGTTATAATCTTTTTAAGCTTGCAATGCAAGCTAACAAGACTTGGAAGAAAAGCCAAGGATACGACAACGATGTCGTATCCAAAGAAGTTGAGAGACTTAATGCATTAGAATTTGAACTAGACTTTTAAGTCTAGTTCAAGTTCTGAATAAGATGAGCTAAGCTTAATAGGCTTAGCTCTTTTTATTTTTTTCTTAATAACAAGAGTTTAAAAACAAAAAACAAAAAAAGAATTAAACTCTTGTATTTTTGATAAAAATAAAGGGGTTTCTCATATACCTCTATAGAGCAAGTATGAGTTAATTTAAGGGAGGTTTTTATGTTTTTAGGTTATTCAGTAGTTGTAGAGTTAAAAGGTTTAAAAGCAATGTGGTTTTCAGCATCTAATCTTGTAGAGGCTGAAAAAATAGCTTCAAGTTATGAAGAGCTTGGAGCTTACACACAAATAGTTAAAGAGTTCTAGCTTTAAAGTCCTGGGTAAGACTATAAACTACCCAAATTTATATTTTTTTTAAAGGAGGCGAACGCAAATGAGTTTCAAAGTTGTGGTTGTTGAAAATGGTAAAAATAAAGTTACTAATAATTGTTCTTTAGAAACAGCCAAAGAACTTATTCACTTTTTTGATAGCATAGGCTATGACGCTTATGCTGTTCCTGAATTATAATTTTTAGACCTAGATAAGTCTTTAAACTGTCTAAACTTTTAAAATAAAGGTAGTTAGCCCTATACTACCAAATTTAAGAGCAAATAGGGTTTTGAAAGAGGAGGAAAAAATGGCTAAATATGATATTAACTGAAATACTTGCAAATTAGATGAAAACGGGATTTTTGTGCTTAAATGTGCACAAGAAATAAACGCTGGTTTTACCAGCACTGGTGACTTTTTAAGTCCTAAGTGGCATAGTGAATTAAAACTCCACGACAAACAACGTGGAATTAATAAGTTCCACGCTAAATATGAAAAGAAAGTTAGAGAGGAGCTTAAAAAGATTATCTCTAAATTCGATAAAAAGGTAAACTCAATTTATTGGGTTTCACCTAATACAGATAATAAAATTAAGTCTCCATATTTAGGGAGAATTTACAGTTTTGCAAGAGATGATCATGGAAAGTTCTATGATTGTCTATTAGCAGACAATATGAGTTATAAAAAATTCTATAAACTTTTAAGAGAGATGATGAGTAATTCTCATCGTCTTCTTGAAGTTAAAGATGATTATTTTGAGGATGAAATAAATATAATATTTCTTCCTCAAGGATATAAAACTATTAAGGGTGGTTTCATCATCCTTAATGACAACTCAGTATTCAATTATAATGAATGCTATTGGTTCTGGGGTGATGAGGCTAAAATCCTCCTAGAACAATTAAATAAAGGCTACCGTTACGACGGTTGCCAAGAATTTTTGAACGACTTTATTTATGATGAACAAGATTATGAATAAAGTCATTTAGTCCTGAGCAAGACTTAAAAAGGCTCAACTAAAAAATTATAAAAGAGGTTGCCTTATACCTCTTCGAAGAAAATAAGATTTTATAATTTTAGGAGGTTTATTATGAGAAAAGAAAGAGTTGAAAGAATAATGAAGACTGTAGTACCTGAACTTTTAAAAGAGTTCACTACTGAAAATTATACTAGAACTCCTGGGGTAAACTCAGGAGCTTATGGTTTTAACCTTTGGGATAGAAAAAAATCTATTCAAGGAAAGTCTTTTGAAGACAGGTTCCTTGAAAACTTGGAAGTTGAACTTAACAAAATTGAAGACCACTACCCATTGTTAGAAAGAATTGTTGTTGCTTACAATAATTCTTTACTTAAAGATTAATTGTTTTAGAACTATAAGGATTTAAATTACTCTTATAGTTCTTTTTTTATTTTAAAAGGAGGAATAAAATGAATATAAAAAAAGTTATTTTTGAAAGAATAAAAGAATACGGTGTTGTCTTAGATGACAACACAGAGCTAACTTATAAAAACGGTAAAGAACTGTTCCATAAGAATTTTGATGATATAAACTTTTATGGTGTAGCCAATGACAAACTTCTAAACTATATTCAGTTTAGAAACTGGCAACACACAGGAGAATTTTTAACAAAAGGTTTAAAACCTATTAAGAATTTTTTAAATGGACTTTTTCCTTATCCATATCTTTATAAGGTATGGATGGAAGAAGATGATGAAGATTAGTTTTTTTGGAAGTTGCTAGGTTAATTCCTAGTAGCTTCCTCTTTTTTTCCCAGGGAACCATAGCTAGGTTCCCTCTTACCCTCCACGCTTAGTTAATCCCTTAGTTCCTTCTTAACTTCTACTAGTTTAAAACAGTAGGTTCTTTTATCTTTCTTCTTGGGAACCAAATGCTTAGTTTCCCCGTCCCTCCTTGCTGAGTTGTTTCTTTCCTCTTAGCCTTCCCTTAGTTGCATCTCTCTTCTTTTCTTCTTAAGAACCTATGGTTCCTAAAACCTCCTTTACCTTGGTGAAACCATTGCATAGGTTTCCCCCTTCCCCTTCCACGCTGAGTTTGCTTCTTATGTTCTTCTATGCCTCTATTAGCTTCTACTAAAAAACCCTGAGTTAACATTAAAGCATTCTCCAGGGTTTGCTAATTAAAAAAAGACCTGTTTTCATTAAAGCACAAACAGCAAACACAAAACAGAAAAAACATCAAACTCTTGTTTTGCTAGATTAATATGAGTGATATAATTATATGGCTCACTTGTTTAAAACGCGTTAAACGAGCTCTCAGAGCTTCGCCTTTTTGAGTGGCGATAATATGTGTTGTTGAGATATATGATTTTAGCTTAGAATATTTTGTTTACTCTTATGTGTTTAGTTAAGTTATATGCTTAGTAGTATAGATATGTGTAAAATATTTTCTCTATAGTATAGTCTAAGAAAACTAGTTTTTATAAACTATGTTTTTTATGGTTAGGATAGTATAGGGTGTTATTTTATTTTGATACTACACTGGGGGTTAAACTAGTACGACTATGCATAAAATCGCGTGTTAATTTTTTTGGTATTTTTAGCATAGGTGTTATTTTATTTTTTAGCATATACACCTTGTTAGTATGTTTATCTAGCTTAAAATAAGCTTAACTCCAGAACTTATCTTGCGTTGTGCTAGTTTTGCTTGTATTATATGCTTAATAGGCTTAATTAGTTTGATTATCAAAGTAATGATTTTAGAGGTTGAGTTCAGTCTCTTTTATAAGTCTTGGTTTTAACTCAAAATTAATTTTTCTTTTAATACCAAGGATTTATATTTTTTGAACTTTGTACTCCAACGGGGGTAAAAAGTGACACCCATCTCTTATCAGAGATAAAAAAGTCATTAGTTTGATACTCAAAGTAATAATTAGTTTTTCCTTTAGTATCAATGGTTTGTGTATTTTTTTGGTTTTTACTAGTTTTAACTTTTTCGCTGGCGGAGAAAAGTGTCTCTTTGACACCCAGTTCAGATAGAAATGTGTTTTAACTTAAACAAGTCTTGATTGGTGATAAAACAAAGCAAAGTCTGATGAGTTCTAGCTTTGAATTAATTTCTGTATTTTTAAGTGTCGTTTTGACCCCCAGTAAAGTATAAAAGTATTTGTATTATGCTTTGACTTAAAAACAGAAAACAGTAAACAAAGAGCCTAAAACTCTTGCTTTGCTAGTGTTTTTGTTAAAACTGGTGTTATGTTTTACCCCAGTCTAGAGTTAAAAGGAGGATGTTATGAAATTTAAATCTTGTGAAGTAATCGAGTGTGCTATGTTTGAGGATAAAGACTTATGCGAGTTATATGTTGAAAAGCAGAAAACTTGCGACTTTGACTTGTTTGGTTTGTTGTGTAGTGAATTAGAGTTCAACATAAGAGCCGGTGCTGTTAAAAGCAATATGGCTGAGGCTATCGGCTTTACTTGGATTTATCTAAGTATGGAAATGTGGGACTTTGATGTATACAACGTGTAGTGCTGAAATATTGGGAGGTTTAAGAGGTATGAAATTGAGTGAGATGATTGACAATAGCAGAAAGAAAAATGCTAAATATGATGAGGTTGAAGTTGCTGGGTATTACAATGCCTGGTTTTACGGTGCTTTGAACTTAAAGGCCGTAAAAGAGGGCACTGGTATTGGAGGTAGTTTTGCTAACTGGTTGCTTGAAATGGCCAGAATTGCGGGAGTTGATATGGTTCAAGCCCGTATTCTTGGAAATAAGATACAACAGTTAGCTCTTGATAGTAAACACGACGGAGCTGGTGTGATGTCAGACGCGTTGTGGTATAAGATTTGTCAGTTGAAAAAATTCAAGGGTAGTCCAATACAGCTAGAAATGGCTATTTGTGACATCTTGAATGATGTGAATGAAGTTGTAGTTCCTGAAAACGATTGGGAATAAAGGGATTTTTCATATGGCCTAAAAGATGTCCATTTATGTACTATTATGGAGCATAAGTGGACGATTATAGGCTGTTTGATTATGTTTTAATATGTGATATATGATATGGGAGGTAATGTTTATGTTATATGCGAAATACAATAAAGGTTTAAATAAATTATTTAGTTTTTATGGAAAGTTAGCTAGATTTAAGAAAGTTAGAACTAGCGAGTTTCTTAAAATGATTGATGATAGAGATAAAGATTATATTATGTCTGTTATTGATTTATCTGAAGATTGGGTTACTGGAGATATAATAGTTAATAAGAAAGAAATGAAAGACTATTATGGATTTGATAATTTATTATATAAAATTGGATATAGTGAAGACAATGATAAAAGTTTTGGTAATAAAAGAGTGTTTTATCATTGTAGTAGCGAAATAGTTAAAAAATATAATAGTGCTGTTCTTAGAAAAAATATGGAAATACATTCTAGAGAAGACGCTGAATATTTAGAAGAATTAAAAGCTAAAAAACTTGCTGAAAAAGAAAGACAAGAAGATAAAGAATGGATTTCTTGGCAAAAAGATTTATATTTTAAAGATTAATTTTGTTTTAAAACAGAAAACAAGGGTATTTTTAAACTCTTGTTTTTCTGTTATGTTTGATATTATTTAAATAAAAAGGAGAGTGTTTTTATATGAAAAACTTATTTAAGACTGAAGAGTTAATGGCTATGGGGTTTATTAAGAGAATATTAAGAGAAGATAAAGCATTACTTGGAAGAGTAATGGTTTTATCTGAAAGAAAGTCTTTTATCAGAGGAGTGAGAGCTCTGATTGCTTGTGTATATGCTAGTAATAGTGATGTTAGAGACGTTAAAGAGTTTTTTGAAACAGCTCTTTATTGTCGTGAGGAGGCTGTTAAGAATGAGTATAAGATTTGATAACTTTGTTATGGTGTTTTGTAAGAGTAGCAAAGAGAGAAATGTGGTATTTATTAATATCTATTTTAAAAGTATTCGGGATAAAAGCTACTATATGATTGATGACCTATGTAAGTTGTTGTGCAATGTAGGTTATGATTGTGAAATTGGTTTTTATCAGGGACATAAGCTCTTGCATATAATATTCAAAGAGAAAGAGAAATTGGAGTTGTCTTTGAGTAAATACGCTTATAACTATTACTATAAAACTGTTGCTGGTGAAATAAAGGACTTACTGTTAGAGTATCTCTATGGAGAATACTTTAATGTTGCTTTATTTGATTGTTTTGATAGTGCTTGGCTTTTGTCTTTAAATGTATCATATAGTTTATTAGATTTTTCTGAGACTATGCATAATGATACATATCAAGGAAGTGTGTTTTATAGGCGTAGAGAGAAGTATGAAGTGAAAGCATTGCTTCGTAAGTCTCTTGCTATAGCAAAAGTTAAGAGAAGAGGTAAAACTCTTAAGATTTTTAATAATGCTATTAATAATCCATATATAATGTGGATAGATATTGATATGTATATGGATTGTGTTGTAGAAGTATGTAAAGAACTTAATATTGATTATGTATTAGCTTAAGTTCTTTTTTTATTATGTTTAATTTTTTGAGGAGGTTGTATATATGTCTAATAATGTTAATGTTTTGAATGATGTTCAAGTGGAACTTTTGAAGAGTTGTGTAAAAGTGGCTAGATTGAGAAAGGCTCACAAGGGATATAGATTTCTTGGTGAGGGAGAACTTTATAAGAAATTCAGTAAGGAACTTAGAATTCTTGCACATCCAGTATGTATTACTGGAGTTAATCGTGACTTTGATATGGCTAAAGAAACAGAGTTTTCTTATAGTCCTGTTGAAATGACTGAAGAAGAATTAGAGTTATTGAAAGGAGAACTTGCTGAAGATACACTTGGTGAAGATGACAAAGATAAATTGTTATCTAGAAAAGTGGTTAGCAAAGCTCAGGTTGATATGTTTAAGAGTGAATTTGAAATGGCTGTATCTGAATATAACTTAGAAGTAGAGGAAATGACTTTACTTCAAAGAGTTAGTGGTACAAAACTATTAGTTAAATTCTCTTCAAATGAAGAGTTGTGTTCTTTCAGTATGGAGTTACCATTTATTGATAAAGTTCTTTCTTGTAAAGTAAATGGTAATCTTTATAGTATGGCTTATATGCCATTAAACCTTATTGAGTATGCTAATGGTACTGATGAGGTTTTAAAGCTAGTGCATCCATACCAATTCTTAATTAAACAAGGATTGATGACTAGTGCTAAGAAAAGTTACTCTAAAGACTTCTTTATTGGTATGATGAAAAGAAGTCAAGGCGGTTTAATTAAGGCAGTTCAATCTAACATAACACGTACTCTTCGTAATGCTAAAGAATATAGCTGGAGTGAAGTGAACAAAACTCCAATTATGTGGGTTGATAGTAATAAAAGTGAAGTAGGTAAGTTCTTATTAGAAAATAACATTCAAATGGACTTATCTTATGCTGAACTTGTATCAGTACACGGAATTAAGGGTATTGATATTATAACTGGTTCTACTAGTGCTCCAGGAAAAAGATGTAAGGTTGCTAAGAACTATTACATCAGAAAGAATAATGGTGTATTCGAAATGGTAAAGAACGAAAGTTCTACTGAAGAAATCTTTGATGTAGCTAATGTTATTAAATCTAGTATTTACCCTTGTTTCATAAAAACAAGTGCTAAACGTGATAACAGTGCAACAATTAAAGATACTTGTGATTTAGTTAGCCCATTTCAATATAAAAAGAGATTTACTGTTAAAGGGTAAGTCTCTTGGTTTGTTTGGTTTGTTGTGTTTTATATTTTAAATGTGTTAATATTTGAGGAGGTATTGCATATGAATTCAAACTTTTTATTTCAGGACTTAAGATTTGGAAAAGGAGGGTTGTTAGCTTCTGAATGTAATAAACTTAAGTTGAAAGCTTCAGAGAACTGGAGTGAATTTGATGTTAACATCTTAAAGAGTTTTCCACAAGGAGAACTTTCTAAGTTGCAAGAAAAATTCTTGCTTAGCAAGAGATGTTTAAAAATTGTTAACCACGAGGGAGAGACTAGTATAATAGCTGTCCCACACGGTGAAATCAGCTTTTCGCGTAAGTTATGTGAATTAGCTGGATTGTATTATGACTTGGTTAAACTAGAAGATGAAAAAGCTAAAGAAAAAGCTTTTGAAAATTTCTACACTAAATTGTATATCTTAAGATTGGACATCGCTAAAAGATTGTTCTCTAAGAGATTTTCTAAGAAATTCCTATTTCACTTTGAGGGAATTTCTGGAGTTGCTTTAACTCACTCACGTGGCATTGATGAAATATTAGTACCAGAATGGAGTGGGTTAAAGATAGGGGATTACGTTATGGTAACACGTGACCCTATACAAAATATTGTGGTAGTGTTGAAAGTAGTGGGATTTACTCCTAATCAAATAAGAGTAAGTCCTGATATGCTTGACAGATATCTAGCTGGTGATTGTGACGGTGATAAAATACAAATCATAAAACTAGAAGATATCTATTCTAAGAACAGTAAGTACTTTACTAGAACTTATGAAGAGTTCTATGATGAATGTATGAAGTTAATCCCTGGTGATAGCTTCGGATTTACTGAAATGCTTAATGAAAACATATAAACAGAAAGACAGGAGCTTTAAACTCTTGTTTTTCTGAAAGGAGAATAGATTATGTATAGATTATATGTGGAAGATATTTGCCTTTGTATTGGTAGTCTTGCTGATTGCGACAAGTATATCAGAAAGAATATGTGTACTGGTTATTATTTAGTTAAAGAAAAAGGAGATGATATTATGAGAAAGCAAGTACAAAAATTTTGGAAGTTAGATTGGGAACAAGAAGATAAAATGGAAAGCCTAATGATACTTGGTTATTTAACATTTGAAGATTATAAAACACAAAGCACTGTTTATTACGATGTCAACAATGACTGTATTCCTGTAAATGAAAACATAATTAAAAATGGTGCTAGAAATCTATCTGGAGATTACTTTTATGGTACAAAAGAGCAGTTTACAAGATTTTTAAATTATAAATTATAGTTTTGTTTAGACCCAGACAAGTCTATAAACTGTCTTTTTTGCTTATTTTATATTTTTGTTTAATTTAAAAAAGGAGAGTGTTATTTATGAGAATGGTAAGAATGCACGACGGAGTTGTGCTTATTGAGGCTTGTAATCAAAAAGAAAAAGAAGTATTAGCTGAATTAATATTTAGTGGATTTTTTAAAGGAATTGATTTTGCACTTATTGAATATCATTTTATGTTAAAACCTATTGTAGATATAGAAGTTATTGAAAAATGGTTAGTTGAACAATTAGGTTATGAAGTTGAACCACTATTTGAGTTCTAGTTTGTATTGTTTTAGAACAGTTTTTATTTCGTTTTTGGCGTGATTTTCTCCGCCGGCGGAATAAATTCTGTTTTCCATTGGTATTAAAGAAAAAATATTTTTGTTAATTTTATGTTTTTTAAGGCTAAACTCTTGTTTTATTGTTAAAAATGGTTTTAGCCTTATTTTATTGTGTATTATATTTATTATAGTATGTTATCAGAACATACTGATTAAAAAAGGAGTGATGTTTTATGAAATACGGTTTATATGTAACTGAATGTAACATTTGGACTAATGATGACCTTTACTTTATCGGGACATATGATGAATGCTATGCATATGCTGAAAAATGGCATCATCTTGGTTATTGTTACATTGAGCCACTAGAAGATTAATTTCTTTTAGTGGTTGTATGTTTATATTGTTATTGTTACTAATTATTTAAATAAAAAGAGGAGAGTGTTATATATGACTTTAACAGATAAATTAAATCAAGTGGTAATTCCTTCATTAGTTGTAAAATGTGACTTATGGGGGGTAGAACTTGAGCAATATGGTATCTACCCTAACGCAGTTGATAGCTTTGTAGTATCTAATGGATTTATTAATAAGAGTGAAACTCTTGTTGATAATGAAACTAACGAACTAAGAGTAGCTTCTCTTGGTTCTAAAATGATTGGAAGTTATAGAGATAAAGGCTCTATAACTGGAATAGTGGAAGATAGATACACAATTATGTGTGCTATGGTATTTGATGTTGAAAGTGAAAAAGACAATTTCACTAAGTTCTTAAGAAGTATCAGAACTAAACATAAAGTATTTGGAAATAAAGCTGGTGACAAATGGCAAGTTTGTTTTGAGCCAGATGTTATAGCTGGTACTTCTTGTTCAAGAGATAATGTTAATGCTCTGTTAATCGACGGATTAATGGAGTTAGATTGCATTATTGAAGATAAAGAAATCTCTTTAACTGTTGAAGAAATTGCTAAGTTAAAAATAGAAGACTTAGCAGAAACTAGAAAGAGAGATTGGGAATTGTTTATCATAGATAATGAAACTGGTGAAAAAGTGCATAGCTTTGGAGAACATTTGGTAATATTCGAGTACTTTTTCTGGCAACCAATGCACGATAATAATGGGTATATAAAGCCAAAAACAATTAACTGTTTGTATCACCAAGCAGTTGACGGGTTCCAGATTTATATGCCTTCAGTTTACGAGGCTATCCAAAACAGTGTTGATTATAATAGTGTTAAGGAAGATATGTTATGCTTAGGTGTTGACTTCTTCAAGGATTATCAAGCTGATAGATTTTCTAAAGAAGAGATTGAGGCTTTTCTTAATCCTGAAAGTGCTGATTGGAATTAATTTGTTTAAAATATAAAGGAGAGTGTTTGTATGAATAATAATATAAAACTTTATGCTGTAGTTAATGGATTTGAAAGTAGAATATTTGACAACTGGGACGATTGTTCTAATTTTGTCAAAGGAAAATCTGGAATTAAATATAAGAAATTTGCTTCTGAGCAAGAGGCAAATGCTTGGATAATTGAAAATATAACTGTTAAAACTAACTTTGAAGAAGTTGCAAAAAAAGTTAATGACCCAAGTGTTATATACTTTGACGCTGGTACTGGCAGAGGTATCGGTGTTGAAGTAAGAGTTACTGATAGTTTAGGTAATAGCTTAATTAATAAGATTGCTAGTAATAGTAGTTTTATTGATTTATGTAACAGATATGGTTTTATCGTTAATGACTTTGGTAATGTACAACTACCAAAGAATTTCACTAACAACTACGGTGAGGCATTAGGTTGTATATTAGCTTATAAAATAGCTAAATTAATGCCAGAAGTAAAGACTATACTTGGTGATAGCGAACTTGTCATCAAGTATTGGAGTAATGGAACTATTAAAGTTAAGAATGAAAATACTGTAAAGATGTTGAAGTTCTTAACTGATTTAAGAGCTAGTAGTGATTTAGAATTAAAATGGATACCAGGTTCAGCTAATATGGCTGATTTAGGTTTCCATAAGGACTAATTTATATTTTATATTATTTTAAATTAAAAAGGAGTGATAATATGAGTAAGAAAAAATTAAGAAGAGCAATGAAAAATTTAAGAGATATTTTAGTAGATTTAGATGTTCCTAGTGCTTTGGATTATAAGGATATGAATAGTTATCAATTAATGAAAAACAAAGATACACTTTTATACAATTTAGATAACTATTTGTTAGATTTAGACCTAAGTGGAGTTACACTTAGTAACAAGCAAATAATTGATATAAACTATGCACTGGACGGAGTTGATAAATATGTCTCTTAGAGGAATTATGTATGTTTTATTTGGTATTCTTGCTTGGGGTGTTTTAACAGCACCACAAGTTACTTTCCTACCAGCAGTTGTAGTAGGAATAATTATATATATTATTTTTAAACTATTAGGAGGTGACAAAGAATGAAAGATACTGGTTGTCTATCTTTTCTAATACTATTAGCTATTGTATGTTTTCTAATTCAACAATTTGGATTAGGAACTGTATTACTTGGTATATTTTTATTATGCTTGGTTTGTTAAGGGGAGGTTTATGCTTTTAGACAAGTTTGGCTTATTCTTAGTTTTAGTTTGGCTTAGTTGTGTTATTTCTCATTTTGCTTAGGAGTGTGATTATATGAAAAAACTTGATATTTTTGGTTTTGCTTGTATTTTCTTATTCTGTTCTTATTCTATATTGATTTACTTAGTTTAGAGGAGGGTTTATCCCTTCTCTCTTTTTTTTTTACCTACTCACTCACTCACTTTTCTCTCTGTTCACTTAACTTACACTTAGTTCACTCTTAGTTCTTCTATTTTTTTTAAAACAAATAGTAGTCTTTCTTCTCCTTCGCCCTTGGCATACGTCGAAGAAAGCTTTGTTTCGTCTCACGTTTCTTTTCTCCCTTCGCCTTTGGCATCCAGTCGGAAACGTTCGACAGCTTCGTGCTTATCTTCGCTCCGTCTTTGACATCCGCTTCAGGCACTCAGCATTGGAACGCTCTATGAATATTTATTCTTTTTTCTTTTTTTATTTTTTTGTTTTTTTAGTTTTTAAAAAAAATAATTAAATAAATAAAGCACAAGTTCTCCCAATTCTTGTGATGAAAGAATAAATAGAATTATACGTGCGTGCGTATAATAAGATGCTTTACTGAAACTAGGGGGTAACCTTAGTAACATTAAAGCACACGTAATTGGGTGCGTTGATTTACGATAAGGCGATGTCGTATAATAAAAGCAGTCGCCGTTGACCGAAGTGGGTTCTTGCTGTCTGTCCCCATATACAGACAGTAGCTTTCTGAATTTTGGTTATTATTTATTTTATTGATATAGAGAAAGGTAGGTGTTTTAATGGCAAAGAAGTTAACAGCAGGAAATTTATTAGGTGCATTAGGAAGTAAAACTCTTGATGACGCTAGTAAGTTAGGTGCAAAGGTTGTAGTTGCAACCACAAAGACTCTTAAGGATTTGAAAACTGAGACCAAGTTAGCAATAACTGGTGTAGGTTTGAGTATTGCAAGCAATATGTTAGATTTGGACAATCCAGCTGGAGCTGTCGGACTTGGAGCTGTCGGTTTAGACGCTTGGGTAGGCAAAGCTGGTGAACTAATGACTTATGGTGCTGGAGCATCGGCACTATATAAGTTTGGAAAGAATCTAGCCAAAGAATTAGAGAAAGATTATTCTGATGAAGAATTAATTGCAGAACTTGGCATAGGAGACTATGTTGAGGATGAAGAAGATGAAACTGAAGAATAATTAGTGTTATTAGTATTTTAAGGTGCATAGACACCTTGGTAGAACTGTACCGTTTGGATTATATTAAATTAAATTAAAATTAAAAAAAGGATAAGGTGATTTTAGTATGGAAAAAAAAATATTTGGTGTTAATTACAAGGAATATAATGGAACTGTAAATATGATAAACAGAATTTTAGCAAGTGGTAATACAGCAAGTGCTAAACAATATGAAGATAAATTAGTTGAAATGACAAAAGATTTTGGGGTTATGGACCCTAAAATGGTTGCTAGACTTAATTATTTAAGAACATCTAAGCAAACTGATTCTGAAGAATTTGCTGAGTTAGTTACTTTAGAAAAAAATGCTTATGTTACATTTTATCAAAATATGGGTTCTAAAGTTAAAGATTATATTAAAGGTATAATCGGAGACGGAAAGACACTTAAGTTAAATAGAAGAGAAAAAGTTAGAACTTTATATAACGGTACTAAAGTTTCTCAACCTTGGAACGGAAGTCAATTGATGAGTGGTATTAGATTTTTCGAATACCCAGTTGTTGACTATTCTGAAGAAGATATCAAAGCATATTTAGACGGTGAAAGAAAGACTATAATGTCTTCTAATTCTTGTGTTGCAGTGGTTGTTTCTACTGAAGAAAATGAAATTACTCTTGAACCATTAGTTAGAGTAAGATTCTTTAGTTTATGCTATGATGCAGTTGATAAGAAGTTCAACACACACGAATGGCTTGTAACATTCGATGTGATTCCAGCTCCTAGCAAAGAACAAGTAGAAAATGCTGATGCAGATATTGAAACAGCATTAGAAGATTGGGCATAATAAATAAGGGTACAGGTGTTTTTACATCTGTACCCAATTTTTATTCTAATTGTACCCTTAATTCCCTCACTCTCAAATTAAGGGTACGTGGAAATTTCTTCTTCCACATAATTAGAACCGATGTGAGTTTACCTCCTCATCTCACGTCGGTTCAACCTCCTCTTAAAGGTACGATTAGAATAAAAATGTTTGTTTTTATTGTTATATGTTTAAGTTAGCCCACCTCCTCTGGCTTAAACTAGGGTATACTATAAGCACCTCCTCTTATGGTATACCCGATACCTCCTTAAATATATAATTATAGAAACAAAAAAAATAACAAAAAATAAAAACTTGAAAGGAAAGTGATTTTAATGAAGAAAATGTTATTCATTGATGAAATTGAAAAAAATAGTTTTGAGGAATGTCTTGAGTTACAGGACAGATTCCTGATAAATGATAAAGAAGACATTTTCTTCTTTAGAATTGCAAAAATCTCCGACGGTAGATTTATTCTTAAAGTCTACCAAGAAGATTTAAGATGATATTAGCCCTAGCTTGACTACTATTTCTACCTCCTTTGGAATAGTAGTCGAGCTAGATTTTTTTTTAAGGCACCCCTTTTCTATTTAGAAAAGCGATTGGTGCACGTGGGATAGGAGTATTTGTTTTTTTAAAAATTATACACATTCACACAAGCACAAATGCTGGAAAGGAAAAAGGGTGAATAAATGAGTTATTTTGAAAAATTAAAAGATAAAGATGCTGAAAAGTTAAAAATATTATTAGGTGAATTTAAAACTTGGCTAAGTATTAATTGCAAAATAGAAAACAATAATATTTTTAAATACGGTATAAACACTGAGTTTGAAGATAAAATAATTTATTATTTTGGAAAAAAGAAAGTTACTTTTTTAGCTGAAAGTAAAAGTAAGCGTACAACTTTCACTAAAGTAATGGATTACGCTACAGCAGTTAATAAAATAAAACCTTTATTATTTAAAGTATTTATTAGATTGAAAGGCTTTAAGAGTGCCAATTTAGACAACAGATTAAGAACATTTAGTTTTGCTATAACTAAAAATAAAAATGTATTTCCAAATGCTTATAAATATGTCTTAGATTTAAAAACTGGTAAATTTATTTTTTTATTAAATCCAAAATATGCTGAAACATATGGACAGTTAATGAAAGAATATTTTAAAAACAAGTTCAAAGAATTTGCAAATGAAGAATTAGAATATGTATACAATGGACGTTTAGATTCTATGGTTATATTTAAAAATAAAGATATAGTTATAATGAATACGCCTTATTCAAAAAAAATTATATCTATTCATAAAAACATTAAAGCACAGAATATAAGAAATGTTTACAGAGAAATAATAGAAAATAAAAAAAGTATTGTTGATATAGGTATACACCTTAAAGATGCGGTATATATGAGAACTGAAGAAAAATATTATTTCTTTTTTAAAGATAAAATTTATAAAAAAAGTACTAAAGAATTATCTAATGTAAGAGTATTTAAAAATGGAATAAACTTTGATTACTATGATGGTACTAATTGTTTTTATGATTTTAAAAAAGAAAAAGAGTTTTTATTATCCTAAATTTATCAAATACTTCTGGCGCGCTGGATTTCTGGTCACCTTCTTGCTCTATCTGATCTTAACCGCTAGTTTGTTTATCTAATACTGAAAAGAGGCTGGGACAAAAGTCCTAGCCTCTCAATTA